GCTCCCTCCAGTTTTGGCGTGCCCCCCCCCCACACTACCGGGTTTGCTCCCCCCACGAACTGGGGCCTATGATCACTGTTCGTGAGGGGTCCGGCGTGTAGATATTCTTGACACACCGTAGAAATACCTTCATCTCGGCGGGCGGCGTATGAGGTCGATACGGTGACGGACATGGTCAGTGATGCGCAGGATGAGGAGTTCTCGCTGTGGGTGGAGACGACGCTCGACGAGCAGACTCGCCGGTACGTGCCGACCTTGCGTCTGGGTTCTGAGCAGATCCAGCTGACGGTGCAGCTGGCGATTGGCTGGGCTCGGGACGTTCTCGACGCTGCGCACGCCGCCGCCTACGACGCCGCGGTATTTCATCAGCTGCACAAGGTGATCGACATGCCGCTGGAACTCGTGGGGGTGGTCATCACCGATTTGCGTGCCGACCGGCCGGGCCGGCGCACCCTGGACGTCCTGCCGCAGGTGGATTTGGTGCCGGGAGTGTCCTCACGTACGGGTGAGCCGTTCCTGCACCTGCGTTGGCATGGTGAGGTGGTCGGTCAGTGGACAGTGGCGGACGCCCGTCAGCACGCCCTGCATCTGCTGGAGACGGTGCAGGTTGCCGACCTCGACTCGGCCTACCTGCGCATGTTGATGGATCACGTGGATCTCGACCTGAGTCGCGCCAGTCAGGTCGTGCACGACCTCAGTAAGCATCGCCCTCCCGACGGCAGTGATGTCGGCGTCGGCGTCAAGCCGAAACGATGAGCACGGACGACCGTTTCAAGCGTGCGCTGCACCGGGTGGAACGCGCGTGGGGTGAGGCCGGGGCCGCCATCGGCCGGTTTGACGTGGACACCGACCCGCGGGTGCGCGCGGCGTATGCCGCCGGGTTGCGCAGGGCGCTGGACATTCTGATCGAGGAGGATGCTCCGGTGAAGGAGCGGGCCGCGGCCGACCAGCTGACGCGGCGGGTGATGCACCGGATCGGGGTGGCCCAGGCCGGCGAATGGCAGTGCCCACGCGAGAGCACACCCACGGTGGCGTGCGTGGCCCGGCACGGTGTCCTGGCGGTGCTCGACGAGGGTTCGTGCGCCGGTTGCGGCCAGCTGCCGTCCGTGCTGCTGGCCGCCGAGAAGGCCAAGGGCCACGAGAGCGCCAAGGGCCATGGACCTGCGGAACGGTAGTGCAGGAGTCCGCGTAACGGTAGCGTTCAACGCTTGTCGATGGTTCGGGCCGCGAGTGTTGTTGGAGTGGAGGGACGTGCCGTGAGTGCCTTCTGGAACGCCCAGCGCACCGCGCATCAGGATCAATGCCGGGCCGCGGAGCAGGAAAGCTTCCGACTGGTCGGGCACATGGCCGCCATGCTGAACGCGCCCGTCATCAGGGCGGAGGAGCGCGGCGCCGGCAGGCAGGTCAGTCAGCGTTGGATGAGCGTGGTTGAGGCGCTCGTCTTCGAGAACAAGATGCACTACTGTCCGCATGTCCTCGGTGGCCCAGTGGCAGCGATGGTCGCGTTCTGGAAGCCGAACGAGATGGTCTGCATCGCCTGTTTCGCCCAGGCCGAGCGCCTCGACGAGGAGGCTGACCGCACCTGCGACGAATGCGGCTTCGTCGACCCGGCCGGCGTGTACCAGCAGGTCGTCAACTTCGGGATGTTCACCATTGTCGGTGGACTCTGCGACGCCTGCCAGGCGCGGGACAAGGCGTCACTGCGTGACTGACCCCTGCAGAACCGGCCCGTGGCGAGTGCCAGAGGGGCCGACCGTGTTGATGTTCACCCTAGACGTGTCGATGTTCACCCTAAACAGGAGGGGGCCGGATGAAGTGGTTCGGACCGCGAGTAGGACTGGAATGGGTGATGGGCCTGCCGGACGGGCGCACGCCGGCGGGCGAATCCTGCTTGTACTGCCAGGAGCAGATTGTCCACGGTGACGCCGGGGTGCATCTGTCGCATGTGCGCGCGGGTGACGACGGGCGGTGGATCCAAGAACCGGCGGTAGCGCACTTTGCGTGCCAGCTGCGCCAGATGGTCGGATCCGTCGCTCACCTGCGCCGGCGATGCTCGTGCTACGTGCCCGGCGGCAATGAGCATGATGATCCGGCGTTGAGCATGCGGGAGAACGCGCTCGCCGCGGCCGCGGTGTTCCTGCAGGACGCCCAGCTGATTGATCACGGGGAGCTGGGCCTTCGGCTGCGCCGGGCGCGGGTGGCTGCCCAGGTGCCCCGACGCGAGGCGTGCAAGATGATTGGCGTCTCGCCGTCGACGTACGCACGCATCGAGGCCGGTGAACGACCGTTGAAGGGCGACGAGCTGGTGCTGCTCGCCGACCGGTTCGGCGTTCGCGCCGATGTGATCACCGGCACCCTGTCGTCGTACGACGATGCGCACGACGATGACGATGTACACGACGATGCGGACTCTGGCATGGCGCCGGCCACAGACGACCCAGCTGCAGACGACCTGGACGAGGACGCGCCGCTGTTCCCGGCCGACTTCGGGAAGCCCGTGTCCAAAGAGGCTTCCGACGAGGCGTTCGCCCGTCTTCAGGAGAGGGGGCGTGCTGGGTACTTCGACTACCTGCTCGACTACGAGCGGGAGGAGAAGGCCCGACGTCGAGCGGCGATCGCTGAGTTGGCCAAGGACATCGACGAGGACACGCCGCCGGACGAGGTGATCCAGACTCGCTGAGCGGTTCGGCTCGCGAACTGGCACAATCAGGACGGTAGGTCGGCCGGTGACAAGGGATCCAGGGGATCTCTTCCCGTAGGGAGAGCGGGATAGCCGGCCACTTTGGGGCACGTTCGAGCGACATGGCCGGGCACTTGGGGCAAGATGCCAGCATGCAGACCAACGGTGCTGGCCGTAACAGCAGTAAGACGCGGGCTGCGGCCGACGTGTTCGACGACCCGAAGTTTCAGGCGTACTGCGCGCACGTGAAGGCCGATCTGGTCCCCAAGCTGCAAGGCTGCGAAGCGGCGGTACACCTGGTGCCCGTCGGCGACACGGACGTGAAGTTCGCCGTCGAACTGGGCTTCGCAATCATGCTGAACAAGCCGATCATCGCGGTTCTGCGACCAGGCGCAACGCTGCCGGACAAACTACGCCTCGTCACCGACGAGATCGTGCATATGCCCGTTCATGGCGACAATGCATCGCTTGCAGACGAGGTGATCGCCGCCCTCACGCGGATCCGTGACGCGCGCCAGTCTCCCGCATCGTCCTGACGGACCTGGGCTGAGCAGCTGCGGGAGAGCATCAAGGCGGCCATTGGAGCCGGATCCGGTCGGCATCGAACACTGGCCCCTCGACGCAGGAGCGGACCATCCGGGCCACTCCGTCGTCGCCGATCGCCGGCAACACGCACGTCATGCAGACCCCTATTCCACAGGCCATCGACTCCTCGACCGCCACTTGGCAAACGGCACCCGCGGCAGCTGCCTGGGCGGCGACGGCGGCCAGCATCGGCATCGGGCCGCAGGCGTACACCGTCCGAGCGCCAGTGGCTAGTGCTTGCGGCAGGGCGGCGGTGACGCGGCCGGCGATGCCCTCCGAGCCGTCATCGGTCGTGATGTATACGCCGGTCAGCGACGTTCCGGTCGCTGCGCGGGCGGCGTCAACCCCGCACAGCCGGTCAGCGGTCGCGGCGCCGAGCGCAAGATCGACCCGGTGGCCGGCGGCGGCAAGTTTCTCGGCCAGCCAGAGCAGCGGCGCCGCACCGTACCCGCCGCCGACGAGCAGCGCATGACCCGCGGGCTTCCCGGTGCTTGTGGGCAGGGTGAATGGCTGCCCGAGTGGTCCGACGACGTCGAGAACGTCATCGGGTCGAACGTTCGCCAGCCACCGGGTGCCGCGGCCGGCGATGGCGAACACCACTTGCACGGTGCCGTGAGTGGGATCCACGCGGTGCAGCGAGAGCGCCCGGCGTAGCAGCATCGAGGTGTCCGGGCCGCCGACCGCGACCGCCACGAACTGTCCCGGACGGGCGTGCGCGGCAATGTGCGGGGCGTGCACCGTCAGCCTGTGGTACACCCCCGCGGGCTCCAGCGAGACCACGGGGGCGGCCAGCTGGCGTGGTGGGCCAGGCAGCTCGGCGGGTACGCGCATCTTTGCATCCTGGCAGCGGCAACCGACGGTCGGACGTATGGTTTGAGCGTGAAGGAGAAGGCGCCGGTCTGCTCAGGCAGTGGTGGGAAGCAGAGCGTCGACGGTGAGATCGCGATCGATGGCGCCTGGCGTCCGGCCTGGTCCCATGCCGACTACAAGACCTGCGTCGTGTGCGGCCAGCAGGTGCGTTTTCGGGCGCGCGGAGTCGACCGGCCGCCGTGGGCGCGGGTGCTGCCGCACCGTACCGACGGCACGCCCTGCCGATGGCCCACGGCGGCCGAGGCACAGGCCATGAAGCCGTGATCACCGACGGTCCGATGCTCATGGTGGGCGAGATGCCACCCTTCTTCCGCGGCTCCGCGGCCGAGGGTGCGGAAAGCATCATGAGCGAGCCGTAACGCCCCTGGAGCCGGAGAGACCGGCGTCCCACGGGCGGGAGGCTTCATGTCCCGCACCGTTCATCATGTCCCCTACGTGCACCGCCAGCCCGGCGTCCTCGGCTGGCACGTCACCGGCCTCGGCCGTGTTCAGGACCGGTACCCGGTCTGCGGCTGGCCGCATCCGCACAGCGCCGGCGCCTGTCCCGGCCGTCGTGGTCCGCGCATCAGCGCCTACAGCTGGCACACTCTTCGCGATCTGCGCTACGCCGCCGGCCCGGTGGACCCAGGTCGGCGGCCGATGCCGCGGGAGCACACCCACCGGTTCGCCGCCTACGTGCACGGCCGCGCCGAGAACCTGCGGTCCCTGCGCGAGCACGCCCGTCACGCCACGGCCGCCGACCGGGCCGCGACCCGTACCGCGTTGACGATGGCCAGGCGTGCGGCCAACAGCGGCGGCGACGTCGACCTGGTGTTACAGGTGGCGCGGCGCAGTGCCAGCTGGTCACTGGATCGCGACTGGTGACGGGCCGGACGCACGACAGCCCCGCGCGGGGCGGGGCTGAGGGCACGGCGGCTGGTTCTCTGCGACGAGAACGGCTGCAGGCCCAGTATGTCATGGATCGCGGTACTGTTCAGCCGTGGACGAGACCGTGGAGATCCTCGCCGATTCCGATCTGATGCAGGTGTTGCGCGACAGCCAGGTCGACGTCGAGACTGGGCGGCTGGTCCCCGCCGCGGAGGTGTTGGCAGCAGTATCGTCGTGGTATTCCGGCGTGAGGCGTGTGGTGGTTCTGACGGCCAGCGTTCGTCGTCAACTCGATAGGTTGCCGCGTTCGGCGGCGATAGCAGTCCTGGAATTTGCAACCGGGCCGTTGTGTCACGAACCATATAAGCTTGGCGCGCTGTTGGCTTTGGACCTCACGGGTTATTGCGTGGCGCGGTTCGATGGCTACTGCGTGGTTTACGCCGTAGACAGTGAGATGATCACTATCTACGGCGTCGCCGACCTCATGCATCCCTTATCGCGGAGCCAGTAGCAACACCCGGTGTGCGCGAAGCCGTTGCATCGCCGCAGCGCGTACCGGTTCCCATGCCAGTCCCCCGAGCCCGCAGCCGGGCGCCGGTACGACCAGCGTCTCGTACGGGTTCACCGCGCACCAGGCAGCGGCCGCGGTGAGCAGTTCGTGCACCAGTGGCATGCGTGCCGGGTGGCGCCAGTCGTTCTTGGTCGGCGCCAGTAGCAGCCGGTGGTCGTGCACGATGATGCGGGTGTTCCCGTTCCTGAGCGCATTCCCGTAGCGGCCCGGCAGGTCCGGGTAGCGGCGCGCGGCGTCACCGGCGAGGCCCGCGCCCATCACCGCCTGCCCGTTGCGGCGCCGGCAAGTGTTCGTGGGCACGACCAGCCAGCAGCCGAGGTCGTGCAACGCCCATGCGTCGGTGCCTGCCGGCATCTGCACCAGGCCACCCGAAGTCTTCACCCCCAGCAGTCTGCCCGCTCTGCCCTGATCTGCTGTTGTCAAATGCCGGCTAACGCGTCCGCAGGGGCCGCGTTAGCCGGTATTTGACAACTTGCGTCAACGACCGTTGAGTGGAGGCGCTAGCGAGCAGGTGGAGACGACGTGCCAGGCGGTGCGCCCTGGGCTGGCGACCGGACATCGCGTGCGTCTCGCTGCCGGCGTCGGGAGCGCGGTCGTTCGCGGCGTCGTCGAGGGCGTTGTAGTACGCCGCTTGCAGCGTGTCGATCTCGTGGAAGGCCAGCGCACGGTCGAGCAGACTCATCCCGTGCCACAGGCCGCGGGCGTGATAGCGCATCTGCTGGACGTGCCGCTCGTCGTCATTGTCGATGGCCATTTGTTCCCTTTCCTGGGTACGGCGGTAGTCGCGCAGCAGGTGGTCCTTGGTTTCACGTAGGCAGCGGTCCATCGCGGCCAGGTAGGCGTCGGTCGCATGCTGAACATCACTCATGGCGTGTCCCTTCGATGGTGGTCTGCTCAGAATAGGGCGATCGTCCGGTTATGGCTCTTGTCGCCGATGGCCGGGCGGATCGTGGGCGTGCCCGGCCGTGCGCCCCGCGCTACGGCGATACGGTGAGCTGCGTGAATAAGCGCGCACCGTATCGGGCGTTGACCGCCGGCGAGCTGGCCGCGGAGCTGTTGGTGCACCCGGACGCGCCGGTGCATCTGGCGACACCGCACATGAACGCGATCATCGGCACGATGCACTTCGGCAACGACGACGGGTCCATGCCGGATGCCCCGAACGGGATGACGATGTTGGGGTTCGCTCTGCCCGGTGAGGAGCAGGGATGAAGCAGATCAAGCTCAGCTTGCTGGTCAACGGCTTGGACATCTCGACGGTGATCACGTTGAACACGATGAAGCTGACTGCGGCGTTCGAGCTGCTCGACTCCCAGCGGGGGCACACCCCGCTGTGCCTGGCTGTCCTTTCCGGGCCCACCGTGGCGGACGTGCGACGGCGTGTCCCCCTGGTGCTCGCGGATCTGCTCGCTCACGCGCCCTACGCCGAGGTGCTCGGTGTGTACGACGAGCTGGTCACGGTGGACGCCGTCGCCCGTCGTTGCAGCGTCGGGCGCTACATGGTGACCGACTGGGCCCAGCGGTCGTGGTTTCCCGCGCCGCGCCAGTGGGCGGAAATCGGCGACGGCCTGGTGCCGTTGTACCTGTGGCGTGAGGTCGTCGGCTGGCTACGCAGCAGCCATATCCCGGGGCTGGACGAGGACGGCTGCGTGGACCCCGAGGAGGGTATCGGCTATCCCACCGACTACGACATCTGCGTGATCAACGGTGCGGTGCATGCCGCGCGACGGCTGCTGGAGCCGTCATGACCGAGCCGGTGATGCCGGAGTCGGAGTTCGTGACCTGGACGACGACCGAGAAGCCGCATGGCGACTGGACAACGTACGGCTACTTTTTGGCCGGCGCCCGCGGCGCGGTGGAGTTCATGGTGTATCGACGACCGTTGCCGCGTGAGGATGGTGAGTTCCTGCTGAGTCTGTGGCCGAACATCGTCGACGGTGTCGGGCTGATGGCGTCGCGGCATCATGAGGCGTTACGTGCCCGGCCGCAGCTGATGGACAAGCTGCCGTGGCTGTACTACTTGGACGGTCAGGTCGTGGAGTGCCTGGGTGAACGGGTGGGGTGGCATTCCCCTCGCCCGTGGTACACGGGCGCTGATGATGATACCGAGGGTTTACAGTGTGCGGCGTTGCGTGGAGCATGGGCCGGCAAGCGTTGCTATTTCCAAGGCCGTCCCGATGCCGGGATGTGGGTGTTCGAAGCGTTGCTGGCGGGCCTGCCGACGTTCTGGCAGGCATTGCAACACGAGTATCAGCACGCCTTCTGTCAGGAACCGAGCAGTCATCGACGTTGTCCATAGGCGGGAAGCGAACCCCGGTCCCCGCCCATCCGGACGGGGACCGGGGTTCGCGTTCATGTTAGGCCGCCGGCAGCGTGTTCATGGGATCCCTATGGCCGTCGTTTTATGTTCAGGCGGCCAGTTGCGGAAGCTGTTGCACGATTGTGCGCGCGAAGCTCCATCCGTCACGATGCGCCTGGTCACAGTTACGATGTTCGGCGTATCGGGCCAGCTGTAGCAGTGCGTTCGCGATGCGCAGTTGGTCGTGGACGGCTGTGGGCTGCTGCTCGTCGTTTCCGGCGGGCAGGCCGTGCGTCTGCAACCAGCTGCGGACGGAAGCCCAGGGGTACACCCGTACGCCGGTGCTGACCGACCGTGGGAAGCCGCCAGGCCCTCGGTCCCCGTGAGCGAGCTGGTCGATGCTCTGTACTGTGCGCCCGATGCGGTCAGCGATCTGCTTGATGGTGACGTAGTCGTCGTCTCCGTCGCTGATCTCCGTGACCTCGAATCCGGCCTTTCGGACCTGGGCGACCGCTGACCAGACGGCATCCAGCAGGGTGGGGGCTTCACGGGTCATGTGCAGCCGGTCGTTCCCGGGGGTGCTGTCGTCCAGCCCGGCTTCGAAGATGCGGTCGAAATCCGCATCTTCGGTGGGTTCCCGATCGAGGATGAGGTCGAACTTCCATTTGGGCATTACATTCTCCTTTCTGTTGAGAGCATACCAGAAGTGTTTATACTTTGCAACGCCTGAAGCGGGGCGGCCCGCTGGCTGCGGGCCGCCGGTAGCTTCAGTCGCTCCCTCCTGGATGTTCCACGTGGCGTTGCAGGAAGCGCCGGAGATCCTTGGCGTGGTCTACCTGGTCACGTGGTGTGGACCAGATAGATTGATGCTCTCCGCACTGGCAGAGCAAATATCCCCACCGATAGCTCCTCGGGGATACGATGACTTCGAATCCCAACTGCCGAGCTTCTTTCAGGACCTTGGCTACCTCCTTCTTGCTATGCCGCTCATTCGGCATGTTTAAATGATACCACAATGCGTTGAAGCATGTCAACAGTGCACGGCTTGATCCCGGGGTATCATGCCGCTATGTCCCAGGATGCGATGCCGGCGCGGATGCGGCTGGCGTATGTGCTCGACAACGTGGGTCTGGCGGCGATGGCCGTGCGCGCCCGCGCCGGCGTCTATGACGACCTGCTGTCCGACTCCCCCACGCCGACGGTGGATCTGGTGACCGAGCTGCGGGCCGTGGGCCGTAAGGATCTGGCCGAGCGGGCGATCGCCGGCGAGTGGCTGCCGACGCACGAGGAGGCGGCGGCGTGGGCGCGCTGTTACCCGCCGCAGGACGTCATCCGCACGTTGTGACGCTGTGGGCATGCTACGTCTGCGCATAGGGTTTATCGTATGGAAAGCTTGTGGCCGGTATTATCGCTGATAGCCGGTATTGTCATGCTTTGTGCGTTGTGGCAGGTGAGCCGGCGGCGGGAGCGTGCGGCGGCTGTGCTGATCGAGGAACTGTCGGAGCTTGTCCAGGCGCTGACCCAACAGCTGTCGCAGTTCAATAGTAACTCACGGTAACTACCGATAAGGCAAAGGTATCGGTAGTACCGAATTCTGTCCTGTGACGTATGTCGACGTAAGGGTAGGGGCTAGGGGAATGCTATTCCGTTCAATGGAATAGTGCGGTTCAATGTATGCCCAGCCTGGTCGGCCGGCGTGGATCGTGCTGTGCCTGCCGGCGCGCATAGGCGGCCAGCTCGCGTTGGGCTCGCTCCAGCGTCACCTGGCCGACCTCGTTTTGCCCGTGGTGGTAAGCCTCGGCGGACGCCAGGAACAGGTGCATGCAGGAAGCCAACTGCTGTTCACGTTGGGCGTACGCCCGCACCGTTCCGACCAGCACCCAGGTCGGCAATGTCACGGCTGCCACCACGCAGAGAACCAGCACCATTGTCAACATATGGGGAGTCTAGAGTTCAATGCCCGTCCGGAGTACCGGTCAGTAGCAGGCAGCCGATGAAGAACATCACCAGCAACTGCGCGGCGCACAGTCCGGTGAACCACCAGCTGCGGTACACCGCCCGCACCTGACCGCCTCGACTGCCCAGGCCGAGCGCGGCCATGTCGAATATCGTGCACACCACGAGCACTCCCGTGATCATCTCAGCGTCCCATCGCGGCGCCGGCGAGCTAGGAGCGGCGCATCACAGTAGGTATCGGGGCGATCTACCCTGAACAGGTGAAGAACACCATACGGGGCGGCCGGCATCGGGATCGGATGAACATCCCCGTGATGCTGTCGTGCAACCACAACATCACCGTGCGCCGCGCGATCCTCGGCAAGCTGGAACGCTGCCCGGCGTGCGGCGTGGATCGCACTGTCGTGCGGCGCTGCTGGTGAGCGCGCCACTGGATATGGGGGTCGACGAGCTGCGGCGCTTGGCCCGGTTCCTGGAGTTGTTGACCGAGGCGACCCGCGAGACACAGGTGCGGGTCGACCGGTTCGACGTCCTGATTCCCGATGCGGATCTGGCATTGACCATTCGGTTCGACCCTGCGCCGTGCGAGTACCGGGTCGACGATCGGCGCAGTTGACGCGATGTTGGGGCCGCATGGTCAACCGGCAAGGTCGAGCAGTACCCGCAATCCACGGTCGATGGCTTGCAGCTCGTCGTAGCTCACGACGCCGACGTGTGCTCCGAGGCGCTGCGGGTCGCTCAAGACGGCAGCGTGAGGTCGGTGCGGCAGCGACGGGTGACGGCGTCGACCATCTCGGCGATCGCCACTTTGTCCAGCGGGGTCAGTTCCTTCAGCAGCCGCAGGTAAGCGGTCTCGTTCGCGGCGACGCCCGCAGCGACGAACACTCCCAAGCCCTGGCCGCGAGCTTGTTCGGGAGTCCAGTACGCCGGCGCCGAGTCGGCGAACCGGCTCTCGACCAGCGCCTCACCGTCCTTGGTCATGACCGGGCCCAGTTGCAGCCCGTCGGCGGCGGCCAGCAGACCGGTGCGTCCGGCGCGTAGCCGTTGGATGAAGCTGCCGACGACTTCGGGCGGGAAGTCGTGCTCGCGCAGATGCTCCCAGATGGCCAGCTCGTATTCCGCGGCGCCGGCGGCGGTGAACCAGGCGTTCAGCCAGCGACGAGCGCGGCGTTGGCTGAATTGGAAGCGGCGTGGTGGTGAGCCGTCACCCTGGTTGTAGACCAGGACGACGTCGCTGCTGGTGATGTCTTCGTTGAAGATGGTGCCGATATCGACTGACGCTGTTGTCATGCGTTATTTCTACCGCTACCTGTGGGGTTGTGCTGGACGGCTGGCGGCCGAACGTGGCGCGGCTGCCTTTTTACGTTGTTCGTGCCGTAGCTGTGTCTTGGCGCGCCAGACGGGGTCGACGCGGGCTCGCTCGTACCAGGCGCGATGGCTGCAGGCGCGTGAGCAGTAGCGCGTCGGGCGCGGCGCGAGGAACGACTGGCCGCATTGCATGCAGGTGCAGGTGCGTGGCGGGTCTGTGTGGTGCCGTGCTTGCCGATGTTGCATTTGGCAGGTCGAGTTGCAGTACTCGCGGGGGCGTCCCCGTTGCGCCTGCAGCTCGGGCAGCGCCTGCTGGCAGGTCTTGCAGTGGGTCGGGCGGGCCCGCGGGAAGTGGATCCGGCGCATGGACTCGGTGGATTTGGGGCTGCGGCCGAGCGTCTCAGCGATCACCGTGGCCTTGATCCCGGCGGCGGTCAGTTCGCCGAGCGTTTTGAGTTCGGTGGGGCTCCATCGGGACCACGGCTTCGGTTTCGGCGCCCCGCCGTGGGAAACCTGCATCCTCATATCATGCCATTAGGGGCGGACCGGGAGGAATGTGGTTCGTTACCGTTCGCGGTCGCGGCGAACCGTCGGTGACATCTTCGCCCGCTCCAGCAACTGCGTCAGGGCAGGGTCGTTGTCGTACTCGGCCTGTGCGTCGTCGTCGCTGAACGACCGGCGGCGCGCGGTGGTTCGCCGCTCGGCCAGTTCTTCGGCGCTCATGCTCGCGGCCAGCTGCGCGTATCCCTTGGACAGTTCGGCTTCGGTGCGCCGGTCAAGCTCGATCATCGCGTTGACCTCGTCGGGATACATGATCCAGTACGCCAGTGCGACACCGATCAGGCCCACCGGGACGCCGGTGTCGGTTTCCAGCATCCGCAGTCGTTCCGCCTCGGACAGTTCGGGCTCTGCGACGAGGCTGCTTTGCATTGCTCGGACGATCTCCCAGACGTCCGGCCCCTGGACAAGGGTGGCACGCCGGCCCATCGGACCATCCTGGAAGGTGATACCCGGGTAGATGGTCGTGCGCCTGACTTCTTCGGCGTTCATGGCGACGAATCTACCCGGCGGCATGTATTCGATGGCGTGTCGTCGGGGACCTGGCATGCTTTGTAGATGCCTGTGCATATACCGCCCGATGATCCGTTGCTGACGCTGCCCGACACTGTCGTCGAGCAGATGCATCTGGCCGCTCACGAGGCGTTGCCGGTAGCCACCGGTGGCTTGCTGCTCGGTCACCGGGACGGCGGGCGCATCACGGTGACACGCGCCGCGGTGACTGCCGACCCGTATGCTGCCGCGGACCGCTGGCACTGCTCCATCGAGGCCAGGGAAGCGGTATTGAAGCAGGTGCGTGATCATGGCATCAGGAGCCGGTGGGCCGATGAAGGGGGCCGGTGGGCCAGCGAAGTGGGCATCTGGGTCTCGTCACCCGTCGTCGAGCGGCTCAGCTTGGACGACGCCGATTCGATTCTTGGGTTGTCCCAGTTGCATTCCGGCTCGGTAGCGCTGCTGTTCTACCGGTTGGACGCCACCATCGACTGTGTGATCGCCCGTCGGGGACGGCTTATTGCCGGCAGGGGCGCCATGCCGGGCCGTGTGCATTCGTTGGCGCTGTCAGTGCTGGCCGAACCGTTCTGGACCAGCTATGAGCAGCAGCGGCGGACATTGTCTGCTCCTGCACCTTTTCGCTGGAACGAGGACTCGATGCAGGTGGATGCGGAACTCGACTCTTCACCCGAGGCGACCTACGACGGAATCTGCCCCCGCTGCAATGACCTTGCGCAGTGGCAGACGCATGAAGGTTCCGACCCGGACATCAACTGCCCCACCTGTGGCTGATCAACGTCGCTCTGCGCGCGACTGGTCGAACTCGTGCAGCTGCACCGGGATGCCGGCGGCTTTCGCCCGGTCGATCGTGTCGCTGGTGCCGCGGCTGGCGCCGATACGAAACGCCAGGCACAGGTCCGCACCGTCGGCAACCATCTGCGCGTTGCGCAGCGGACCCGCGGCCTTGCCGTGACGTTCCCAGTCGGCCGGGCGCCGGACCTCAGTGACCCCGTCAGGGTTCAGGTGGCACCAGATGGCCGCGTAGGCATCCGCGCCGGTCGGGCAGGCGCCGTGCACGATGACCAGGTCGGCGCGCCGGTGCAGCTGGTCGAGCTTGTGGTACACCAGGTCCGGGTCCGGCCAGTTGCGTGATCCGGTGACCAGTACCCGCAGCGTCGGCCTCACCGTTGGCTGCCTTCCAGTGCGTCGAGGTGGGAACGGACGATCGCTTGCACGCGGCCGCGGCGCGCCTGGGCAAGCTCGTCGTGCGCCGCGGCGACGTCGGCGAGCGCCTCGTCGAGCGCCTTCGCGTCGTCCGCCAGGGCGGCGTACACGGCGCGTTCATGTGCTTCGTGCAGTGCGGCCGCCGGGGTCATGACTGACCTTGGCTGTTGCCGAGGTCATGGATGGGGGTGGTGTCGTCGATCTGCGGATCCTTGCTCGCGCACAGGTAGCACACCAGGATCATCATCGGGTTGGCCTTCAACGCTCGTTGAATGCGGGGACCGACCCAGCACGGCTCGTTGCATCGCGTGCAGGGCATGACCACCGATCCGGGGTACTTGTTCGGGAGTGTCTGACCGGACTCCTTGACGATGCGTAACAGTTCGGCGTTGGGGGTGATGGGGCGTGCTGCGGCCAGCAGTGTCTGCGGTGGACCGTCATCATGGCAGGTGCACCGGTTCAGCCAGAATCGCTGCACATCATGCCCGCCGGTGATCAAAGCGGCGGTGACGTACTGGTTGATTTGCTCCTTCTCCTCGGGGACGGTTGCAGCTGCGGCCATGAGGGCGTCGAGCGCGGCCTGGTTCATGCCGGTCACCGCGGCGATGACTTTGCCGGCCAGGTCGTCGGAGGGTTCAGGCGTCGCGCCACACATGTCCACAGGCAGGCAGTCTAGGGTGTTTGGCTCATCATGGGCGGGTGACGTCATCGTCGTTCGACGAGTCCGAGCCGCCCGAACCGTTGTCCGTGCCGCAGTCGCCGGTGGCGATGCTGGAGGCGCGGTTGCGGCGTGAGGGCGTTCAGCTGGCGGCGCTGCGCGAGCAGATGGTTGCGGCCAAGGCCAGTGCGTATGCTGCGGCGCGTCTTGCGTGGCCGCAGTTGACCGAGCAGCGGATCGCGGCGTTGCTCGGGGTGGACCGGATGACGGTGCGCCGGGCTTTGGGCAAGATGCCGTCGCGGGCACGCGGGTCCATGCCGGATATGTCGCCTACGGTGGAAGAGTGACAGCCGACCGTCCCTCGAACGGCTGCTACGACATCCACGGCCGACTGCTGTCCGACGTCGATGCCGTGCGCCTGATGCTGGAACCGGCCGCCTCGCACGTGCTGGCGCAAGACGCCCTGCGTGCACCCGAGGGCACCTACTGGCAGGTGCTGACCGTGTACGTCGGCGTCGACCACCGCGACAACCCGGCCGACCCGCCATTGATCTTCGAGACGCTTGTCGTCACCGAGGGCATCGTGGAACATGCGCTGCTGTGGCCGTGCCTTGGCGACGCGCTGACCGGTCATCACCGTGCGGTGAGCTTGCTGCGGACCGGGCGCCTCGACCAGGTGCCTCTCGTGTCCTTGTGGCAGCTGCCCTACGGCTGGCATTCGGACACGCTGTCGGGCTGACGGTGGACGGCGCCGGCGATCCCCTGACCCTGGATCAACTCGCCGGCGCCGCGATCGCACGGTATCAGGTGTCCTGCGGGTAGCTGCCGATGCTTGTCATGGTATCGGTGCCGTCCGGCAGGGTGTGGATCTCGAAGTCACCGAACACCGCCGGTGCGTGCGCTTTCAACAGGCGGCCAAGCTGCACGGCCAGCGTCCGGATCTCCACGTCGGCGGCCGCGGACCCGCGCATCGCCAGCACGTGACGCCACGCCCGGTAGTTGCCGGTCACCACCATTCGGGTCTCGGCCGCGTTCGGCAGTACCGCACGCGCCGCCTGACGCGCCGCCTTACGCCGGGCGGTGCCCGCCGGCAGATCCTGCAGATGATCGTCGAGGTTGATCAGCAGTTGTTCGTAAGCGGCCTGCGCGGTGTGCGCGGCGTGCCGGAAGATGCCGCGCAGCATCGGGTCGCCGGCGATGACGTCGGGCATGATGAACGCCACGTCCCGGCTGTCGACATACCGTTGCGACAGCTGCGAGAAGTTCAGATGCCGGTGGCGCACCAGTTCGTGTGAGCAGGACCGTGAAATGCCCGTCACGTAGAAGCTGACCGACGCGTGTTCCAGGACCGACAGATGCCCGACGTCCAGCAGATGTGCGATGTAGCCGGCGTTGGTGGCGGTCGCCGGATTCGGCTTGTTCCACGACTGGTAGCAGGCGCGGCCGGCGAACTCCACCAGCGCCGGGCCGTCGTCGGCGTCGGTGGCCCAGGGCACGTCGGCCGGTGGGGCGAAGATGGTGGCGGCGATGAGCTGGACGTGCATACCCGCAGTATCTCGTCCGCATCTGGGCAACAAGGGCGCATGGGACTGCGCGGCGTGAGTGTCGAGAAATTCGGGCCCGGCGTGGAGATCACCGGCCGTACCGACGATGGCCGCAGCTGGCTGCTGCACACCGGCGACGTGCCCGGTGGTATCGCCTTGGAGGTTGTTCATGATCTGGACCCTGATGCCGACGAGGACGAGATCGACGCCCCCGACTGCCAGGTGCTCTACGCCGTCGACCTGCCGGCCGAGGCATGGGTCGCGCTGGTCAACACCGCGCTGTACGTGCCGCCGCCGGGCGCCGCGACGCTGCCGCTTTAGTCGGCTGCTTCGTACGTCGCGCAGAACACCTCGGCCGCGCACGGGTACAGCTCCCCGCCCGCGCCGCGCATCAGGTAGTCGCCGGCGCGTCCGGTCATCCGTCCTTCGAGGGTGTCGACAGCGAACGTCGTCGACATCTTTATCGCCTGCGTGAGGGTGGTCTTGCGGTAGGAGGTGAACACCAGGGCGCTGGGATCCGCGACGACGTCGTCGATGTAGAGCGTCGTCGGCTTCATGACGTCACGACCGCGTCGGCCAGTAGTTCCGGGTCGAACCCGAATTCGATGCCCGGCGCCAGCCAGGTGGGCCCGGTCAGGTACGGCCGCCAGGTGACCGGGGTCAAGGCGTCGCACCGGTCGCATGCAGCGGTGCGCGTGCTGACCAGCCACTGCCCGCCGCAGAAATGCCGCAGAGCCTCTGTCATGGGTACACAGTAGGCGCATGACGAACGGATCCGGGCGATCGACATAGCGATGCCCGGGGGATCCGGCCGAGACCGAATACGCACCCGGGCGCACGACGCCAGCGTACCCGTACGCTGCGGCCATGGCATACGTGCAGGTGGATGACAAGCTGCTGCATCAGGTGGCCGAGGCGTTCGGCACGACCAGCGACCAGGAAGCCGTCGAGGGTGCGCTGTTGCATGTGCTGGCCTGGAACGAAGGCCAGCAGGAGGCGTTCGCGGCGTTCACGGCGTACCAGGCCCGCAATCAGCCGTGATCGCTCGGGCGGGCGCCGGTGCCGTCCCAGTACACCGCGTGGCCTTCGGTGACCAGGGTGTCCGACAGGTTCGTGCCGTCGGGCAGCACGACCTCGGCCATCCAAGCGCCAGTTCGGTCCGTTGGGGCGCCGTATTTATAGCCACGTAGTGTCGTGACGTTGACGGTGGCCGTGCCGAGCAGAGCCACGACCCGGTCGCGGGCGACTTTACCGGCCACCGACGACAGTGCGGGCGCGTTGATCCGGTTGACACGGACGCGCACCGGGAAGATGACCTTGCCTTCGAAGCCGATGTCCCGAATGACCTCGATGTCCAATGTGTCCCCATCGAGGACGCGCACTACCCGCGTGTTCGGCCACACCCAATCGGTCATAGTCCGACATTACGGCGACTTCCGCAGCCGTTCGGTGGTCACGTCGACCGCGACCCGAAACAACCGGCTGATGACCACCGGCAGCACCCCGGCCATCGACACCTGGTAGAGCCCGTCAGTTTCCAGCAGCCGGTCCCAGCACGGATCCAGCTCTTTGGTGTCTCCGAGCTTGATACCGCTGAACTGCTCGATCGGCGCCGGCGGATCAGCTGCGGTGCGCCCCACCGTCAGGCAGAACATGCAGGTGAACCCATGAGGCGGCTGACCGTGACAGTTGGTGCATTCCTGTGCTGTGTACCGCATGGCGGGTGATCCTATGCCTGGCTGAGTGCTTCGGCGATCTCCTGCTCGGTCTCACCGTAGATCACAGCGACGGTCATCGACGGCAGCCCCATCGTGACGATTTCCGTGGCGGGGATGTGGATGGGTCGGCCGGCCATGAGGTGCTCGACGTTCTGGCGTGACAACCCCAGGATCAGCAGCGGCGCATTGCCCGCCCGGCCGGTCGCTTTGATCATGGTGGCAGCGTAGTGGGGTTGTTTGTCGTCGCACAAGACGTGCCGATGGGCTGGAATGTCGCCTTCTGAACTCCGGCGGCAAACGGTCGTTAGGCGCCGGTAGGCGTGCTGGCGCGATGCGCGGTCCGCAGGGCGCGAGCAGCCTGGTCCAGCTCAAGACGGGTCGTGTCCAGCAACGGCCAGCGCTCGTGATCGACGCATTCCAGCAGCCGTTCGCACGCGGCCGACGCCTGGCGTGCGCTCGCCTCCACCGCGGGCACCTCGTGGACCAGGTCGGCCAACGCGTGCGCCAATTCGTCGGCCGCGGTCCGTACCCGGGTGACGTACACCTCCCGCTGATCGGCGCGGTTGGTACTGGCCAGCTGGCCGGCGAGCCAGTCGGCGTTCACGCCGACCAGGTACGCCCAGAACGACACCCGCTCGGCTGTCGTCAGCCGCGGATACTGCTCGGGTAACGCCTCGTCACGCCGGTCGAAGTGCTCGACCGCGAGCGCCTGCCCAGGGTCGACGAGGCGGCAGTGGGCTTTACGGTCGTAGAAGGCGGCCTTGTAGAACACCGCCACCCGCTGCAGGCCGCGTGAATCGTACAGGTGCGACCACATTTGATGTTCGTGAGCCTGCCGGTACCAGCCGGCGGGCAGCGTGACGTGCCGGAACAGGTCGTCGTCGGCGACCGGCGGGCCGGGAACGAACCCGAGCGCTTCCAGCTGCGACCAGGGGCCGTCGACGGGCAGCAGACCGCTGGCAACCAGCTGATCCTGTCCGGCCTGCTCCATGTCGGTGATGTAGTTGTTGATGTCGTCCGCCACAGCGGCGTGCAGATGGTCGTAGGGGGTACGGTTCGCCGTGTTCTCGATCAATGTTCGGTCCCTTCTCGCTGCGAGTAGGGGCGCCGGCCCGCACGTAGTACCCGCACCCCGGTGTGCGGGCCGGCGCAGCCGGCGCACGCCCGCACACCATGACGCACGCATTCTCCTGAACGGATCCGTCGTGCCGCCAGGGCCAGCACGGCGGCGTTCAGCGACTGGGTTGCCACCAGGGGGGCCGTTGCTTGCCTGCTGGCGGCCAGGCGGCAAGCGGCGCGTAGTTGCAGGTCGGACAGGGCCAGCTCGGCGTCGGTCGAAAGCCATACCCGCCGAGGTCGTCGGGAAAGACGCATGCGTTCCACCCTCATGCGCTCCACCCTCGCGCCGGTGACGTCCCATACCGGACATCTGGCGAACCAGGCGCGTCGTGTGCCCGCCGGGTGTCGCGCAGATTCTGACCGGTCGGCGTCGATGTATCCAGTGCCAGGATCGTCAGCGCCCCGCGGGTGTGCCTTGGAAGGAATACCGATGGTGCTCATTCTGATCTTCCTGCTGGCGGCGCTGGTGCTGCTCGGGCTCGGTTTCACTGCGCACGTGCTGTGGGTCATCGCGGTGGTGGCGTTGGCTGTTGCCGCGGGACTGTGGACCTACGACCATCTGCGTGCTCGACGGGGCACCTAGCTGTGAGCCTGCGCCGGCGCTGGCATCGTGCTACCCCGGTAGAACTGCACACGATGCTGCGTCTGCTGCTCGCGGAGCCTGCTTTCTTGCCGTCGATCGACGAACAGCCTCCGGTTCGCTGCCTGGCTTGTGACGCCGTTCGGTATGTCAGTCCGATGGTGCTGGACAGCATCTGGTGTGGGCAGCGGTGGTTGGCATTGTGCGCCCGCTGTCAGCGTTCACTGTGGCGTGGGACGACGACACGCGGGACGACGACACACCGCGTTACTTCCCTGACGTGATCATGTCCGGCTGCGATCGTGATCCTGTGACCCGGCCCGCGGAGTTGACCCGCGACGAGATCGCTCTCGTGCGCGTCGAGGCGTGGGTCGATGCCGACGGCTGGAGCCAGCATCCACGGCTGCTGTGGCTGGACGCTAGCCGCGATCATGCACATGAGATTCGGCTGTCCCCGGCATGGTGGGCCACAGACCCCGAGGTCACGCTGGCCATCGTCGTCAATGTGCTGAGGCGCCGGCAGAACCTGGTTCCTGCCGCGGATGCTTGGGTGCTGGTGTTCGAGGCGACCCGGGTGATGTGTGACGAGGACGGCCGGGAGCATTCCGACCGGGTGCGGATGGCGGACATGGCGACTGCGGACGGCCGGCTGGTGCGCATCGTGCGCCCGCAGGCGCTGGCCGCGTTCGAGGATGCGGTCACCTTGGTGGTGTTCGATGCGGCCGAGCCGCGGGCGCGGCTGCTGCTGGCGCTCGCGCAGCGTTAGGTCGCCGGTCTGGGCATGACGAATCCGCTTGCAGCGGGTTCGGGACAGTCCTCGCACTCAAGTGCCTGGCCGGCTTCAAGCCAGACCTCCAGGTCGCAGCGATGGTGGGTGCAGATCGGGCTGTACCGCAGATGGATGTTGTCGCAGCAGCGCACGAGAAAGCCGGCGGCCGGTTCGTCGCAGGCGTGGGCACCGTCGTTGTCGTTGATCGGCACGATGCACGGCGGTCCGACGCGTAGCAGGATTGCCCACAGCGCCTCGGGCATCCGGTCGGTTTCGGTCAGCAGGCGAACGAACGCCGGTCCGTGATCTTGATTGTCCACCACGTGAATTGTCATCATTTCAGCGTGACACCGGTGTGGGCAGCTGTGTTGATGCCGCGCGTGAGGTTCGCGGTGATGATGCAACCTGTCCGTGGAACGACTGTCGAGGACAGGTTGATTTTCTCTTCATCGTGCACATGTCATCCACATGGTCTGTGTTAAAGAACTGCTGAGAACACTTGGCTACACTGCAGGCGCCATGCAAACGTCATGCATGTCGACAGCAGAGCACCTACCTTCTGACCTGCGGTTTACCATGGCTTCATCTTGCAGGCGATACGTGGATCATCAGCGTGATGACACGCCGGGACTGTGTATCCGGCACCCGGTGCATCTGGGCGTGGTATGCGATAAGCTCAACGCCCGACCCTCATGCAAGCAGGTGCCCGCATGCCGACCACTCCACCCGACGACGCCCTGCGTCCCGTCCTGGACCGTGTCATCGCCCTGACCAACGGCAAAGGCGGTGTCGGCAAGACGTCCACCACCGCCGCCCTCGCCGTTCAGCTCGCCGAAGCCGGCCTACACGTCCTGGCCGTCGACCTCGACCCGCAAGGCGACCTTGCCGACGACCTGGGCTACATCGCGCGCAGCGACCTCGGCGAGAACCTGATGTCCGCCGTCCTGACCGGCCGGCCGCTGACCCCGCTGACCGGCGTACGCCCCGGCCTGGACGTCGTGCCCGGCGGTGCGCATCTCGAAGACCTCGCCGACGCCCTCGCCGCGATGAACCGCCGGCGTGACACCCGGCTGGCGTTCGCGCGCAGCCTCGCCGCCACCCTCGCCGCCACCCATTACGACTTCGTGCTCGTCGACACCCCCGGCAAAGGCCCGGTCCTGCAGATGCAGGCCCTCGGCGCCGCCCGCTGGGTGCTCATCCCGTTCCGCTCGGACACCAGCAGCATGAAGAACCTCGCCGAGGTCGCCCGCCGGTTCGAGGAGGTTGCCGACGTCAACCCCACCATCGCGGTGCTCGGCGTGTTCCTGCACGGCGTCACCGCCGGCGCGACCGCCGTCCGCCGCGACGTCTACGCCAGGATCCGGGAGTTGCTGGGCAACGGGGTGCCGATCTTGTCGTCCTGGGTGCGGTACGCCGAAGCCGCCGCCGTCGACGTGCGCGCCCGCGGCCAGGTCCCCGGGGAACTCGAACGGCTGCCCGCCGCCGGACCCTGGTACGCCCGGCTGCGTGACCCCGCACTGCCCACCGGACCGGCCGCGAGCAGTGCCACCCTCGCCGGCGACTACCAGCACCTCGCCGAGGAGATTTTCACCCGCCTGAGCGCCGAGGAGACCACGTCTTGAGCAGCGACGACCCGCGGCCGCCGCACCCCGCTTTCGCCGCGCTCGACCCGGCGGCCCGCTCCCAGAAACTTGCCGCGCTCGCCCTCGCCCGGCCGCCGGCCGCCCCGGTGCAGGCGGTCCCCGCCTCGATCCAGCAGCCAGGCACCGCGACGCAGCTGCTGCAGGTATCGCTGTGGATCACGGCTGGTCAGCATCGGCGTATCAGCAACGACCCTCGCGCGAACGGCGACGTCGTTCTGGACATCATCGAACAGCTGTCCGGACAGCTGGCGGACATCTTCGCGCCCCGCGACGGGGAACACTTCACCGGTCCCCGCCGCGGGCTGGTGCGCGGCCCGTTCAGCCAGCTGTACATCCAGCTGACCCGGGAGGACCGCGACACCCTCAACCTGCTCGCCGCGCGCTACGTGCCGATGCCGTCCGGGCGCGGCAACCGGTCAGCGTTCGTGCGTGCCGTGCTCGCCGCGGCGTTTACGCGCAGCAGCTGACAGCAGGCCGTCAATCATTGATTCGGTAGGTCGTCGCAGGGCCTTGGTTATAGCATCACGGCATGGGCAAGCCGAAACCGAATCCGGACCGTGCACTAGTTCCGGTCGTCGTGGCCAACAGGCTCGGCGTTCGCGTGAGCGTACTTGCAGGCTGGATGCGTGCAGTTGGCGCCGACGGTGATGGACCATTGCGTGAGGCGGACGTGATCAAGTGGCGCGCTGACCCGAGTTCGGCGCCTGAGTGGTTTCGTACGAACATGCAGTCGTTCTATGCCGATCGCGAATTGCGGCGGCAGGCCAGAGCTGAACGTGACGCACGGTTGGCGGCGGAGTATCGGGATGCCGTATCCGCGGCCTACGAGGTCGTTTGCGAGCTTCTGCGGACGCGGGACCGGAAGTTGTGGCAGGGTCGATGGCTCGAACGGCATCCGGCGCATGAACAAGCATTCCTGGAGATCGTGGTGCGCGCGATGAAGGACAGCGGCCTGGCCTTCGACGGCGAACCGGATTTTACCTACCTCGGTATCGAGGAACGCGAAGCGCTGCGCGTGTGCGGCTACGACGTTCCGGAGCCTGCGCTGTTGTGACGTGAGGCCGCACGTAGCACGCCGTCGGCCCACTGCTTGCCCTGCGCCCGCTGTTCCGGTGTCAGTGGGTCGAGGTCTTCTTCTATCAGGGCGATCGCGCGGCTCATCTGCACGATCTTGTCCCGGCGTTCCAGTTCGGCCGCCAACGCCGCGGTGGTCAACGCCGAGATGTCCAGGTGCGCGGCACGCGCCGCGGCCAGCAGTTCGTCCGGCAGACTGATGCGTACTCGGGCCATGAGCGTCAGTCTGCCGGACGGGGTGCGTGGATGTCAGCTGGTCGTCGGGTCCATGAACCGGGCGTACTCGCCCTGGAAGACGACGGGGATGGTGCCGGTTTTCCCGTTGGGGTTCTTGGCCACGATCAGCTCCGCTTCCGTGATCTGCGGGTCGTCCGGGTGTCCTTGTTCCCGGTGGAGCAGGATGACGATGTCGGCCTGTCGTTCGCTGGCATTGGACTCGTATAGGTCGGCCATTGTCGGGCGCTTTTCCGTCGCCGGTTCCTGGGGGTGTTCCAGTTGCGTGGTCGCCACGATCGTTACGTTCAGCTCCATCGCCAGCAGTTTGAGCGCCCGGCTGATGTCGGCGATCTCCAGATGGCGCGACTCGGAGTCCGGCGAGTCAAGCAGCTCCAGCCGGTCGATCACGATCAGAGCCAGTCCCGGATCGAAGTTCAGGCGGCAGGCTATCGCCCGGATCTGGGCGACAGTCGGGAATGGCGACCCGTCGACGAAAAGCGGCGTGGTTTTCAGTTTCTCCAGCACCGGCGTGAGTCGTGCCCAGCCTTCGTCGCTGACGCATCTGTTACGTAGCTGCACCACCGGGACGCCGGCCTCAGCTGCAAGCAGCCGTTGTACGACGGCTGCATGGCTCATCTCTGGTGTAGCGAACAGTGTCGACACTTGATGCTTCATCGTGGTGTTGCGGGCGAAGCTCAGCGCGAGAGCTGATTTGCCGGCGGAAGCCCGCGAGCCTATGACAACGAGCTGGCCGGGGCGCAGTCCTCCGTCGGTGAGTTCGTCGAGCGCTGCGATCCCGGTCGGCAGGACAGCCGGCCGCGTACGGTCGGTTCGTTCTGCCGCCAGTCTGATCATGGTCTCTTGTAGTGCGGTGCTGATGTGGATGGGGTCTTTGCCGGGCGAAGCCTCGCTGGTCTCCATGGTCGTGACACGTTTCCTTCTTCGTGGTCGTTCGACGCGTACTGGTTGTTATCGGCCTTCGGAGGCGTGCTCCGTCGGCAGCTGGATGAATCGGCTGTAGTCATCCTGATAGAGCAGCGGCACGACACCGACAGGGCCGTTGCGGTGCTTCTCCAGGATCAGATCGACCTCGCCTGCCTGAAAGCCCTGTGGGTCGTAGGCCGCATCCCGGTGCAGCATGAGGACCATGTCGGCATCCTGCTCAAGGGTTCCGGACTCGCGCAGGTCCGACAGCATCGGCCGGTCGCCCTTGCGCCGCTTGAGGTTGCGGTTGATCTGGGAGACGACGACCAGCGGCACATCCAGTTCTTTCGCCAGGTGTTTTAGTGACCGGTGGGTGAGGGCGACGTCCTGATGGTGCTGGTCGGTGCGCTGAGCGTGCCGTAGCAGCTGCAGGTAGTCCACGATGACCAGCGACAGGCCGCGCTGTTGCTGCAGCCGTAGGGCTTTACTTCGCAGCTTGGCGACGGACAGGTAGGACGAGTCGTCGATGAGTAGTGGAACCGATTCCAGGGCGTCAAGATGACGGGTGAGGCGGATCCATTCCTCGTCGGACAGGTTGGGCTTCTTGTGGCGCATCTCCGGCAGGGGAATGCTTGCTTCGGCGGCCAGCACTCGTGTGGTGATCTCCGATTGGCTCGTTTCCAAGCTGAACAGTGCCGTCGTCTGGCCCTGCGCGATGGCAGCATGGCGGGCGAAGTCCAATGCCAGGGAGAACTTCGGAATGGTTCGTGGTCCTGCTATCACGATCAGCTGTTGCGCCCGTAGGCCGCCGCCGGTCAACCAGTCCAGCCCAGGGATGCCGGTCATCACCTGATCTGTCCGCTTGACACCGTTCTGCTGGGCCCTGATCGCCTCTAACGTGGCTTGTACGCTTTCTCCGGCATGCACAAGGTTGCGCGTTGCGTGCGTTGCGGCGGTTGTCGAATACATCACCGTCTGCCCGGGGGCAGCCGAGTCGTCCTCGTCGGTGGCGCGGGTGTAGCCGTACTGAGCCAGGTCCAGGCCGGCGGCCCGAGCCGCGCGCAGCAGTTCGGTCGGAAGCGTGATCCTCATCGGGCGCATGAGCGAAGTATGCCGATCGTTGTCAGTGGGCTGCTAGGTCCATGAACCGGCTGTAATGGCCCTGGAACGCGACGGAGATGACGCCGGTGGGTCCGTTGCGGTGTTTGGCCACGATCAGGTCGGCCTCACCTGCGCGGGGGCTTTCCGGCTCGTACATGTCCTCGCGATGCATCAGGATGATCACGTCGGCGTCCTGTTCGATGGCACCTGACTCACGCAGGTCCGACAGCATCGGCTTCTTGTCCGCCCGCGACTCCGGGTTGCGGTTCAGCTGCGAGAGCGCCACGACTGGTACATGCAGTTCCTTGGCCAGCAGCTTCAGCGACCGGCTCATCTCGGCGACCTCCTGCTGGCGTGATTCGGTGCGTTTGGTTGAGTTCAGCAGCTGCAGGTAGTCCACCACGATCAGCGCCAGATCGTTCTTCTGCCGCAGCCGGCGGGTCTTGGCCCGGATTTCGGTGATGGTCAGGTACGGCGAGTCGTCGACGAACAGCGGCGCCGCGGTCAGGTTCCCGTATTGCAAAGCGAGTCTGTCCCAGTCCTCGTCTTGCATCTTGCCGGCACGCAGTCGCTGCAGCTGGACGCGCGCCTCCGCGGACAGCAACCGGGTGGTGATCTCTGAACGGCTCATCTCCAGGCTGAACAGTGCAGCAGCTTTCCCGTGACGCAGCGTGGAGTTGCGTACGAAGTCCAGCCCGAGGGTGGATTTGCCGACTGCGGGACGCGCCGCGATGATGATCAGTTGCCCGGGGTGCAAGCCATTGGTGAGGTTGTCCAGGTCCGTGAAGCCTGTGGGCACCCCATGGGCCTTGCCGTCTTCCTTTTGGCGTGCCTCGATCTCCTCGATGGTGGGCTGGATCAGATCACTGAGACGGACGACGTCCTGGTTCATCTGCTGCTCGGCGACGTCGAACACCGCCGCCTGCGCCGCGTCCACCATGTGATCAATGTCTGGTGATGGTGCGTAGCCGAGCTGCACGATGCGGGTGCCGGCCTCGATGACGCGCCGTGCGATGGCCTTCTCGGACACGATCTGGGCGTAGTACCCGGCGTTCGCCGCGGTCGGTACCGAGTTGATCAGCGTGTGCAGGTAGGGCAGGTCGCCGGCGCGGACGAGCTGGTCCTGGCGTACCAGCTCTGCTCCCACGGTGACGACGTCGGTGGGGATGTTGTCGGTGAACAACCGCACGATCGTGTCGAACACGATCGCGTGCCGTGGCAGGTAGAAATCGGCGCCGCGCAGCACCTCGACGACGTCGGCGATGGCGTCGGTGCTCAGCAGCATTCCGCCCAGAACGCCCTGTTCAGCGGCCTCGTCGTGCGGCGGGGTCCGGTCGAACGTGCGGTTCGCGCCGTTCATGTTCCCGTCGGTCATCCATGCTCCCTTGCTGGTGCCAGGAGCGACAGCCTACGGGCCGCGAAGGAAGCACCGGGAGCAGACGGGGCGGGCGTCATTGTCCAGCCAAGGCTCGCCGTCGGACGTATCGGCAGGGTCTCCGCATGTCGCGCAGCGGTCCGCCGGAGGGCTCGGATCCGGGGGGGTGCTCATGGCTTCGAGTGTGCCGTACCGGCGTGTCCACGGTGGGGGTACTGCGCGACGGCGGCAGGATGCGCTAGGGTCGTCGATCAGGCCACCTGGCCTGAGAAATAAATGAAGACCCAGCATCGACGCCAATCTGCGCTGGGCCTTCATACGAACTTCGAGCTGAGAGCACTCTACATGCCATCTTCTGGGCTGTGCAACTCGCCGGGCGCATCGCGCCGCGAGTCCTCATCTCGTTCACCTGCCGTCGCGGGCGTTAACGATGTCGTAACCGACATGGCGCCTACCGCAGGTGCATTGATCATGACAATAGAAGAAGCCCCCGCAGCTTCGCCGGCCAGTGGGGGCTTCTTCTTCCAACCGAACCCACGAGACACACGAAGGACCGAAAATCTGACCGTGTGTCACGAAGGACCGAATGAGCATCAGCTTAGCTTCTACGCAGCCCCCTGACCATCACTATGGTGTGGCGTCCGTCACTGAACAAGTGCGATGGTTCGCCACTGATCTGAACATTCGGAACGCGGCTCGTGACGCATTGTGCGGACATGGTCGCATCGGGTCATTCGCTGACTGTGTCCTGGAACGGATGCGTCTGCTCGTCGACTGGCGTGAACCGCTGGCCATGGTGCCCGGCGCGCCGTCGGGCACCGACCCCACCGGCGGGCACAGCATCCATTCACGCGCTCAGCTGCTCGGCGTGCGTCATGAGCATCTGGCCCGGGTCGAAGCGCTGCTCGTCGCACACCAGCTGGCCCTGTACGACACCGACGGCAGCCTGCGGATCGCGGCCTGGAAGCTCGCCGGCCGCCAGTCGGCCAACAAGCACCGTTACGGCCATGTGCGGACCACGCAGTCGACCTACGACAAGTGGTGGCAGGCGCTGCTGGACGCCGGCCTGCCATCCTTCGTGCGGTATCTGGTCTTCGGTGCGCTCGCCGCCCTGGAACGTGATCCGGCGTTGACCGGCGACGACGGTGAACTGCTGTGCGATGTGATCTCCACGGCCGAGCAGCTACGGATACCGCGCAGCACCTGGGCGCGCTGGCTGGTGCTGCTCGTCAAGCATGGGGTGCTGATGCGGATGGGGCGCGGCCGGTACCGGCTGGTGTTCGACGCGGCGGTGCGCCGGCGGCCGGCCTTCCTGCTGGTCACGACGCCATCGGTGTCGTCGCTCGTCGAGGCGGCCGACGACGAGGCGGCCGACCCAGCTGGCGAGACGGCTGACGAACCGGCCGACGACCCGGCCGGCGACCCGGACCGAACGCTCGTTGAGGCGCCGCGAACTCTCACCGGCGGAACACGATCAAGCTTCCAGGGGGGTGACGAGAGCGTTTGGGCTCTCACCGGCGCAGAATCGCACCGCTCTGACCTGCGGGTTCGCGGCCCTGTAGAAGCAAAAGAATCTTTAAAGGAAGAAGCTAAAGCTGCACAGCTACGAGCAAGCTCAGGCTTCTTCCTCGATCACTTCAAAGAGCCGGCCGGGCGGCGGGTGCGGGCGCTGCTGGAGATCCTCATGAGCGTTCGTCTCGACCTGGCGCCAAGGATGACCGATTCGTTCCCGTTGCGCCGGGCGCTGGGCGACGTCATCGCCGCCGGTGACGAGCTGAACTACCCCGACTGGCGGGTCTGCCGCGACGTCAAGGAGCACTGGATTTACTCCGCGGACACCGTCGGTGGCGTGGTCTACGCCATGAAGGCGCTGGCCAAGGACTACCAGCAGCTACGCGACCGCAAGCAGGCCGCGGCGGCACGCCGCCGGCTGCTCGATGCCGACCAGGTGCCTTCAGCTTCGCCGAAGCCGACCGCCGAGCAGCTGGCGGCCGCCGATGCCGCGCTGGCCGCCAAGGCGGACGCCAACGAGGCCGCTGTTGGCGCTCAACAGGCCCAGGCTGCGCGAGAACGGGCTGCTCAGGCGCAGGCGTTGGCTGCGCGGGAGGCAGATCCGAATTCGTCGTTCAACATGATCAGGGCTGCCGGCGCCGCGGCGAGGCGGCAGGACGAGCGTCGTACGGCGGTGTTCGCTGCGCTGCGCGCCGCCGAGCAGAACCAACTGGCGAGGCGACTGGTGCCGGGCGAGTCGCGGGGCCCGGCGTGGAAGCCGTTGCCGGAGAGGGTGGCGAGGTTGGTGCTGGCCGAACTGGACAAGCGTTGCGGTGCGGATGCGCCGGCCGCGCGGTTGATCGCGTGCGCCAGGACGGTGCTCGGTGGGGAGAGTGCGGTCGCATAACAGGCCGAAGGTCCCCACAAATTCCATCATTTCCGACTACTCAGGATCATCGGTGACTTGCCGATACAGACGCGAAAGAACAGACACAGCGTCATGAATGGGAAGGTCATACGGTGGAAGAGATTCCGCGGTGCACGTTGGCCGCGATCTACGTTGTCCTGCGCACCGTGGTTGATGAGCCTTCGACCGAGCGGCGGGGGTTGCTGGTCGAGCGGGTCATGGCGATGCTGCCACCGGCGCTGAAGGCGCGGGTGATTCGGGTGGCGACGCAACGGGTGCAGTCCGGGCGCCTGATTCATGTGCCGGCGCAAGGTCCCGGCGGATGTGCCGATGAGGGTTGCCACTGATGCGGCGGCTGGGCCCCGCTCCGGCCCGGCAGGGGGTTGCGGGCCGGAGCGTGTGACTGGCAACTTCGAGGCCAGACCCTAGCATTTTTCGCGTATCGTGCGCAACGGGTTCGGCATGTTGCGCATTGTGTCTGTAACGCTGCGGTATGTTGCGACTGCCCCCGAGTGGAAGCCGCCGCCCATGCCAGAGCAGACGAACGACGTCGTTGACGTCAACTACCGACTCGACGCCGTCAACCGCGCCATGGGCCTGGTCGCACGTGCACCGCACCCCGAACTGACCGACCTGCTCGCCTACGCGGACAGCATCTACCGGTGGCTGTCCCTACGATCCCGGCGTGCCGACGGCCAGTCCGACGAAGGGATCCGGCTGCAGGCGTACGACCGCAGCCAGCAGTTCAACAGCCGCTGGTCGTACCTGTCCACGAACCTGCCCTACCTGCTCGACGCCGCGGAAACGATCTACAAGTACCTCGTCTCCGGGCCCATCGACGAGGTTCCCGTCCAGCTCAACGTGTACGTCAGCGACCCGTACGAGCAAGGCACCTCCACCCCCATCTCGAAAGGAACGATCATCGTGGCCGTACAGATGCGCGACACCCAGCAGGTCCGCGTCAGCGTCGAAGCTGTCGACTCCAAAGGCAATCAGGTCGAAAGCGGCAACCTGACCTGGACCAGCGACAACGAGACCGTCGCCACCATCACCGTCGACCCGGACAACGCGATGGCCGCCATCATCGTCGCCGGCAGCCCCGGCGCCGCGGTCGTCACTGTGTCCGACGGCAACCTGTCCGGACAGGAACTGATCACCGTGACCGCCGGCGCCGCGGCAAGCTTCAGCCTGTCCGAGGGCCCCATCACCGAGCAGCCCGCCGCGGCAACGCCGCCCGCCGCGGCGGCACCCGGCGACGGCGGTGTGACCAACAACTGAGCGCGAGCGCGCACCTCGCTGCGCGCTCGGTTCGGACTCGACACGCCGCCTGGGGGGATGGGCGTGGAGAATTCCGGGTAACCGCAAGACCCCCTTTGACGTGGCGCAGCCGTGGCGATGGCACCCGCCCGCGGCTGCGTCACACCCCCCGGCACGAAGGACGACATCATGCGCCGCATCATCGAGCAGCTCACCGACGACCTGACCGACGCACCCGCCGACGAGACCGTGCGCTTCGCGCTCGACGGCACGAGCTACCTCATCGACCTGACCGCCGACAACGCCAAGACGATGCGGGAAGCGTTCGCGGCGTATGTCGAGGTAGCTCGCCGGGACAGTGCACCGGCCACCGGCGGCCGCGCGGCGGCCCGCGGCGGCGGCCGGCGGGTCACCGCGGCCGCGCAACGTGCCGCGCGCAGCGCGTATCTGCAGTCGGTGCGGGCCTGGGCCCGGGACCACGGTTACACGATGTCGGAGTTCGGGCGGGTACCGGAGTCGGTGCTTGCCGCGTACGGCGAAGCGACCGGCGTGCACAGCCCCGACGATCTGACCGACGTCTGACCGGCGATGTCCGGTGTGACGCAGGTGCGGTGGTTGCGGCCGGCGGACGGGCAGGTGTTCCACGCGTTCGTCGGCCCGGCGCCGGGCCGTTCGGAATGCGCGGAGCCGTTCAACGACCGTTGGGAGCCCCCCGATGTGGGAACGGTCTGGATGCCGCTGTGCCCGCGCTGCCTGACCGCACGGCTGTCGGCACCGCTGCCGCTGCTGCCGGACGTGGCGCTCGGACCCCCGGTCGCCACGGTGGCCGCCGACATGCCACGTCAGCCGACCCCGGGGCCTGGTACCTGATCCGATCTGATCCGATCTGCCGACGGTCCCGCCGATAGCACCAGCAACGACACACCCGGCGACAGTAGGGCGGCGCGATGAGCAGCAAGGAACCCGATCGCGTTCTCGGTGACGGGGCGAAGGGCGACCTGGAACATCCTGAGCGGACAGCACCCGCAGCCGACCCGGCCGCGGCCGTCAACACCGACCAGGACAAGACCGTCGACACCGCAGCCGACGCGGCCAGCAAGAACGACTCTCACGCTGACAAGGAGTAGTCATGCCTACCAGCCCCCTTAGTGGCGACCCGGGCAAGGGCGTCGCCAAGAACGCTCCCGAGGTCACCAGCGAGACCAAGCCGGCCCCGCAACAGCAGGAAGCCGCGCCGGCCCTGTCGCACGGTGAGGAGCCCGGCTGGGTCACCTCCCGCCGGGAAGCGGAACACAAGTCGATGAACGACCCCGCCGGTCAGACGCCGCTGCAGATGCGCGCCGGCAACCACGACCCGGCTGTCGACCCCGCCACCGACGACAACGGCCCGACCCGCACCATCAAGCCCGACGGCATGGAGCCCGGCGCGCTGCCCGACGACGAGCCGCCGATCGTCGGCGGCACTCTGCCGCCGGTCTGACCCCCAACTCGTCCGGCTCACTGGGCGTCGGCCGGACGGGCGGCGCGGCACTGCTGCCTGTGGGCCGGTGCCGCGCCGCAGTACAAGGACAGGTGGTAGCGATGCGTCGCGAGACCGCGACCTGGGACGTCGACCTTCCGCATGCGTTCCGGCCGACTCGGCGCGCCGACACGTGCTGGTGCGGCCGCAGCCCGGCTGACGACCTGCACGACGAGGTGCCGGCCGGCCCGGAACGTGCCGCGCAGGTTGTCGTCACCGAGAAGGGCACCTAGAGCTGATGCTGGAACGGCGTGCCTGCGACTGCACCGTCGACGAGTCCGGTGCATCGGCGCGCACTCTCGGCCATGAGGTGCCCGGCATATACGACGGGGTGCTGTTCTGGCAGTGCAGCGCCTGCCGTGACTGCTGGCCCCGGTTCGACGCCGGCGACGACCCCCGGTTGCATGCTGCTGCGGTGCGCTATCTGGAGGCGCACCCGGGCGGGGTGTTCACCGGGGGCATGTTCGGCGAGCATCGCCCGTTTGGGCATGACTGATTGTTGTCGTTCTGTTACTGATTGTGGTCTATGGTTCGGCCCGTTATTACTGTTGAGCGGAAGACGAATGTCGCGTCGTCGGTGTCTTGCCGTGTCCCGGCATAGTGTTCGTTAATGTGCTCGGCGTGACCTATGTGCGTGTAACGTCCGCCCTGGCCCTCGTAGGCGCTTTGACCGTGAGTACGCTGCTCACCGGGTGCAACACCGACGCCAAGCAGCCCAGCTCCATAGCCACCAGCGCGCCCACGTCGGCCGCCGGCACCGGCACCGGTCACGTCGAGGACGTCACCATCATCAGCTGTGACATCGACCCGACGATCCAATTTCCGGCTATCAAGTACACCGTGACCAACCACAGCTCGAAGCGGTCGAACTACATCATCGAGATCGTCGTCACGAACGCCGCGGGACAGCAGGTCGGCACCGCGCCGGGCGCGGTCAACGGTCTGGAACCTGGCCAGTCGACCGCCCCGCAGGACACCTCTACTGCCGCGGTCGCCGCCGGCCCCATCAAGTGCAAGGTGTCCAGCGTCAGCCGGTATGCGGCGGCCGGCTAGTACAGCGCCTCGTTGCCGCAGTCCGGGCAGTCCGGGCTGTATCGCTTGTGCCGGCGGCCGCCGCGGTAGTACGACGCGCACGAACGGCGTTCCGTACCGATCTCCTTGATCCACCCGATCGGTTCCTCGCCGCCGTCCGCATCGAACGCGCCGGCGGCGAGCACCACGGCCGGCAGGCTGTCGTGATAGCACCAGCCGCGCGCATAGAAGCCCGGCGCGTCCTTGCAGGTGAGGGTGACGCGCAGATTGCCACCCATCATGACCATGACGTCGATGAAGTAGTACTCGGTTTCGCGCACCCGCCAGCCGCCTTCGATGCGCTGCGGGTTCTCAATCGAGACATTGCTCATCTCGTGAGGGTATGGACAACTGGCGCCGGTATGGTGACGGCATGCAGGCTGAGTCGCAGTGGGATGCCGTAGCGGACGTGCGGGCGATGCGCGACGAGGACATTCGGATCTCGGACGAGAAGATGGAAGAGCAGCGGCGTGACGGCGCGGAAGGTCCGGAGATCAACGAGGTGGGCCGGGCCCTGCTGCGTGAACTCGGGCTGACGGTCCGATGAGCATCGACGACACTCCGCCGTCAGCGGGCACTCCACTGGTCGTCTGTGCGGTGTGCGCCCGAGTGCTGTCCTATGACGGGACTGCTGGCGGGTACGCCCACAGTTTCCAGGACCGGGACACCGACCATCCGGCCGTGGCGACCTATGCCCGTGATCTGCCGACGCACCACGCGCGATGCGACTTTTGTAACGCGGACGTCGCCCATGATGCGGTCTGGACCGTGCCGGCCCGGGATTTTTGTCACCCGCAGATCCTTGGAGCGCCGCCGGAGGTGTCGGTCGGCGACTGGGCCGCATGCATCGGCTGTGTCGAGCTGGTCCGCTCGAACCGCTGGGATCAGCTGGTGGAACGGGTCGTGCGTCTGAGCCCGTCCCTGTCGAACGTTGCCTCCTTGCAGCAGCGCGCCTGGCTGGTGGCGTTGTACCGTAAGCTGGCCGAGCACATGACCGGCGAGCCCTACCGGGGGCCGACGCGACGCATCCAAGCGTGAGCGAACTGTTGATCTGACGTCACGCTGCGCGACGGCGTTCGTGTTATCGCCTATGATGGGTTCATGCCGACGCAGCCCGTTCCCACGCAGGATCGCCCTCGCCGCGGCTCCCGCGCCGGCACCGTGTCGGCCAGCGGCGAGTACAACCGGGCGCGGATCTTGGCGTATCTGGCGGACTGTGAGGCGCAGCGTAAGAATCCCACGATCTTGGAGATCGGCGCCGCGCTGGGGTTGGCGTTCGGCACGGTGCGCCGGCATCTGCTGACGATGGAGGCCGATGGCCGCATCGAGCGGGCCGGGCAGGTGGGGCAGGCGCGGGTGTGGCGTTTGACAACCTCGACGCCGGGACCGGTCGAGTCGCTGCGCGAGGTGTTCTGCGCTCGGCTGGCCGCTGCACGGATCACGGCGGGGTTGAGCGTCGAGCAGGCGGCCATGGCGGCAGGAGTGGCGCCGGAGTGGTTGCGACTGCTGGAGAACGGTGAGGCGCTCCCTGTGACCGGCATGCTGCTCGATCAGCTGGCGTCGGCGTATGGGACGTCCCTGGCGGCGTGGTTGTTCGAGCCGTTATTGGCTCCGATCGGCTGACGCCGGCGATGTCCGCGACCGTGGTGGCGTATCTGGTCAGTTGCTGTGATTGTGCATGTCGCTGGGACACGGCGAACGCGCTTGTGGTCGGGGCGACGCATGCGGTGCGTTACCGGCATCATGTCCGCGGCCAAGTTACTCGCGAGTACGAGTGGTCGCCTCCCCCGGCCCGAGACGACGATTCGTCCCAGCCGACGCTGTTCTGACCGTTTCCTCGCCGTCCGATGTGTTGGTGACGCAGCGTCAACCGCTCAGGGTGCGTCGCGGGGGGCGGACCGCCTGCCGGTGATCGCGTAATCCGCTGGTCGCCACGTCCCAGGCGCTGCGCAGATGCCGGGCCTGATCGCCGCCTTTGCCGCCGGCCGGTGGGCGGATGGGCCGCGGGTACACGGCGGCCGGCCCGGAGCCGTTCGCGCCGGGGCGCACCGTGACCAGCGGGCAGGGCCACTGTTCGGCGCCGATCGCGCCGAGGGTGATGGCGGTGGCAAGGATGCCGGACGGGTCGATGAACGCGAGCTTGCCGTGATGGTGGCTGTTGGGCCGGGTGACGCCCTCGACGGTGACCAGCGGCCAGGTGCCGGCCGGCGCTTCGGCCAGCAGGGTGTGCACGGTGGTGGTGACCTCGTGCAGATAGTGGGGGTCGACGTCGAGCAGTTGTCCGCCGCGGCGCACGACAACCATCGCCATCGCCAGGGTCATCGTGCCGGGCGCGGGGCCGATGGCGGCCACGATGCCGGTCTCGCGGCCGCCGGGGTCGACGCCGATGACGTAATGGATGGGCATGGGGTCTCTTCCCGGTTGCTCAACGTAAGTGCTGCGTAACGGTCAGTTCCAAATCTGGGAACAGTTTCCGGCCGATTCGGTCACTGCCGGTGGCGACCCCGTCGGGGCGCCTGTTCCAGATTTCGGAACAGTTCCTGACATACTGTTCACGTGGTCTTACCCAGTGTGATGGTGTCATGACGTCGGTCCAGCCGCTGACGGTCCGCTCCGTCGTCGGCTATCAGCTGCCCGTCCAGCACCAGGACGAGGTCAGCTGGTACAACGCCACCCGCGACGCCTACACCGCCGAGACCCGCTTTTCCGAACGCACCGACCTCGCCGACCTCGACCGCCTCCTGGTTCTGGAACTGTCGATCTACCGGTTGAGCAACCATCTCGCGTCCGGCTACGACTACGAAGGCGAAGAAGTCGACGGCGAACGCCTGCGCCGCCAGCTGCGTGAGATGTCCGACGCGGTCACCAAACTGAAAACCGCGATGGGCCTGACGAAAAGCGCCCGCGACGCCGCCGCGAACGACGGCGACTTCGCCACCTGGCTGGCCACCTTGCAGCAACGCGCCCGCCTGTTCGGCATCCACCGCGAAAACCAGCTCACCCGCGCCCTGGTGCTCATGAACGAACTCGCCGGCATCGTCGGCGCCTACGACCGTGCCGACATCGAGGAGCGCCGGCGCATCGGGTTCGAAACCGAAGCCGACGTTGTGGACTGGATCCGCACCGTCATGGTCCCCGAATATCACGAGATCGACGCCCACTTCCAGCAGAACGTGCAGCAATACTGGACCCGAGATTAGGACGGTCTTCGTGGGACGCGCCGACTTCGACAACGCCAAAAAGCTGTACCCCAGTGTCAACATGGGCGAAGCCGAATGGTTCGCCTATTTTCAGACCCCCGCCGGCGAACAAGCCATCGGCTACATCATGCGCGACATCTACGACGAGGTGCTCGCCCTGGAAGAACGCGACACCGGCCGCGTGCCCATGGGCCGGCGCGCCGCCCGCCCCGCCGTGCCGCTGTCCACCGTGTACGCCAAAGTGTTCCCCCCCGCTTACAGCAACGAACCGTTCCCCGTGGCGCTGCGCACCCTGATGAACGGTCGTTCGATCCGCGCGTTCGCCGCGAAAGTTCCCATGGCGCACGTCCCGCTGCACCGGCTGCTGGCCGGTGCCGACACCCCGGACCTGCGGCTCATGGAAGCCATCGCCGCCGCCGCCCGCGTCAAGCCAACCTACTTTTTGGAATACCGCGCCCAGTTCGTCGCCCTCATGGTGCAGCAAGCATTTCTCGCTCGCCCGCATCTGTCGATCCGTGCCATCCATGACCTGAAAGTGACCGCCTGATGACCGCCAAGGCGATCGTTGCGCCCAACGAAGAAGAGTCCTATCTGGTGGCGCTGCTCGACTCGATCGACGGCATCGACCTGGCCGAGGCATTCTGGTCGGACCCGTCCACCGCGACCGGCTGCTTTCGCGTCTGGGACTTTCAGTGGAAGTGGTTCACCTGCACCGACACTTTGCAGGCTGATCAATGCGGGCGTGGTGTCGGCAAATGTCTCGCCCCCGACACCCGCCTGACCCTCGCCGACGGTCGTCGTATTCGGGTTGCCGACCTTGCCGCCGCGACCGACCCCACCGCGATCCTGGCCACCGTCGCCCGCGCCGACGACGCCGTGCACGGGTTCGAACTACGACCCGGCACTGTGTACGTTTCCGGACATAAGGCGTGCCTGCGGATCCGCACCGTCAGTGGCCGGATCCTGACCGTCAGCACCGACCATCCGGTGTTCACGAGTACCGGCTGGCGCAAGGCCGGCGAACTGGCCGGCGACGACTCGCTCGCGATCGCCGCCTACCAGCCGGTGTTCGGCCGCAAGGTGCTGCCCCGCTATCTGGTGCGGCTGCTGGCACACGTTATCGCCACCGGCGGCGTCGGTGACCGACCCCGCGACGTGTGGTACTCCTCGGCCGACGCCGGTACCGACACCAGCTACTACGACGACCTGGACGCCACCCTTGGCGCTGCCAAACTCGTCGCCCGGCCCGTCTCTCGCCGCGACCGCATGATCAAAATTGTGGGGGAACGGTGCGGCCCCGGCAACGGCATCGGCCCGTTCATGGCCCAGGCCGGCATGACCGGTGCCCGCGCCGGCACCATGCGCATCCCCGACCTGGTCTTCGCCCTGCCCGCCCGGCAGCTGGCCCTGTTCCTCGGCCGGCTACTGCAACCCCCCCACGGTGTTGCCGTGCGCGCCGGCACCGTGCGCTATCAGTGCGCCAACCCGGCGATGGCCGCCGACCTCGCGCATCTGCTCACCCGGTTCGGTGTCACCAGCCGGATCCGCAGCAAACTGCTGCCGTCCATGCGGGGCCGCACCCGCACCGACGCCCGCATCCAGGTCGTCACCATCGACGACCCTGCAAGTCTCGTGCGGTTCGCCGCCGTCGTCGGCCCCCACGTGCTCGGCGGCACCCGCACCGCCCTCGACGCCCTGGTCGCCGGCCTGGACCCGGCCGCGTTCACCGCGGCCGCTGCCCCGCCGGTCGTGGTGTTCGACTCGGTCGCCGACATCACCGACGCCGGCGAACAGGATGTCTATGACGTGACGATGTCCGGCGAACCACAGCTGTTCGCCGACGACGTGCTCGTGCACAACTCCACGAAAATCATCATGCGCGGGTTCGCGCATCCTTTCCACGCCCCCGGCGAGCACATGTTCATCACCGCCCCCGAGCTGAACCATCTGGGACCGCTGACCGACGGGCTGCAGAACCGGTTCGAAGGCACCCGTATCGGCGCCGAGATGATGACCAAAGGCCGTGGTGGGGGCATCACCAAGCAGCCGCACTGGCAGGCCCAGTTCCTCAACGGCGCGAAGATCATCACCCGGCTACCGAACCGGGACGGCCGCGGCGTCAAAAGCCAGCATGCCAGCAAACTGCACCTCGACGAGGCGCAGGACTATCCCGCCGCCGGCTGGAACGAAGTCCAGCCCACCTTCAAACGTGGCGTGCCCGGCGCGCAATGGCATGTGCATGGCGTTCCCCGCGGTGTGCGGGACAACTTCTACGCCATCACCAGCGACGAGTCCAAGTTCACCGTGCACCGGTATTTTGCCTGCCACCGCCCGGACTGGTCGGACAACGAACGGGCCGAGGCCATCCGCAACTACGGTGGTTCGCCGCGGGATCCTGATTACAAGCGCAACATTTTCGGCGACCATGGTGATGCGACGAACCCGCTGTTTGTGTTGTCTCGGTTCATTGCCGTCTGCGACCTGGACCCTGGCAGTGACTACAACACCGCCGTCTACGCCGCCCGGTCCCTCAGCGACGAACTGCTCGCCGACCACGACCTCGACGCCCTGCTCGACCTGCCCGCCATCCACCGCATCGGCTATAGTCGCGCACCCCGCGGCTACAGCGCTTACTACGGCGGCATGGACGTCGGCATGACGAATCACCCATCCGAGGTGTTGATCTTCGGCCAGCGCACCGGCACCGAGCTGATGGAGCTGCTGCTGCGCGTGCATATGGAGCGTGTCGACACCGAGCGTCAGGTGATGGTCGTGCAGCGGCTGTTCGACTTCTACGGCAGCAAGCTGATCGCGTTCGCCCTGGACAGGACCGGTATCGGTCACTCCGTGTGGGACCTGTTGGACAAGTCCTACGTCGGGGATCGGGTGTACGGGTACCACTTCAGTTCGAAGGTCCCGGTTGGTATCCGGGAAGCGGCCGAGGGCGAGGATCCGCACGACCTCGACGCGCTCATCGAGATGCGCGACCTGGTCGAACACGCCTCCGACGTGCTGCGCGTGGACTGGGTCGACGCCGGCCGGCTGCAGCTGCCCGCTGATGACGAGCTGCTCGGTGAATGGCAGGGGCAGACGTACAAGGTGGAGAAATCCGGCGGAAACCTCTACGGCAAAAGGGTGTATTCCAAGGGAAAGATGCACACCTTAGACGCAGGCAAGATGGCGGCCGCGGCAAAGACATTGCCGCCCATTCAGGATGCCATCGACCGGGCCCGTGCGGTGCACGACGTCGACCCGGTGTTCGACGAGTTCCTCGGATCGTCCTGGTGACTACTCGTCGTCCACGCTGGGAGGCCGGTACCCCTTGACGTCTTCGTGTAGAACGTCGAGACCGTTCGGCTGGCCCAGGATCTTCATCGTCTTGAGCAGCGCGTCGTAATCCTCGTGCGGCATCATCACAGCGATGGGCGTCACGTCGTCCATGATTGAGATGTGCAGCCGGCCGATGATGACGCCGTCCATGATGGTGTCGAAGTCTGTGGCGAGCGTCTCCCGCAGGATCGGCACGAGTGGCATCTTTCGTGCCGGATGTGCCTCGGGCTCAGGTGTGGGCTGTGTTTCGTCGCTCACTGGACCCCCAGAACTGTGTGGCCGCGGGCGGTGGCTGCGGCCGCCAGGCGATGATCGAAGGTGGCTATCGAGCCACGGGTGACGTCGGCGGCGAGCAGCACGCAGCAGTCGGGCATCCGCAGCCCGGTCTCTACACGCAGCAGCGCGAGCAGCGTGGGACTTTCCTGCGGGAACGGGATGGTCTGCAACCCCAGTTTGTGCAGCGCCAGGAGTGTTTGGCCCAGGCGCCCTTCGCGGGCGGGCACGACGAGGGCTTCGGCCATGTTCAGTGGATTGGTGCACAGTGGCTCGCCTGCCACGTCCCGTAGAAGCTGTCGCGCCTGAGCGTGGTGAGCGTCGTCAGGGTTGAGGTGAGCGATGATGACGGCCGCGTCGAGGACGATCAAGCGGGCCATTCCTCATGTAGCTGCTGCAGGTCCCCAGGGTTGAAAACGCCCTGCAGGATGCCGGCAGTGCTTTCGATGGCGGCGAGTTGTTCGCGCCGGCGTCGTTTGCTGTCGTCGCACAAGCTCTGGTGACCGGCTTCGATGAGCCGTAGCAGGAGCTTGGTGCAGCTACCGCCGTCTTCGGGCCATTGGCGTGCGGCGTCGGCGAGGGCTTCGGCTACCAGGTCGTTTTGTGTGATCATGTAGCGAGGCTTGGTGGTCGGCATGTCTTAAGAGTAGCACCGAAGTGCTTGGTGTTGCACGTGGGTGTTACTGTGTGTGCATGACCAAGACCGTGCGGATCCGCGTGCTGCGCAGTACCGCTGACCGGCTGCGCGATCTGGCCGACGCCCAGCACACCACCATCGACGCGGTGCTGCGCGCGGCGCTGGACGCGTTGCAGCGCAAGCGGGAACGTGAGCGGCTTGCCGCCGAGCCGGAGCCGGCCGAATAGGACTTAGGTGTAGGTCGGGTGCGTTTGATGGCCGCGATCCGTTCGCGCTCACGCTGCTCGTCGTCGTCACGCAACACCCGGTGCCCGGCTTCGATCAGCCGCAGCAGCAGCTCACGGCGAGTGTCTTCGGGCCAGTACTCCATGGCTTCGTCGATCGCTTCGGCGATCGCGTCCGTTTCCGTGATCCAGAAGCGGCGTCGGATCGGCATGCTTGAAACTCTAGACTGCTCGCCATGGAGGACACGGATAATTCGTTCGTCGACATCACTGCCTACGTTGACGAGCTGCTCGCCGACGAGAAGCTACGTCCGGAGATCGACAGGATCTACGAAAGCATGCTGGCGGCCGACCGTGTGCATGCACTGCTGCGGGCGGCTTCCGGTGCCGGCAAGGCTGCCGATGAGCCCGATGAGAGGCTGTGAACGACCGTTGAGCGACCCGAACGAGGCCCCGAACGAGGCCCCGGACGCGGCCATGAAGCTGCCCAGTCTGCCGTACCTGCGGATCCCGTGCGAGGAATGCCCATGGCTGGCTGATGCGGTGCCGGGCCGCTTCCCGCAGGAACGTTGGCTCGCGCTACGGGGCACCTGCGACACCGGTTCCGGCAGCGCCCCGATGGACGCGCCGATGTTCGCCTGCCACAAGACCCGGCCGGGCGCCGAGTATGTGTGCGCCGGCTGGCTGGCACGTGAAGGCGCCGGCCATGTCGGGGTTCGTATCGCGGTGCTGCGGGGACGACTGCCCGCCGAGGCCCTGTCCCCGAGTGAAGGATGGCCCCCGCTGCATGCGGATCTGTTCGCGGCCGCCGAACATGACCTCGGTGTGTCGATGGAGGCGGACGGCTGATGCGCTTCTACGTGTACCTCGGTGCTCGCCAGGTCGCTCAGTTCGATGTCGACGACCTCGGCCGTCGTGACGATCCGGTCGCGATCAGTGTGGATGTCGAGTTCGAGCCCGGCGCGCGCCGGCCGCTGCTGGGGATCAACCTTGCCGGTCCGCAGGCCGCGTTCGTCGGTGCCTGGCCGGACGGTGACAACTGGGTGCCGTTGGCGTCGCTGAATCCGTTGTCCATCCCGCCGGTCCCGTGAGCACCGAGCCAGCCGCCGAGTGGTTGGACGATGATGCGTGCATCGCGCGTACGAACTACTTTCGGGTCAAGGATCGGGACGCGTTCATCGCGGTGCTGGCGCCGGTGGCCATCGACATCATCTTCGCGCCGCAAGACGCTGACCTGCTCTGCCTGGTCGCCCGCGGCACCCAGGGCTGGCCGTACGACTACCGCGACGAGTACGGACTGTATGCCAACTTCGATCTCTTCAGCACGCTTGCCACGCATCTGGCCGATGGGCAGGTCGCCATCAGCATGGAGGTCGGCGGCGCGCGGTCGCGTTACGCGTTCGGGATCGCGTGGGCGGTGAACAACCTCGGCAAGCAGCGGCTGGTCGACCTTGCCCATGAGATCCTGCAGAAGGCTGAGGAGTTGGGGCCGGACGTTGGTGCGCTGTGGGAGTCGATGCTTTGACCTCGCCCAAAATGTTGGGCATGACCGCCGTGTCCAACATCTTGGGCATGGAGCGACGCATGGCCGATGTTTTTGTCCCTGGCATGGGCTAATGTCGTACCCGCAAGTTCGCCCGCGCTGTGTCAGCCGCCCCCCGCTTGGGCACCGGGGACCGCCTGGCGAAGGCACTTTCGCCAGGCGGTCAGGGTGAAGCGGCCAGGATGCCACGTACCGCGTCGTACGTCGCCCGGTAGTTGGCACGGGGCCCGTTGCGATGCTTGGCCAGCGTGGTGCGCAGCTTGTCGTGTGGGCTGTCCGGATCCGGGTGCACGAACAGCACCAGGTCCGCGTCGTTCTCCAAGCTGCCGGACCCGGCCAGGTCGGTCAGCGCCGGCACATGCTGGTTCGCCCGTGACGCGGGCGCCTTGGCCGCGGTGCTGGTGACCAGGACTGCGGCGGGCAGCGCATGGGCGAGTGACTTGAGCGTGACGGTGGCGTGGTCGACGACGTCGGCGGTGGTCGCTGTGGGCCTGGCGTCGTCGAGGAGATTGCCGATTCCGTCGACGACCAGCAGCCGCACACCGAAGTGATCGGCGGCCAGCTGTGCCTGGACGGCGATGACGTCGATGGTGCGTGCCGTGTCGTTGATCATTATTGGGGCGCGTATCAGCCGCTGGATCTGGTGGTAGTCCGGGTTGCGCGGGTCGGGGCCGCATCCGATGGTGGTGAGCCTGGTGCTGATGTCGTGGGCGTGGTTGTCGCCGGCGGCGGCCGGCACGGCGAACACGAGGGTGGGGACGGTGCGTTCCACGGCGGCGTGATGACACCAGGTCAGTAGCAGGTCCCGGGCCAGGTCGGGGTTGACGGCGGCGATGACGGCCAGCTGGCCGGGGTGCAGGCCGCCGGCGAGCAGGTCGTCGAGGTAGGTGGCGCCGGTGGGGATCGACGGGGCGAACGTCTCGTGGCGGACGAAGGCCAGCACATCGCCGAGGCCGTCGCGCAGGGTGCCGACGATCGGTGTGTTGTCGGTCGTGGTGTCTGGCATCCGGGCCCCCGTTGTGCTATCAGCACTCATGCAAATGATCGTAAAGGTTGACGGCGACAACGCGGCGAAAAGCTGTGGAGTATTCCGCGATTCTGCACTTTTCGGGCTTCTACGAGTTGTGGGCGTCTGAGCGACGCAGCGAGGCGCAGAATCGGGCAGATTCGGCTTCCTGCGGACAGGCGCCGATGACAAACGTGTGCGTATCGACGTTCCCGCCACCGACGAGACGGGCCATATCGGTGGCCTGATCCCCGCCGCGGTCGTCGACGCCACCTGGGGGGCGCTCGGCAGCCGTCAACAGGTCGAGGACGAGATCGACCTGATGCTCACCACGATCCGCGCGTTCTACGACCAGCCCGGCGATGTGGTGATGCGCCAGTGCGGCGCGCTGTCCGCACGCTGCACCGAACTGGCCATCGGGCTGGTGCGTCTCGAAGGGCGCCGGGAGTGGATTCATCTGCGCACCCGTCAGGTGGACCGGCTGCTCGCGGAGATTGAACGTCAATATCGCATCGCCAGCCGGCTGCTTGAAGGTCGCCGGCTGGATTGGGAGACGAGCCGGGAGAACAGCCGGTGACCGCCGTCGAAGCGGGCAGCGATCTTGCGATCAGTGATGCGGGCCTGCCGCTGCCCTGGATCAACGCCACCGGCCTGCCGAACTCGGTCATCACCGAGAACAACGACACCCGTCAGATCGCCTACCAGCTGTCCACCTGGGTCAGTAAGGCGCGCGCCGCGTCCGGGCGCAGCGTCGCCACCGACCCGGGGATCTATGTTCCGCAGGAGAACGTGTACGACGAGATTCGTTCGGCGCGGCATGCGATGGAGCACGACTCGATCGTGTCCGGTGTCGCCGAGGTCACCGAGGCGATGGCTTTCGCCGGGTTGTCGTGGGAGAGCCCGAATCCTGATGATGCGGATGCGCTCAACCAGCTGGCCGAGGATGCCGACCTCGACGGGCTGATGCGCCGCATGTGGTACGACATGTTCTCCTGTTCGCAGGCGGTTGTCGCTGCCCATTGGGGCTGGGTGGAGTACACGGTTCGCGGGCAGACGAAGAATGGTAACCGGCGTAAGAAGACCTACCGGTTCTTCGCGCCGCAGCAGCTGAAAACGCTGGATCCCGCGAAGGTGGTGCCGACGGGCGCCGGGCCGGTGGCCGGTGAGGGACTCGCCTGGCAGGCCAGCGGCGGGGAGATCGACGCCTACTGGGATGCGTTCGACGGTCGCATCAATGATCCGTTGATGTTGTCGTACTTCACCGGCCAGTACTTGCCGACCGTCACCGAGGCCGCGCAGCTGGCCGCCGACGGGGTCGACACAACCCGGTTGCTGGCGATGGACCCTGCGGCGGTGTTCCGGCACACGCTGACCAAGCCCGATTACCAGCGTCATCCCGCGGTGCGGTTGCGGTCCTGTTTCTCGACGCTCGACCTCAAGCAGCAACTGCTGGCCAGTGACCGCGCGATGCTCGTCGGCGCGGCGAACTATATCCTTTTGGTGCGTAAGGGCACCGACGCGGCACCCGCACAGCAGCAGGAGATCACCCATCTGCGGGAGAATTTCAACTTCGTCGCCAAACTTCCGGTGATCTTCTCCGACCACCGGCTCGAAATTGAGATCATCGCCCCGAAAACCGATTTCGTGCTGGACCGGGCGCGGTATGACACGCTCGACGAACGGCTGCTCACCCGGCTGCTGGGCACCCTGCTCATTCCCGGTCACGGCCGGGACACGACCGACACCGTCGCGACCGCGGTCGCCAGAACGATGGAAAACCGCCGGCACATGATGCGGTTGTGCCTGCAGCGGCGTATCGCCCGCGCCATCGTCGACCATCCCCGCAACCGGGGGGTGTTCGAACAGCCACCGAGCCTGGTGTTCTCCCCCCGCAACATCGCGCTGGCCGCCGACCCGACCTACGCCCAGGGGCTGCTCGCGCTGCGCACCCAGCGGGAGATCAGCCGCGAGACGATCCTCGAATACTTCGGTCTGGACGAAGCGGTCGAAGCGATGCGCATGCAGACCGAGGAAGAGTTCTTCGACGACATCTTCCGCACGCACGTGCCGTTCTCCGCACCCGCTCCCACCGCCGGCACTGCCCCAGCCGACGGCACATCACCTGACACGGCGGCGCCGTCGCCGGACGCGACCGGCAACAACCGGGCCGCTCCCGCACCAACCCCCAACGGCACCCCCGAAGCGCCCGGCGTGTCCGGTGCTCGCGGCGGCCGGCCCGTCGGCGGCGGCGACCGGCCCCAGTCGCCGGCCGCGGTACGCCCCCGCACCCGCAAGGGCAACCCGTCGACGTGATGTTGCCCGCTCCGATCCATCCCCGAGTCCGCCGACATTTCACCCAAAGGACGGGAGGACATCGTGGCTGACGCTGTGGCAGCGCTGTACCGGCAGGCCGCGCACTGGGAGCGCGCCTTCACCGCCGACGAACGGCGCAAGCATGCCAAGAGCGGGGCCGCGATGCCCGACGGATCGTTCCCCATCCTGAACCGCACCCATCTGCACGCTGCCCTGACCCTTTACGGGCATGCCAAGGATCCGGCGGCCGCCAAACGGCACATCATCAAGCGGGCGAAGGCGATCGGCGCGACCGGCATGCTGCCCGAAGGCTGGACCAGCTCGTGAACGTCGAAGCCGCCTTGTACCGGGCAGCGGGCTGGACGCCGCACCGGTACGACCCGGCCACCGGTGGCCGTTGCCGTACGTGCGCGCAGCGCCGCTACACCGGTGAGCATGCTGCCGCCGAGAACGCGGCCGTCCGGCCCGCCGGGCAGCTTCCCGCACCTCCCGGGATGCGCACCCCCCTGCCGCCGGGAGCGCTCGCGAACCTGCCCGAAGGATTGCGTGGCACCCGTCATCCGTACGCGAAGCTGCCGTCGCCGGCGGCCTGGTCGTCCAAGGACTGCGCGATCTGCGGGCTGCCCGCCGGCGAACCCGTGCATCTGGATCCGGAAACCAGCAAACCGCTGACCTACGACATTTCGTCTGCGCCCGACGCGATGGCCACCGCCGACGCCGGCGACGACGACGAACCGGCCGGCGGCGACCCCGACGCCGGCGACGACTCCGCCCCGGCCAGCGCGATGATCGGTTTCTGGTTGCCCACCGCGCTGGCTCTGACGCTGTTGCCGCCCGGTATCGACGGCGCCGAAGAACCTGATGATCTGCATCTGACGATCGTGACGCTCGCCGGCCTGCCCGACGCCGGTGACGGTCCGGCGATGGCTACCGTGCTGGCGGCGGTGGCCATCGCCGCCGGACGTATCGCCCCGTTCACGGTCACCCTGTCCGGTGTCGGAGTTTTCACCGCCGGCGAAAAGCCGGTCACCTACTACTCGGTCGACTCTCCCGACCTGCCCGATGTGCGTGACGTTCTCGTCGACACGCTGACCGGTGCCGGTGTCCCGATCGACACCACCCACGGGTTCACCCCGCACATCACACTCGTGTACGACGTCGCCGCGGTACCCGCCCCGCCGACCGACCCGATCCTTATCGACCGGCTCGCCTGCGCCATCGGCGAGGACCGTTACGAGTTCCCTCTTGTCGGCAACCCCGACAGTGACAACGACGATGCCAGTGACAACGACGATGCCGGTGACGACGGTATGGCGGCCGTCATGGATCCGGCCGTCATGGACCCCGGTCCCGCCGGCTGGTCGCAGCCGTTCAACCGGCGGGACCGGGCCCACACTCAGCCCCGCGCCGAAGATGCCGGCGATGCGGGCCCCGACCGCGGCAGCGCCGGCAGCACCGCGGCGCACACCGAACGAGCGTTTGTCACCGAGGCCAATGGCAAGTTGCTTGTCACCGCCCCCAGCGATCAGATCCTCGCGCCGATGGCCCGCACCCTGGCCGCCGGCGCCACCGGCAACCAGCATTTCTCCTGGCTGACCGGCCGCCTCGTCGGCGCCGACGAGCCCAACCGCAACGGTGCGTTATGGACGTTCGGGGATCTGCAGTTCGGCCAGCCCGGCGTCCGTCACGGACCGTTGAACTGGCTGCACGAGGGAAAACATGTGATCGGCACCCTGGCCGATTCCGTGCTCGTGCCTCACGAGCAGGCTGGCGACGTCGGCGCGCACATCGCCACCCTCGCCGCGGTGTGGTCATGGTTGTACCCGGCCGAAACCGAAGTGATTCGTTCCGCGTCCGACGCCGGCCGGCTGTGGCAGTCGATGGAATGCGTGTCCGAATCGGTCGAATGCGCCGGTGACACCGGCTGTGGACGCACCGTCGCCTACGGCGACTACCTGTCCGGCACCGGCACCTGTGCACATCTGCGCGAACGCAGTGCGGTGCGCCGGTTCGCACGCCCGTCGTTCCTCGGTGCCGCCGTCATCGTGCCGCCGGTACGTCCCGGCTGGGCCGGCGCCGACACCCGGGTGCTGTCCGCACTGTCGGCGGTGTCCGCGGACAGCTATCAGGCTGCCGGCTGCCCCGACATGAGCGCATCCGAATGGGAACGGCTGATGGGTGAGGTGCTGACGTATGCCGGATCCGGCGCATCCCAGGTCACGTCGACGGGCGGCAGCCCTGTCCCGGGTGGTGCGCAAGCTGCGAGCGGCGGCGCACCGGGCTCGCACCGCACCACCTCCGCCACCACCACCGGCGAACTCGCCGCCGGCGCCGCCGGCGGTGTGAACGACCCGATGCGTGAACTGGCGTTGAGCCTCGCCGGGCTGACCAGCGTGCTGGCCGCCGAACGCAGCGCACCGCGGTTGCGCCGCATCGAACGTGACGACGTTGGCCGCATTACCGCTGTCATCGACGAATAGTCGGAAAGGAAAGTCATGCCGTTTTCGGTGGCATCGCGCAACTACATGTTGGATCAGGAGGGCGGAAACAACTCCGTCTACATGAGCCTGCATTCGGGTGACCCGGGCAGCACCGGGGCGAACGAGCTGGCCACGACGGGTGGTTCGCCCAACTACGCCCGCAAGCCCATCACGTGGGCGGCAGCGTCGGGCGGCAGCAAGGTGTCCAACGTCTCCGAGGCGTTCGACATCCCCCCGTCGTCCACGGTGAGCTACTTCGGGCTGTGGTCGGCAGCTACCGGTGGATCGTTCCGCGGTGGGGGCCCGCTGTCGAGCACGGAGACGTTCGCCGCGCAGGGCACCTACACCGTCACCAGCGGCAACGCGAACATGGCGCTCGCATAAAGCCGTAAAAAGCTTATAAAGCTAACGTCGAGCTGCGCCGTCCGGGCCTACGCCGCGGCGGTGCAGCGGTGTCGAACCGCGAGCTATTGCGCCATGTTCTCGGGGTCCTCGGCGTCACCGTCGTAGATCACAATCCCCATGATCTCGACATTGTCGCTGAACTCGGGGAGCTTGACGTGGATCGGGTCTTCCGCGGAGTCCTCGCCCGATATCGCACTCCACGTGATCACTTTGCGAGCGTAGGGGCCGGACGCGGTCGTGTTGGCGTCCAGGACAGCGACGATCTGTTCGACGTCGGTCAGTTGACCGCTGGCGACCTGGACCATGAACGTTGTGGCTTGTGCGCTGGTGAATGTCAGCGGGTACCCGTTCTTCTCGCAGAACACGGCGAGCGCGATGAATGCGCAGCGTTTGTTGCCGTCGACCAGTGCGTGATTGCAGGCCAGTGACTGTACGAGCGCGGCGGCCTTGTGCAGCGTTGTCGGATAGGCGTCGGCGCCGAACACGGTGACCGCAGGCCGGTGCAGCGCCGAGGCCAGCAGTCCCGGGTCGCGGATCGTTGCCGGTTGCCCGAGAGCGATCACCGCAAGATCGAGGAAGCCGGTGAGCGTCAGGTAGCGGGTGGCGCCGGTCAAAGGTCTGCTAGTGCATCAAAGGTGGCGGCGTACCGGGTCCGGATCTCGGAACCGATGACGCTCCAGCTGCGTTCACGTCGGTCGAGGTACTCGGTGACGGCGGTGTCGAGCAGTTTTTGCAGTGAGCAGCCGTCGCTGGCTGCCGCTTGCTGCAGGGCGGCGAGCCGTTCGTCGTCCAGTCGGTAGTTGATCGCGCTCATACTTCATAGTACCACGATGGTACCGTCCGTGGTAGGCTCAGGGTGGAGAGTGACATTCGCTCCGGCGACGCCCGTCAGGGCGACCGCGACCAGCTGCAGGACGTGGCGCCTGATGTCGTCGCGGATGGCAGCGTCGCCGTCGAGGTCGTAGGCCGAGGCCCAGGCGTCACGGTCCACGTCGATCGCCACGGTGACGTCGACGCGCAGCCTGGTCACGACAGCAACGCGCCGGTGTCGTCGACGACGTCCAGACCTCGGCTGGCCGCGTTCGTGAGCGGATGCTGCGCGCCCAGGATTTCGCTGTCCGCTCCGGTGGTCACGTTCACCGTCAACGCCAGTGGTTGCTCGGTGCGTGTACTCCAGCCGAGCACCTCGATGCCGACCACATCGTTGGCGTCGTTCAGCAGCAGCCGCACACTCTTGCCGCCGAAAGTCCCTACGACGCTTCGTCCCGGCGCCCGCGGCGCCCAGCTGATGAGAACCGCGTCGGCGGCTTGATCAATGTCGATGTTCATGTCGGCCATCCTTGCCGATCCGGGCTCCGATGGCACACCCTTACCGGCATGGAACCCGAGCCCGACGAGCTGACCCTGGACCTGAAGGTGGCTGTAGCCATCGCCCACGCCCGAGCCCATCCCGAACAGATGCGCCCGTACGTGCCTCGCAGTGCACAGCCGGACAACAGCGACGCCCGCATGAAGGTGCTCGACGACATCAACGCTCTGCTCGACGCGCAGGAATCTCCCATCGTCAGCGGCCCGGTGGCGCTGCCGGTCTCTTTGCGTAATGCTGCGGTGATCGCTGTCGCCAGGCTCGGGGCGGCGCCGTCGGTGACCGCGCTGATCACCGACGCGTTGCGCCGTACGCTCGAAGAAGCCGTCAGCCGGGCCGCTCTCGACAGCCACTACGCACAGCACCCGCATGCGCGCCCCTCGCTCGGTGAGGTGGCGTTGGCTTACGCAGAGCAGACGGGGTCACCGCTCGCGCAGCGGCCTGAGCTGCTGGATGCAGCAGCTCAGCAGATTGTGTCCGTGCATCCTGACGCCGACGGCCGTGACGTGCTGATGTGGGCGCAGGGGTGGTTGTCCGCCCAAGAGGAGTCGGCGCAACTGTTTGTGCCACAGACTGCGGCACAAGTGCAGGCGCACAAGCGCGCCGAACTGGACCGCTACCTGGACTGGCTGGAAAAGGAGCAGGGACTGCCGACCCCCGAGCAGCTGGCGGCAGCGGACCGCTGGGTCAACGGCCTGCTCACCGCGATCCGCTCGGCGGACCGGGCCGTGGTGGACGACATGAGCCAGCGCCGGTGGCGGGCGCGGGCGAGGCGTGAGGCGCGCGAGATGGCTCAGGATCCGGCTGATCGCGGCGAGGTGGCTGCCACGATGCGTTTTCTTGACGGCGACGAGTAGCTCGACCAGCGGGTAGTGCGCGGCCGCCGGCTGCGATCAGCAAGATCAGGGGCCGATGGTCTCCTTCGTGGCTGAAGGAACTGTCCGGCTTCCCCTGGACTCGACGGGAAAATATCTGCGCACCCAGACTGTGACGGTCGGTGCGCAATCCGAGGAACAGCAGGTGGTGACCCTTGGTGACGCTGCGGGTCATGTTGCGGCGTTGTCCGCCGCCGGCGGCCAGTACACCCAGCTGACGAGTGCGTCCACCATCGGTCAGGTCGCGCAGGTCAACCCGTACGGCGCTTTGAAGATTCAGCCGCCGCCCCAGTTGTGGTTCTCGGACACGTTCAACAATCTTGACACCGTCAACCGATGGGTGACCGGTGGCACTATTGCGCCGATCGCGGCGAACGGTGCGGTGTTCTCTCCTGGAACCACGGCGAACGCGTCGTCGACGTTGTCGAGCATTCCGCAGTTCACCACGGGCACCGCGTACGTGTCGGTCGTCACCCCGGTCGCGCTGGAGACGGTGGCGGTGACCGGGGCGCACCGCTGGTTCGGTCTGGGCACGGCGCCGGCGAGCCCGAGTGCGACCAACCCCGTTCAGGACGGTCTGGGCTGGGAGGTGGACACCGCCGGGGCGTTGCGGGCGAGCATGTATCAGAACGGTGGGCGGGTCTGGACGTCGATCTTGACGTATCCGTCGGACGGGCAGCCGCATTTGTACCAAATGGAGTGGTCGGCGTCGGGGGTGCTGTACTACGTCGACGGCACCGAAGTGCCGGTGATCTGGGCGCCGCCGGCGATGACCGGGGTGTCGATGCTGCCGATCCGTACGGCGCAGTACAACGGTGCGACCACGTTGTCGGCGCCGACAACGTTCATGCTGCGTGCGGCGGGCATTTCCGACAGCATGGGCCCCACCACGATGATCGCCGATGCGACGTATCCGTGGCGGCGGACCTCGGTCAGTGCGAACGGGGTGCTGTCGGCGGGGATGCCGGATGCCACCAGCAGTGGGTCGATCCTCATGACGACGACCGGTGGGGCGGTCACCGCGACCAGCAGCGGCGTCGGGGTGGTCGGGGTGCAGGTTGCGGGCACCTGGACCGGGACGATCGCGCTGGAAGCCACTACCGACGGCGTCAACTGGTTCGGCGTCAACGGTGTGCAATCGGGTACCGGTGCGATCGCCGGGGTGATCACCGGCAACGGACAGTGGCGGGTCAATTCCGCCGGTTACGCGCAGGTGCGGATCCGGTCGTCGATCGCGGGGACCGGCAGTGCGACCGCGACGCTGATCGCTGCTGCACCCGCCTCTGTGATTACTGCTGCGGAGCCGGTGCAGGTTCGTGGTTACGCGATCGCCACGAACACCAGCACGATGACGACGACCGGCACCTATGGGCCTGTTGATGTCAGCGCCGCCGGCAATGTCACCATCACCGCCTCGGGTGGGTTCGCCGGCACCATCGCCGGTGTCATCGAGCAGACCAACGACGGCAGCACCTGGTATCCGGCCGGTGGGGTGCGGTCGGACACGGGGCTGGCCGAGTCGACCTGGACGCTGGCCGCCGGCAGCGTGCGCATGTGGGACCTGGGCTGTGAAGGCATCACCGCGGTGCGCATCCGGCTGACGACCGCACCGACCTCCAGCTCGGTGGTGTTCCGGGCCAATGCCGGCGGCATGTCGTTCTCCCCGTCGGTGGCGGCCACCCTGCAGGATCCGCCGCGGGTGGGCCTGACCTGGTACACGACCGGGTTCGCGGTGCCGACCGCGGAGGCGATGGCCACGGTGACCGGATTGCAGCGTCTCGGATCGGCTGTGGTGACCACTGCGCTGACCGTCAGCGCCGGTAAGACGTTGCGGGTGCAGGCGATCTCCGGGTCGATCACGCTGGTCGGCACGACCGCAGTGCAGACCCGCATCACGCTGCGTGCCGCGGCGGGAGCTGCGGCGGCGGCGACCAGCCAGGTGTACTGGACGGTGCGCAAAGGCGCCAGCGCTCTCACGGCGGGCACCGTGTACGACTTCGACACGTCGTTCGCCGGCGGGCTGGAGTTCCCCGCCGGCTACGGCATCGGGTTCTCGGCGCTGGCCGGAACTGCCTTGATGCACAGCCTGGACCTGTCCATGGTCGGTTACGAGTACTGATCATCCCGGTCGGAACCACTTTGGACGGGGGTGATCGGTGACCGCCGCAATCGTCGCGTTCTGGGCGAACCGCTGGACCCGTGTCGTGACCAACGGCACCGTCGGCCTGTCCACCACCGGCACCCTGGCCGCACAAGGCATCCGTGCCGAAGCCGGCGCCGTCTCGGTCACCGCCAACGGCACCCTCGGCGCCACCGGCCGTAAAACCGCACACGCCATCACCATCGCCACCGCGACCGCCACCGGCACCCTGACCGCACCCGGCGGCCGTAAAACCGCACGCGGCGGCGGCACCGTCGCGTCCAGCTCCCCGATCAGCGCCGCCGGCCGTAAAACGATCACCGCTACGGTGTCGCTGCCCGCCGCCGGTGCCCTGACCGCGACCGGCCGCAAACAGGCCACCGCGACCGCCGGCGCCCTGACCGCGACCGCCGCTGCCGCCGTCACCGGCGGCGTCAAACAAACTCCGGCCCGGCCCATCACCATCACCGCCACCGGCACTTTGACCGTCACCGGCGGCCGCAAGACGATCACCGCCGCGATCACCTTGGCCGCGGCCGGCGCGCTCGCCGCGATCGGCTCCAGCATCAAACGCGGCTTCACCAACGCCACCGGCACCCTGACCGCGGCCGCCGGCCGCAAAACCGGCCTCGGCGCCGGCACCTTGACCGCCACCGCCACCACCGCCGTCGCCGGTGTGCACACCGCCACCGGCAGCGCCACGCCGCTGACCGCGACCGCCGGGACCGTCGTCGCCGGCCGCAAACAGGTTGCCACCGCCACCGCCGCCGGCGCTCTGACCGCCACCGTGAGCGCGGCCAGCATCGGCGTCGGACACCATGCCGGCGTCACCAGCCTCACCGGTGTCAGCATCCTCGGCGCGGCCGGTGCCAGCAGCCGCACCGGCACCGGACTGCTCGCCGGCGCCGGCACCGCCGCTGCTGCTGGCCGCAAAACGGCTACCGGCACCGGCGCTGTCATCCCGACCGGTGCCACCAGCAGCACCGCTCTGACCGTGGCCGGCACCAAAACAGGACGCTCAACGACCGTTCTGGCCGCCACCAGTGTTCTGACCGCGACCGGTATGCACGCCACCACCACCGGCACCGTCCTGCTGACCGGTGTCACCAGCGTCACCGTTGCCGGCGCCTCCATCAAAGCCGGATACGTCAACAGCAACAGCACCTTTGCCGTCGCCGGTCACCGCACCACCACCGGCACCGCCACCCTGACCGGCGCCACCCCCACCCTGACCGTGGCAGGTAACAAAACCGCTTCCGCCTGGGGCATCCTCGCGCCCGCCACCGGCACCCTGGCCGCGACCGGCACCCACACCGCGTTCGGCACCGTCACCACCACTGCTACTGACGTCCTGGCCGCGACCGGCACCCACACCGCGTTCGGCACCGTCACCACCACCGCCACCGGCGCCCTGGCCGCCACCGGCGCCAAGCAGCTGCCCACCATCAGCCCCGCCACCGTCACCGCCATCGACACTCTGACCGTCACCGGCGACAAGCATCTCGCCGCCGCGATCACCTTGACCGCGACCGGTGTCCTGACCGGCGACGGCGCCGGCACCCATGCCGCCCGCCTGCCCGCCACCGGCACCCTGGCCGCGACCGGCATCCGCGGCGCCGTCGGCACCGCCACCCTCACCGGCCCGACCGGCGACCTCACCGCCGTCGGCACCGCCACCCGCACCGGCACCGTCCGCCTCGACGCCCTCACCAACCCCGTCAGCGCCGACAACGGCATCAAACGTGCCCGCGGCTTCGGCGGCATCAACGCTCTCGGACGCCTCGCCGGCACCGTTCAGCACGCCAGCCTCGGCACCGCCACCGGCCTCGGCCAGCTGTCCGCCGACGGCATCAAACACACCGGAACCGACGCCACCGGTGAACTCACCGACCTCGTCGACGCCCAAAGCTTCGGCTACAAAACCATCGACGGCGCCGGAACCGTACTGTCCACCAGCGACCTGACCGCCATCGGCGAAGTGTCCGCCCACCGGTACATCATCGGCACCACCTTCCCCGTCGCCGCCGGCGCCGGCATCCAGATCCGCGGCCGCAAAACCGCCTTCGGCGCCGGCAGCATCACCGCCGCCGGCATCCTCGTCGTCCGCGCCGACCCCCCCGGCGCCGTCACCGCTTTCGGCACCCCCGCCGTCACCCACGGCACCAAAAACATCAGCACCCAGAACATCTCCTTGCGCACCGAATCCACCCTGGCCGCATACGGCGCCAAAACCCTGCCCGGCACCGCCACCGTGACCGCCACCGCCACCATGACCGCGTCCGGCAGCGTCGGGCTCACCGGCACCGGCGCCGGCGCCTGCGCCGCCACCGGCATGCTCACCGCCATCGGCACCCCCGGCCCCGCCGCCGCCGCACCCGTCATCCCCATCCCCGTGTCCACCACCGGCGGCGGCACCGGCGGTGGAGGAGGGCTCACCTGGCCCGGCCGCCGCCCCCCCTTGCAGCTACGCCGCCACCTGTACTCGGGCGCCGTCACCGTCACCGGCGAAGGAACCCTCACCGCCACCGGCGCACCCGCCCCTCACGCCGCCGGCCAGGCGAGCCTGACCGCCGTCGGCATCCTGACCGCCACCGGAACCGCCACCAGCGCACGCACGCTCGAACCCGCCCGCACCGACAGCCCACCCACCATTCCCGCCGTCCCCGCCGACATCCTCGACGCGCTGCGCGCCGCCGTCGCCGACACCGAACTGTGGCTCGCGCTCGGCCCCTGACCACCCGTACCGCCACCGATAAGCAATCGGTGTATTTGATTACCCGCCTGCCAAGGCCGACCTCAACAGTGATGCAGGGCGACCGGATGTCCCGCATGCACCACCCCCGGCAGGAGGGAACGCATGACCGACGGGCCGATGCTTACCGAGAAGCAGTATATGGAGTTGCTCGCGGCCAGGTTGGAGCGGGAAACCGCCGGGCTGCAGGCCGAAAAAGCGGAACTGGCCGCCGCGCGCGACGAACTCACCGAACACGTCGCCACCCTCAACGCCGAGAAAGCTGAACTCACCGGCCGCATCGACGTGCTGGAAGCGGCCAAGTCCGCCGCCGAAACAGCCCGCGACGAAGCCGCCGCACAGTTCGAGGCGTACAAGGCGCATCAGGCCGAGATCGCCGCGATCGCCGCCCGTAAGACCGAACGGGTCGACCGGGTACGCGCCGCCGCACCACACCTGACCGAAGACTTCACCAGCAATCCCGAACGCCAGCAGCGCTGGGCCGAGATGGCTGAAGAAACCTTCGCCGAGCATGTCAACGACCTTGTCGAAGCTGCCGTCGCCGCATTCAGCGCCGACGAACGCCGGCAGGTCGCCGAGGCCGACGACAAGGCGACCGTCATCGCCAGCATCCTCGCCTCCCGTCAGACCGCCTCCGAAACCCGTTCGACCCGGCAGACCGCCGCCTTCAGCGCCGGAGTGTCCCCGAACGCGAAGACCGAGACGACCAGTGCCACGCGCCGGCTGATGGTGGCCGGCGGTCATCTTCCCGCCAAGGCCATCTGAGAGGGGGCAACACCATGGCTAGCGATTATGGACTCGCTTTCGGGTTCCGCCGGAGCAATGAGACCGTTCGCAACTCTGAAGGCCGTCTGAAGACCCCCGCGACGGGGCCGATTTTGCTGATGGGCACCGCAGTCGAGATCGACCCGGTGAACGCCGGCTACCTGCGCGTGGCTGCTGCGAACGCTCACCAGCGTCCCGGCACCTGCGGCCTGCTGCTGCAGGAAGAGGCGTGGGACCGCACCATCTACGAGGCCGACATCATCGACAGTTACGGGCTGATGTTCGCGCGTCCGAACAGACTGTCGGTTTTGACGACCGGTGCGGGCACGAAGGTCTGGATGCAAAACCAGGCGGCTCGCACCCGCTCCGATGGCCGGGTGTTCAACGCGGTCACGATGTTCCTCACCGCCAACGTTGCTGTCGGTCGCGGTCTTGCCTGGAACGGCACCGCATACGTCGATGTTGCGGATCCCCGTGACGTGACGAGCTTCGGTGAAGTCACCTACTTCGACTCGGCGCGCGGTTACGTCGAGTTCGTTCTGGCCCGCTGAAAGGGGGTATGACGATGCCTGCGACCAAGACCAAGGATCTGATCACCGCGGCCCGCGGTACGATGTCCCCCTGGAATCGTGACCACCGTATCGACATGAGTGAGCATCAGGCACTCATCGACCAGGTGAACACTGAAGCGCTGGAGAACTGGGACGACGACAACTGGCACCGCCAGATCGCCGCGGACATCTCCTCGGCCGTGGACTATCAGTTCACGTTCGAGAATGTGTTCCAGGACTACTTCCGGGTGCAGACCGTCGGCGAGTTCGACCGGGTCCGTATTCGTGAGCGCCGCGGCCTGAAGGTGTTCTACACCTCTCGCGGTGGATATATCGAGGAATCCCAGATCCGTACCGAGGACTGGGCGCTGCCGCGTGACACGCTCGGTTTCCATGTCAGCGAGCACACTGACAAGCTGCGGGCGAACTTCGCGATCGCGATGAACGACATCGTCACGCTCGGCATGGAGCGCCTCGAAGCCGAGGTCAACCGGCGTATCTTCTCCCTGCTGCAGCAGGCGGTTCCGTCCGGTAGTCCGAACTATGTGGCGACCAACGGTCTGACGAAGCTGGAGCTGAACGCGGCGATCCGCGAGGTCAAGGACGCGATCAAGCCCAACGGGCTCGGTCCCGTTCCGGTGACCATCATCGGGCGCGCCAGCATGATCGACCAGATCAGCGACTTCGATCTCGGGTTCGACCCCGAGGCCACCGCTGAAGTGCGTGCTCGTGGCCGGCTCGGCGTGTACCGCGGCGCCACCGTCCAGCAGGTGATCAACTACGCGGACGAGGACGGGTTGAGCTACATCCCGGCCAACGAGCTGTGGGTGTTCGGCGGCGACGTCGGGCGATTCGCGATGTATGGCGGCCTTCAGACGAAGACATGGGACGAAATGTCCGTAGATTTCCGCCACTATAGGGCTCGTAAGGATGTGGGTGGACTTGTCCATCACCCCGAGCAGGCCAGGCGCGTCGTTGACAGCTCTGTGGCTGGCTAATTGATCCACCATGCTCGGGATGGTGTGCTAGTCTCCTGGCATGACGATCAAGAAGTCCTATGCGCCCGACCCCTTCCAGGAGGAGCCGGGCGCATTGCCTTGCACGAAGTGCGGTGTGAACCCGAGGGCAGTTCGGGGTTCGTGGTGCCGCGGTTGCCGCGCCGCTGCCCAGCGCGAGTACAACACCCGCATGCGCCCGCGCCCGCAGCAGAAGACGGGCAACTGTTTGGAATGTGGCAACGAGATGACCTGGATCTCGGGGCGTGGGCCCGATCGTGTCTACTGTTCGGCAGCTTGCAAGATGAAGGTCGACACTGCTGTTCAACGTAACCGGAAGTTAGCGAGGGATGCTGCCGCTCAAGAACGAGCCGCTCGCCGGCATCGGATAGATAGTCTGGCCATCCAAGGTTATCGCGAATGTAACGTGTGCCATGAAGTCAAACTCTTTGAGGAGTTTCACATTCAGGGGGCCGGTCATCAGTACGCGTGTAAGATGTGCGCGCGTTCACGGGCCCGAGTTGAGTCTGGTCTTCAAAAGATCCGCTCGTATCGTTCTCACCTCAAGGGCGCATTTGGACTATCTCCCGAGGACTTCGACGGAATGCTTATCGAACAGTCCGGGCGATGTGGGATCTGCAACAACCCCATGACGAAGCCGTGCGTCGACCACGATCATTCTTGTTGTCCGGGAAAGAAGTCGTGTGGGCGATGCATTCGGAAGCTTCTGTGCAACTCTTGTAATGCCGGGATCGGCTACTTACGCGATGACGTGAGAATACTGAATCTCGCTATCGAGTACCTGGAGGCTCACCGCAGCGTCGGTGAGAGCCTGTAGGTATGCGAAAGCACCCGGCCCCCTGTGAGGAGGGGTCGGGTGCCTTATGTAGTCCGTGGTGCGCTACCAGAGGGCCAGTTCGATGACGCCCCAGTCGTCGCCGAAGTCGATCTGCAGGTACATGCGTCCACCGAGGGCTGTCAGGTGCTTACTCAGCGTGCTCAGCAGCAGATCCGGTTGATCCTCCAGCAGGAGTTTGGTTGTGGTCTCATCGCCGTCCATCTGCCCGGCGAGTGCCAACGTTGCTTGCTGTATTGCCTCGCCTGTCGCGTTCATCCGCAGGGTGTAGGTATCGTTGGTCTTCAGCAGTATCGCGAGCTTCTGGGCATTCGTCCGGTCCGGGTTTGGGCCGGATGCGCGCCCGACGAACCGCCGCGCTCGTTCAAGCAGTTGCTCGACATGCGGCGACAGCTCGTCGTCAGCGTCGTCGTCGCTCATCGCGGCGGTAATCCAAGGCCGGCGCGGACCTCTTCCGAGGTGTAGACGCGGCCGGCGGCAATGTCTGCCCTCGCTTCCTGGATCTCGGCGATGATGCGAGGGTTCGTGGACATACGCCGGATCTCGCGGCGAGTGATGAAGATCCTGTTGGTTCGGACGTATTTCTCCCACCATTGGTCGAGCGCCGAGAGCATCAGGAAGCAGCCCTGACGGCGTTGTGCTGGAAGACTACCGGCGCGTCTTCTCCGAGTGTAGCGATCAGCACCTGGCGTACCCATTCGGAACGTGACATGTGGCAGTTTGCTGCTGCTGCATCCACTGCCTTGGTCAGTTCGCGTGAGGCGCGAACCCGGATCGTTGGTGATGGTCCAGGTTCAGAAGGTGCCAGGGGTGGCCGGCCACCCCTGCGTTCGAATCGGGTCATCGTGTCTTCGACCAGTTCGTTGATGTATTCGTCCGTCAGCGGCCGGCCATGGCTGTCGTAGACGATTTCGTCATCTGGGATGTCGCGACCGGGCTTCCTCATGGTTTTCTCCTTCGGAGGTTGTAGGGCATCACATGAATGACGATGATCTCTTCTGGGAGATCCAGTGCGATGACTTCCAACACGAGACCTCGGTCGTCTGGGCCGAACCACATCAGCCGACCATCGTGCCCGTCGGTTCCTGTTTCGAATGTTGGCTCCGTGGTGTTCATGACGTGCTGGGCGTGGGCTTTGCCGATCCGGTGTTTTCGTGCTGAGCGGTACCAGCTGACCGGGCGATGATCGTCGGTCACGTAAGTATTGTGGCACAGTACCGTGTGGGGTGGCAAGCTGCGTTGGGTGATCGACCGCGTGCGGAGTGTCACCCTGAAGCAGGACGTTTCGGGCGGTACCGTGCCTGTATGGCCTCCAAAGCCGGTGATCCGGGTCCTGCCCGTCGTGCCGCGCGGGTAGGCAAGCCCGAAGCGCGTCGTTGCGCGCAGTGTGGCCAGAGCAAGCAGCTGCGCAACTTTCCGTATGTGTACGCCGATGGTGAGCCGCCGGGCGTGTGCCGGCGGTGTTTGTGGGCGGCGAAGCTGGCGGCGGATGAGGCCGGTGTGCGGCCGGTGCCGGTGCTGGTGGCTGATCCCCCGGTTCTGGTTTCGGCGCCGGCGCCAGTTGTCGACGAACCCACGTTGCCGGTGTCCGAGCCGCCGCTGTCTGATCCGCCGCCACTACCCGACCCGTTGCCACCTGACGTCTTGCCGCCCGATCCGTTGACGCCGCGGCCGGTCGTGTCGCCGCCGCCGAAGGTGGATCGCTGGCCGGCGGCGCTGCGTGCCTGCGGGGCCCCGAGTGACGATCTTGCCGAGTTGATGCGCCGTCAGGGCGGGGTGTGTGCGTGTTGCGGTTGCCCGTTCGGTGCGCGCAAGCCGCGCATCCACCGGGACCGTAGCCAGCCGGACCAGGACAGCTTCTGCGCGATCTTGTGCCATCGGTGTCTGAGCGCTCTGGGAATGCTGAACAACGAGGTGCGGCTGGTGGCGCGGGCGGCGGACTATCTGCGGTCGGTGTCGGCGGCTGATGCGGATCCGTGTGTGACGACGCCTGTTCCGCCCGCTACGGGCGCGTCGTGGCGGGTGTTGACGCCGGGGATGGTGGTGTGCGTGCCGGTGGTGTCCTGGTGGGTGCGGGTGCGATCGCGGTTCGTTTCCTGGTGGATGTCGGGTCGTCCCTGAGATCCGGCTTCCGGTGCGCCGATGACTGCTGGGAGTGAGAAACGGGAGGCGAGGCCATGCCAGTCGCAGATGTCGTCATGGAAACCTGGCGCGCGGTCACTGAGATGACTGTGTGGGTGTGGGTGCGTGACGAGCGTAACGGCGGGTTCCGTAAGCAGCGGGTCGGTGGGGGCAATGGTGGATCCCGGGTGCTGCGTATCAGCCATGATGATCGTCTTTACAATGCCGAGATCACTGCTGAGGAATGCCGGTCCGCCGATCCGTTCAGCAATGGTGCGTTACGTCTTGAGGGTGAATCGGCGTTCGGTGATGTCGATGTGCGTTATCACTGGACGGATGCTGAGTACGAGAATCTGATCGCGGTGCGTGATGAGGGTCTGTTCCGTGAGCAGGTTGAGGAGATCGGTTCGGAGCTGGTGTTGCGCCGGCTGCGGTCGCTGACGGAGCGGTCGGGGACGACGGCGCAGAACGAGATCATCACTGAGGTGTTGGCGGTGCGGTATCCGGTCGGTGGGTCGCAGCGGACATATCTGGAGATGGCCGCGGAACGTGCGCAGGCCCCTGGCATTCCGTTGAGCGCTTGATATGAGCGGCTCGAAGAGTGACTATCTGGAAGCGGCACTGCTGAATCTGGTGCTGGGTGGTACGGCGTGGACGGCGCCGGCGAACGTGTATGTGGCGTTGTCCACGGCCACCTATTCGGACACGGCGACGGGCACGTCGATGACTGAGGTGTCCACGACGTCCACCGGTTATGCGCGGGTGTTGCTGACCAACAATGCCACCAACTGGCCGGCGGCGTCGGGGACGAGCCCGACGACCAAGGCCAATGGTACGACGATCACGTTTCCGACGGCGTCCGGCAGCTGGGGCACGGTGACGTCGTTCTATCTCGTCGACGCGGCCAGCGCCGGGAACGTGCTGTACGGCGGTGACCTGTCGGCGTCGAAGGCGATCGCTTCCGGGGACACGGCATCGTTCGCCGCGACGACCGGCATCACGATCACGGAGGACTGACCGGTGGCTACCAGCTACGAGACGGTGCTCGACGAGGCCGGTTTCACCGCCGACAGCGATCTTGCGTCTCAGCTGTCCGATCATGCGGACGCTGCGGGGATGCGCAGCAATGGTGCGTACGAGCTGCACGGTGCTTGGAGCAAGGGTGACGTGCGGGTGCATCTGGAGCAGACCACCGCTCCGGATGCGAGCGGCGGCATGAAGATCATCGTTGAGCATCCGCCGGTACTGATCGTGGTCGCCCCGAATCTGCGGGTCGCGGTCAACCCTGACGACACCGACGCGCTGACCTCGCTGCTGACCGAGATCGCTTCCTGACTTCGGGAGGTGCGGCATCAGTAACGAGCGGCGGGCACGGACCAACTTCGTTCTCGGTGTTCTGACCACGGCGGTCGGTACTACCGACGTGACGCTGGTGGGTGACGCCTTCGCAAATCTGCCGGCCATCGATTCCACCAGCCATGCCGCGATCAGCCTGATCGACACCGTGAACGGCTGGTACGAGATCGCGACGGTGACGGCGCATACCGCGGCGTCGAGCACGGTGACGGTGCTGCGGGGGCAGGAATCCAGCACCGCGTTGACGTGGGCGGCGGGCAGCACGTTCGTCGCCGCCCCGACGACGCGCGACTTTCCGGCCGGTCCGGACTATCCGTGGGCCGGGGACACGTTGACGGGTGGCCCGTACGACCAGGAGTTCGACCGGATCGGTGTGAACTCCACGTTGCCGACGGGCTGGTCGTGGGTGGGGCAGGGCAGCGCCACCTATGAGGAGCAGTACGGCTGGGGGTCGATCGTCACTCCCGGTTACAGCCCGACGTCCGGTTATCAGCACTGGATGGTGGTGCGCAGCCTGCCGTCCGCGGCGACGTGGACGGCCACCGCGAAGATCGCCGGTGCGTTTCCGAAGTCGGCGACGGCGGGTGCGGGCAGCAACCCGACGATGCTGCTGCGCGAGAGTACGACGGGCAAGTTCATCACGATCGAACCGCGGCAGCATCTGTCGGCGCTGTACTCGGTGACGTACACCGGTCCGACGACCGGTGGTGCGGTGCTCACGTCGCCGGCGTGGGTGGCGACCATCGGGCCGCAGTATCTGCGGTTCGCGCGGACCGCGACCAGTACCTATGTGCTGTCGGCGTCGATGTCGGGCAGTACGTTCGTCCCGTTCTATACCTGGACGTCGTCGTTTACTCCCAACCAGGTGGGATTCGGCGCGGCGCAGGAGATCGGGCCGCTCGGGGCGGCGGTCGCGCACTGCGACTGGCTGCGGGTCAGGTGAGCTGACGTGCCGATCCACTACTACACCGACACCGCGCAACCCACGACGCTGTCCAGTGCGATTCTCGCGACGGGGACCTCGATCATCGTGCCCAGTCTCGTGGGATATCCAGCGCAGTATCCCTTCACGCTGCGCCTTGATCCGGGCACCAGCAGCGAGGAACTCGTCGATGTCACCGCCGCGCCGACCGGGTCCGGCCCGTACACGCTGACCGTGACGCGCGGCGTGAACGGCACGACCGCGCTCGCCCACCCCGGCGGAACTGCCGTCACGCTCGGCTGGACCGGCCGGGACGCGACCGAGGCCGCGACGCATCAGTACACGCAGCCGCTGCTGAACACCGGCGCCGGTGTGCACGGGCTGCCGACCGGTCAGGCGGTCCTCGGGTACGACAGCAGCTACACGGTGGCCCGTCCGGACGGTGCGGCATTGTCGACGGTGGCGACGGTGGCGTTGACCAACGTGAATACGATCAATGGATATGTGGTCGCGCCGACCAGCGTTCCGATCACCGCGTCGAACGGGTGGGTCAATGTTGCCACAGGTTATCGCACCTTACGTTATCAGGGCCCTGATGCGCGTGGCCTGGTCACAGTGGAGGGCTATCTGAAAAGTGGCACCGTGGCGGCGAACACCACTATCGCGTCCGGACTGCCCAGCCCACAGGCGACAATCATGTTTCTGGGGGTCGCCTGGATCTCGACGACATCCGCTGCGCCGGCGTTCCTGACTCTCGGTCCTGCCGGCAATATTTCGAACACCGTGGCGATGGCCGCGGGTAGTCAGCTGTTTATCGAGCTGATTTACAGCGTGTCTGCTTGACGTTCTGTGTGATCCCTACCGGAAGGTTCCACGATGGCATTCACCGACGAAGCGGCGCTCGCCACCGACGTCACGTTTCGCCAGCGGGTGACGATCGCCACTGTTGTGGCCGCGAAGGCGGTCATGGCCGAGGCGTTCGCCGGTCCGGGGCACGAGAATTACCACATCCTGCGCCAGCAGCTTGCTCAAGGTGTGATGAACACCCCGGCGGCTTACACCGATCGGTTCGCCCTCGCGGTGGCCAGCAACCCGGCTATCGACGCCAATTCCGACGACGGCTCGCTGCAGTTTACGGTGAACAGCGTCTGGTCGTTGATGGCCGGTGTGCCTTCATGGCAGGTGCCTTCCTGACGCGCGTCGTGTTCTGAGGGCAGCGTAAGGCAGGGGGTGTGGTGTGGCGTGGGGTCTTGCGTTCACGCTGCCCGGCGGCCGGTTTCGTACGTCGACATCCCTGCCCGGCTACGCGCTCGCCGGTTACGGTGTCGCCGCCTACGCCGACAGTGCGGTACCAGCGGGCAGCAGGACACTTAACGCGCAGGTCACCGCCACCGCCACCACCGCCGCGGCGCTGGGTTTCAGCTGGCAGCTGCAAGGACAGCCGGCCGCCGGCAGCGCGCAGACCACCGGCCAGCTGGGGTTGCCGCGGCACCTGACGGCCACCGCCGCCGGCGCCGGCGTGGTCACCGCTACCGGTAGCCGCCGCGTTCAGGTGACCTGCACGGCTGCCGGTCATGCGAGCGTCACGACCGGGGTGTTGCGCCGGGTGCAGACGCTGACCGGGTCGGGCGCCGGTCATGGTGCGCTCACCGGGACGGCGCGGGTTGCCCGCAGACTCACCGGCACCGCCGCGGCCGGCGCGGGAGTGACCGCTACGGGTGCGGTCGTGCGCCGCCTGACCGGCGCCGCCATCGGCGTCGCGTCCGGCGCCGCGACGGTCGCCCGTAACCGGGGTCTGAACGGGCATGCGGCCGGTGCCGGGGTGATGTTCGCCGGACGGTACTTGCAGGCGTATGTGCTGACGTCCTCGTGTGCCGGCGCCGGCAGTGCCGGCGGCGGGCTGTTGCGGTTGCGGCGGACCACGGCGACCGCCGCGGGGTCGGCGAGTGTTGTCGCCGCTGTGCCCGTCGCGCGCAAGCTGACTGCCGTTCCGGCCGGTCATGTGGCGGTCGCCGCCACCGTCAAGATCGCGGGAACGTTCACCGGTAGTAGTGTCGCCGCCGCGATCTTGTCCGCGACTCTTGCCCGCGGCCGTCGTGTCACCGGTGCCGCTGCCGGTATCGCGACAGCGGCCGCGGTGCCACGCGGCACCATTCCGCTCGCCGCGGTCGTCGCCGGCGCCGGCGTGGTCACCGGCGCCATGACGGCCCGGCGGGTTCTCGTTGCCGTCGTGCACGGGGCGAGCAGTGTCGGCGGCGCTGTCCGCCGTCGTTATGCGCTGACCGGTTCGGGTGCCGGCACCGGCGACGGCGCCGGTGTGCTGCTGGCTGGGCTCGCCACGCTGACCGCTGCTAGTACCGGCAGCGCAGCGACGAGCGCGGTACTGCCCCGTGCCCGGCGTCTGACGGTCGTCAGCGCCGGGTGGACGGTGGCGACGGCGCAGGCGTTGCCCGACCGGGGTTTGACCGCCACCGTGACCGCGGCTGCCACCACGAGCAGTGTGCTGACCCAGCTGGTGCCCACGTTCGGGGTGACCCGGCTGCTGACCGTGACCAGCGATGGGGCTGCCACGGCCGGTGCGGACGCGGCGGTGGCGGTCCTTGCTGTTCTCGCCGGCGCCGGTGACGGTGCGGCCACCGCCGGTGCGGTGGCCACGTTTGCGGTGGCGTTCGCCGCCGGTGGTGCCGGTGTTGCGGCCGGTGGCGGTGACCTGGTCCGGCGGCGGGGTGTGACCGCTGCGAGCGTCGGTGCCAGCAGTGCCGAGGCTGGGGGGGTTGTCTTCTGGGCGTTGCGCGTGGACAGCGCCGGCGGTGCGGTGTCGGCCGGTTCGATGTCGGCCGGCCGGGGTTTGGCCGGCGCCGGTGACGGCAGGGGCGTCGTTGCTGCGAGCGTGACTCTGCTGCAGCTGCTGGCCGGGGTGACGGCGGGCGGCGCTGCGGTTGTTGTGAACGTCGACCGGGATCGGGGGTTGGCCGCGTCGGCTACCGGCATCGGCGACGGCGCCGGTGTGCTGGGTCTGGTGCGGCTGCTGGCCGGCGCCGGCAACGGTGGCGCTGCTGTTGTTGTGCTGCTGGCAGGTGGTCGTGATGTCACGGCGGCCGCGGACGGCATGTCGAGCGCCGACGGGACGGTTGCTGTTGTCCGGCTGCTGGCCGCCGCCGCGGCCGGTGCTGCTACGTTCGCCGTCGAATTGGTGAGTGCCCGGGGCCTGGTGGGGGTGTTCACGGCCGGCGCGGTGGCCGGTGCGCAGCTGGCGGTGCTGCAGCTGCCCAGCGGGTCCGGTGCCGGCGCGGCTGTTGTGGTGGCAGCTGTTCGTGGTGACTGGAGTGTGACTGGCGCCGGTGGGGGGGCCGGCAGCGGGGCCGGGGTTCTGGTGCTGGGGCTGGCGCTGTTGAACGGCGCCGGCGCTGGTATCGGTCAGGTCGCTGCGGCGGCAATGGTGGCACTGATCGGCGTCGAAAGTTTCATCGAGGGGTGTTCAACGGTCGTTTGCTGGGTCGAACTGGCGGTGGTGTTCACCGGTGAGCCTGCCGCCGGGGTCGCTGCCGGCACCGCTGCGGTGATCGGGGTGCTGGCGCTCGCGCCCACCGCGGTGGCGGTCACCTTTGCCGCTGTTCGTATTGCCGGGGTCACTGTTCTGGCGGCGCTGCTCGGCCTGGCGGTACCCGAACCGGTGCTGCCGCCGGCGCCATCCCCGGTGCCTCGTGCGGCGCCGCAGGTGGCAGCGAGCAGTGTCGGCGCTGGTGGGGTGGCGGACGTGGTGCATTTTCATGGCGGCCGTGCCCGGTGAGCGGGTCTTTCACTGCCGGTTCGCGGCACGCTCCCACGGATCGTCGACCGGATCGTCGATGCCCGCGTCGATGTCGGCTCGCCACTCGCGCCAGTCCTGTGGCGGCAGCGTCGCAAGGAACGCGTTCACGTCCGCGCCGGTCACCGGTGGCTTGCCGGGCGGGTCGTTCGTCTGCACCTTCGTGAGCCTAGCGACGTTCGCATCCGGGTGCGGCCCGGTCGATGTCTACGGCGTGACGGATCTGCTCGACTACGTGCCGGCGTTGGAGCGTGCTGTCGCCCCGCCGGGCACGTTCGCGGCGACGTTCCCCGCGGCCGGCACCGACGACATGGTCGGTTATCTGCTTGATGGTCTTGCCGAGGCGCAGATGGACGGGTTCCTGATGGATCCGCGTCTGACGTTCACCCAGGACGGGGTGGTGACACCGGATCTGAGCCCGGGGCAGGCGGCGCTGGTGACGATGTATGCCGGGTTGCGGCTGCTGCGGGCGACACTGCTCAACCGGGTCGGGTCCACCCGGTACAAGGCCGGGCCGGTGGAGTACGAGACGTCGACCGGTACGAGCCTGCTGGTGGCGTTGCTGAAGGAAGCTCAGGACCGCCGGGATCGGCTGCTGGTCCGGTTGCAGACGCTCGCGGGAGGGATGAGTTTTGCGATGGGCGACCTGTATCTGCTCAAAGCGACCGGCAGTTACGGGGTGGCGATCGCCGAGCTGCCTTCGCTCGGGCAGGTGTACGACCCGATGATGGGCGGCTGAACCGGTGGCGGGCATGGCGCCAGGCGGGTTCGACGCGGCCGCGTTCCGCGCCGGCATTCACACCGCGATGGTCATGGGCACGCCGGTCGACGATGCGGAAGCGGCGACGTTCTACTTCCCGGCGACCGTGACCTACGACCGGCCCGTCGACGCGGACAACGTGCCGTTCGACCCTGGCGCGCATGCCACGAAGGTGGCGCCGGCGTCGGTGCGGGTGCCGGTGGCGGTCGAGTACCGCGACGAGACCGAACAGCTGGTCAACTTCGGGTACGTCACCCCCGCCTATGCGGTGATCACATTGTTGGACGAGGAGTACGCGCAGGTCGCCGGCTGCGAGTATGTGCTGCTGCGGGGCAGCAAGTTCCGCTACCAGTCGACGGCGTACCCGGTGGCCCTGTTCGACGTCGGCGTGTACACGATGCACTTCGTGTCCGAGGACACCCGGTGAGCACCCCGCCGGGACCGCTGTTCACGCCGCCGATCGTGCTGCCGGTGCGGTTTCGTTCCCGGCATGTTGCCCGCACGATTTTTGCGTACCTGTCGCAGCGGCTCACCGAAGCGGGCTGGGTGCACGATCCAGTCAACTTCGGCGCTACCGCGATCACACTGCAGGAGTCGCCGCCCGAGGATGTCACCACCATCGCCGTGAACACCGTCGCGGTCACGATCGGTGACGAACCGGCTGATCTTGACGAGCAGCTTGGCGGGGGGTTGGTGAGCGTCGAATATCCGGTGCTCGTCGATGTTTTCGGGGAAAGTTACAGCCTGTCGCAGTCGCTGGCCGCTGACGTCAAAGACGCGCTGTCCCGGCGCGTCATCCCTGCGTACGACTGGTCGAACGGTGGTCCGACATTGCTGGACGGATCGCTGATCGAGTTCGTCGACGTGTCCGGGCCCCGGACCCCGGCCAGCTCGCAGGCCCTCGCGGGAGCGGCACGCCACTGGCGGGTGCTGACCGCGATCGCCTACACCACGTTCGCCCTGCCCTGACGAAAGGCACCTTCATGGACGGCGACAACACTCTCGCGCGGGCGCTGCTCGGCCAGCAGCGTAAACGGCTGCTCGCGTCCACCCTCGGTGCTGCTGAGACGGCGCCCTGGTGGGGCACGCTGACGCCTGAGCAGCGTGGCACGTTCCGCGACAAGGTGCTCGCGTCGGTGAACACCTATTACGAGTTCTGCCTGGACCTGATCGCGTCCGGTGGTGATGTGCTGCGCAGCGACGACACGCTCGCGCTGCTGCAGACCATTCACGCCTCTCAGCTGCGTGTCGAACGTGGCGTCGAAAGCAACGGAGTGCGCCGGTGAGCCCGGATCGTGATTACAGCGCCAGGCAGTACGGCGGCCTTACGGTAAAAGTGTTCGCCGACGCGGAGCGGGCGAAGATCCGTAATGCGCGTGGCTGGTTCTCCTCGATGAGCCAGCAGGTCGTTCCGGCGCACGAGAAGATGGCCGAATCGCTGGCCAAGGCCATCGCTGCGGAGCTGACTCGCCGCGTCGAAGGTGGTGGTCGGGCACAGGTGACCCGCAACCGGCACGGGCAGTCGCTCGCCGAGCTGATCTGTAACCCGGCGAACCGCATCATCAAGCAGGACAGTTTCCAGGTCATGATCCCGCAGTTTCTGAACGAGGGGCCGGCGCGGGGGTACTGGAAAGGGCTGGAAGTCGGTTCCGATGCGCACGTCGGGCAGACGTTCCCCGGATACTTCCTGGCTGCCGGGTCCTGGCACCGGCAGGGGCCTCGAAGCGAGCATCACGATCCGATCCTGGTGCGCGTCAAGGCCGGCACGACCGGCAAGAAGTTGTCCGGGGAGGATCGTGCCTCGCTCAAGCGTGGTGAGTGGGGCCAGGTGCGTTCATGGGGCAAGGCGCCGCAGGTCGGCCATGCGCAGGGGGCGGGTCCGGGACGTGCGCGTGGCGCCCGGGGGGAACCGATCGCGACGCCCGCCGGCGAGCAGCTGCGCCGCGGCGGCGGCACACCGGCGCGTGGCCGCCCCGGGTCGAAGTCCACGACGGTGACCGGCGCCCGGGTGTGGGAGATCACGATTCGTAACCGGATCCGGCCGTACGAGTACATCGCCACCGGGGCGCGCAACTGGAACAACGCGCGGACCTGGGAGCCGATTTTGCAGGATGCGCTGGATCTTGCGAAGTTGCGGGCGCTGGGTATCGAGCCGCGGTTCAGCCATAAGCCGCTCGGCTGACCGCATGCGCTGACACGCCGGTGAGATACGGCCGCTGCTGCGCCGATGTTCTTGGCACAGGCCGATACCGGAGGTGTCCGTGTCCATCAAGAGCGGCGAGCTGATTCACGTGGGGAACCACATCCTTGTGGACCGCGCGCAGACCGGCGGCGTGTCCTCGTTGAACCAGCCGCAGGACAAGATTTACGAGCTGGGCAATTACCGGAGCGTCGGGATCGTGCGTGATATCCCGGACCTGACGTTCGGGTTGGAGTCCTTTGACACGAGCGCGGCGCTGGAGGCGTTGCTGCTCGGGCGGGACGCGGCCGCCGACCCCGACGGCCAGGTGTATGACCTCGGCCGGATGCAGTACATGGATGTTGCCAGCCAGTTCAAGTCCGGGTTCTCCCGGGCGAACGCGTACGACGTCGTCGGGTCGATCGCATTGCCGTTCTTGGCTCCTGAGAACGTCGGCTACCGCTTCGGGTTGCACGACAACGCCAGTCAGACGGCGTCGCTGCGTGGGGACTCGATCTTCTACGCCGAAGGTCCGACGTATGTCGAGGACACCGTCGGGTCCGGCACCGCCGGTCAAAGTGTGGTACTGGCCCAACCGGCGATTCCGTACACCGGTGACGCCGGCAGCGGGGTGGCGCGGTATGCGCTGTCCGTGTCGCTGGTGGGTGCGGGCAGGCGGCTGCAGATCGGCCCGGACTACACCGAGGCGGTGACCGGAGCGGGTCCGGCGAAGGCTGTCACGCTGACGATCACTGCGGCGGTGCCGGCGACGGACTCGGTCCGGGTGGTGTATCAGTCGACGACGGTTGCTACCTATCCGCAGGCGTCGCACACGCCGGTGACGAGTGCGACGCCGGGTGCGTGGGTGAAGCCGGCGGCGATTCGTGGCAAGGACATCACGATCCTGCTCGGTCCTCGCACCGTGGCCCTGGACCCGCAGCTGCACAAGATGGGCAACGTGCAGGCATTCTCCGCCGAATGGAGGGTGAACCTGGAGCGTGACGAGCAGCTCGGTTCGGGACAGGCCACCAGCGCCGACTATGTCACCCCGGACGTGACCGGCACCGTGGATCTTAAGCCGTTCGATTTCCATGATCTCATGGAAAGGATTCGTCAGCTGTCCGGCAAGGCATCGGGAACGGTGGAGTCCATCGGCCCGTACCAGGTCATTCCGGTGCAGCTCGCGGCGATCTTGCACGACCCGAACTCCACCACCGGCGAGATCCTCAAGACCCTCTACATCCCGGACGCCCGGTTCACCCTGCCGACGTTCCAGGCCCGCGCCAACACCAAGATCACATCCACGATGAACTGGTCCAGTGAGTCGGGCATCCTGCAAGCCAGCAAGGGCCTGTTCCCGTTCGCCATTCCGTAAACCCAAGGACCGGCCGGCGCGCGTCGCGATGCGCGCAGCGGGCCGAAGCCGGCCGGCGGCGATGAGGTGTGCGTTGCTCGCACCCTCGTCTGCCGCCGGTTCGGCGCACACTACGAAACAGAAACAGAAACTGAACCCGAAACAGTGATCCACCTGGGGGTTTGTGATGCCTTCGCGCGCCAAATACCGGCGCATGACCGAGTTGTATACCGATGGTGTCGTCGAACTGCTTGACGACGGCAACCCCATCTTCCTTCGGGTGCTGAACCCGTACGAACGTCAAGAGGCGCTGCACGACGCGCAGGCCGCTCGCGCCCGTCTCGTGATGGCGTTGACCCGGTTCGACTCCGACGAGGAAGTGAAAGCCCGCGCGTCGATGGCGGTCGACGGTCGTGAGAAAGCTGTCGAGCAACTCATCAACCTCAAAAGCAGTGAGCTGATGGTTGACGCGCTCAACGAACTGCGCGACGATCCGGAATGGAAAGAACGTATCGACGTTCTTGACCGTTCCGAGGAACTTGTCGCTCGTCCCCGCGAGGACAGCGAACGTCAACTCCTTGACGCTGTCGAGGTCGAATATCTCAACGAGATCAGCGCCCGGTCCGATGCAGCCCGTGAACAGGAACGGGCCCGTCTCATGCATCTGCGCGACGAAGAACTGCTCGGCGAGTACATCGACGCCTGGCGTGCTATGCGTGGCGGTGAGGTCGCCGACGCCGAGTTCCGGCTGACCGAACTGTGGTATGCGGCGCGCTGCTGCGACGGGGTCGAACGGGGGGACGGAGTCTGGGATCACAGCGCCTGCGAAGGGCATCGCACCCGGCTGTTCGACGTCAAGGCCGACATTGCTGGATTGCCGACCCGGTTGCAGGAGCAGCTGATGGCGGCACTGACCCGGCTCAACATGAGCGTGCGTGAAGCAAAAAACTCGGTCAGGGCGCCGAACTCATCAGCCTCGTCTCCGCAGCCAAACGCGGAGGAGGAATCGACGCCCTCTACCCCAATCGAGATCCCCGACAATGTCCCTGGTACCTCGCCACCGCTATCCAGCACGCCCTGACGGTTCTCGGCTATTTCGAACTGCCTGAAGCCGATCAGCCGCCGGAGCGTATCTGGCTCGACAACAAGGCCCTCATCGAGCATTTCGACGGGGTGCGTGCCAAATACTCGGCGAACAGCTCCGGCCGAGAACTGATCGAAGACGTGGATCTGGATCAGAACGAACTGACCCGGGACCTGCACTAGAAGGACGGGAGATGCCATGGCCGGCGAGGATCTTTTCCTTCATGTCGGTACCGACATCCGGCAGGTCAGCGAGATTTTCACCACCGAGCTGGACCGGATGCTAAACCACCGGTCCGAAGGTGGTGAGTTCGCCCCTGATCTGATTCCGCAGCTGCGCCGGGCCATGGAGGAGATGAGCCGGTACGAGGCGCAGTACAAGAAGCTGCTGCAGCTGACCGAACGGTCCGGATCCCTGTTCCAGGCCACGGCGGGCGTGCCCGCGGGCAGCCCGCAGGAAACCGTCCGTCAGAGTGCCGCCAAGAACCTGACGACGGCCGGCCCTGAACTGGAGAACTTGCTGGCCGGGTTCCAGCGTTCTATCCATGATTTCTACACTCTGGCCAAGGCGGCGATCCCCGCGGACGCCGAGGGGCTGCAGCGGGCGCTGGCCGAGACGATGCGCGCGCTGTTCGACCAGGCCGCGACTGCGGCCCGGGAAGCTGCGCATCAGACATTCGGTGCCGCTGCCAATGCCGGTTCGCCGGCCGGTGGCGGTGATGCGGCAGTGACGGCGATGGCCGAGCAGATTCGGCTGGCCGGCGAGTCGCTGACCCGTTCGGTGATCACCTCTGCGGAGTCGTTCGCCCGCATCCTGCATGACGCCACTGCGACCGGTGGGACAACGGCATCCGGCGCCGCGCCGAACACGGCACCGCTGGAAACGCTCAACTCCACCAACCTGGATCTCACCGCGGCGATACGGCTGCTGGTCGCCGAAATGGGCGTGCTGTCCGCTCAGATGGCGGCGAACGTTGCTACCGCCAAGGGTGCCAACGCCACCGCCAGCACCGGTGGCCATGGTGGCGGCCACGGTGGTGGGCATCGTGGCGGTGGGACAACTGGCGGCGGCGGTTCCGGTGGCGACGGCGGCGGCAGGCAGTATCACAATGGGCACCCCGACGACCCGTGGGATCCCGAAGGCGCCGACCATGACCGGCGCCGGGCGCAGAAGGACTGGCGCCGGCGCACCGAAATCTCCACCCAGGAGCTGTACAAGCGGGCCCGCGACCCGCACGACCCGGACTTCTTTTTCGCCGGCACCGAACCGGGACAAGGTCATGTCCCGCCGACAGAAAGTTCCCCGATCATCCGGCGCAGCGGTGCCGGTGAGAACTGGGTGTACAACGCGGTTGCCGCGGTCCCTGACAATCCGCTGGCGATGTCGTTCGCCCGGTCCCCCGGCCAGCAGCGTGACACACCGCAGCAACGTCAGTCCACCGCCGAACGGCGCGACGCGCAGCAAGAACAGATCGCCCGTCTTGAAGCGCGACGTCTCGCGGGGGAACTGCAGACGGTCGCCCCCGGCATCCTGCACGAACCGTCGACGGGGCAAATCTACTCGGCGCGCACCGGCCGGCTGGCGGGCACCGCCGCGATCGACCCGGCCACCGGCCGCCATGAAGGCGTCGCGGGGCCACGCGACGGCACCCGGTCGGAGAACCGGGTCGACCAGAGCACCCTGACACGCGGCGTCGAGGAACTGCGCAAGCTGGCCGAGGGCGGCGCTGTCAGCGAGTCGCGCGCCGATGTGCTGCGCCGCGGGCTGCCCGGCGGGAACCTGACCCCGCTGTCGGCGACGACCTATCACGATCCGTCGACCGGCCAGATCCTGTCGTCGGCGACCGGGCGCACCGTCGGCACCGCCCATGTCGATCCGCACACCCAGATCGTCGGGGCCACCGCGGAAGCGGCCGCCGGCGACCGCTCCCTGGAGCAGATCACTGCCGACCTCAAAGAGTTCAAAGCGGCGCTGGCCGCGTTGGAACGTAACGCGGCCAGCGCCGCCAAGGCCGCTACTGCCGACACTCGTGACGCGGCACGCACCGACGTGCAGCGCCGTGCCGACGCCGGTGAACTGCGCCGCGTCGGCACGACCAGCGCCTACCATGATCCGGCGACCAACGAGCTGTTGTCGGCCAAGTCCGGGCGGGTACTGGGCACCGCGCAGATCGACCCCAAGACCCAAGAGGTTCTGGGGTCGCAGGTCAACTCCGCGAACCGCACCACCGAGCAGGTCGCCACCGATTACGCGGAGTTCAACGCCGCGCTCAACGCGTTGCACAACAACAGCCAGAAAGCGGTGGAGAACGCGGCCAAGACCGCGCAGACTGCTGCCGCCGGGCAGGTGCTGGCCAAGGGCGCGGCCGGAACCGGGGAGTACCGCCAGCTGGGCGCCGGTTCGGTGTATCACGACCCGATCAGCGGTGAGCTGCATTCGAGCCGGACCGGACGTGCGCTCGGCACCGCGACGACCGATGCCACGACCGGCAAGGTGTCCATCGCGCCGATCACCAACGCGAGTCTCACCGAAGAAGAGATCAACGCTGATCAGCGTGAGCGTGCCACGGCGTTACGGTTCCTTGCCCGTGAGACCGAAGCCAGCGCCAAAACGGCCAAGGAAGTGGCCATCGAAGCGCGCCGGCAGGTCGAGATGGAGCAGGTCAATCTCGGTAACCGGCTGGCATACGGCGGGCGTAAGCCTCTTTTCACCTCTGACGCTGCCGGCGGCAACGTTCGTGATCTGCGCACCGGTGAGGGGATCGCCACCCCCAGCCAGCAGTACGAGTTCGACGCGCTGCACGCCACGGAACGCAAGAAGGCCGAGGCCCAGGCCAAGCAGCGGGCCCGCGCCGAGCAGGGTGAACCCGGGTTCGGATCGGCGTTCGTCGGTGGTCTGACGTCCAGCGGGTTCCACGCCCCCGGCACCGGGCTGGTGTCACTGGCCGGTACCGCAGGCGTGCTGGCCCGGTATTCGGCCGCCGGCGCCGGCATCAGCTTGCTGTTCAAAGGCGTCAGCCAGGTCAAAGACGCGATCATGACGACGGATGCGGCGTTCGTCGACTTCAACGAGGCCGTCCGTGCCGCCGGCGCCGGCACGGTCGACACCTCGAAGGCGTTCTCCGAGATGGCCGCCTACGGCATCGACGGGGTGCAGGCACTGACCATCGGCGCGCATGCGCTGATGGTGTTCAAGGACGAGATCAAAGACGGCAAAGACAGCACTGATCTGTTCAACGAGTCGATCAAGCAGGCCGGTATTTATGCGCTGGCCACCGGTCAGGACGCCGAGACCGCCGGCAAGCAGCTTGCCCAGTCCGCCAAGGACTTCGGCGGCGGATCCGCCATGGAGCCTCGTCTTGCCGACGCGAGCGTTACCGCCGCTACCAATTATGGCGTCGATCATAAGCAGCTGGCGATTGCGAGTGCCGGCGCCGCCAACGTTGCCAGCATTGCCGGGGTCAACCCCGAAGAGCTGAACAACATTCTTGCCGCCGGCATGCAGGGATCCGGGATCAGCGGCACGCAGGCATCCACCCAGTTCGCCGGGCTGATCAGCCGCACCGAGAAGGGCCCGTTTCAGGCGTTACGCCAGAAGCTGAGTGTCTCCGACACCGGGGATGCCGCGCAGCAGATCGTGGCGATGGGCGCCGCGTTCGAGAAGTTGAACACCGCCCAGCAGCATGCCGCTCTTTCGTCGGTGGCGTCGGGGCGCAACATGAACTTCTACCAGGCGTTGATGCGCAACGCCGCGGGCCTGAACGACAATGTCACCAAGAGCCTGGAGGAGCAAGGCGCTGCTGCGGATCTTGCCGCCCAAAAGCAGCACACCATCGCCCAGGAGCTGCGTGACCTTGGCACGGCGTTCAAGACACTCGCCGAGAACATTGCCAAGTCCGGCATCCTCACTCCGCTCGGAGCGTTGCTTGCGGTCCTCGGCCCGATCGTCAACACGCTCAACTTCCTGTTCTCCGGCCTGCAGCATGTGACTGACCAGCTGCCGATCGTTGGCAAACACTTCTCCCAGGTGACCGGCACCATCATCGACGCTTGGCTGGCGATGAAGCTGTACGCCGCGGCGATGAGTGCGGGCGGGCTCGGGCCGGCGCTCGGTGCGCTCGGCCGGGTTGGACGTCATGGCGATCCCGCCACTGCGCCGACGCCTGGGACGACTTCGCTGCCGGTCCTGAAGCCGACTCCGGCTCCAACACCAACACCAACTCCCAAGCCGACACCAACCCCGGCCCCGGCACCGGCCCCAACGCCAACCCCGGCCCCGGCACCGGTACCGGCACCGAAGCCATCTCCGAAGCGGATCCGGACGCCAAGACCGACCCCAACCCCGGCGCCGGCACCGGTACCAACCCCGACACCAACCCCGGCGCCGGTCGTGGTGCCGCCTGCAGCGCCAACCCCGGCGCCGGTCGTGGTGCCGCCTGCGTCCAACGCCCGACGTGGGGGCCGGCTGAACCCGCTGCAGGGAGCGCCGACTCGTGCCGTACTGCGCGAGGCGGAGGTCAGCGAACGGGTTGGTGCGGCGTATGCCTCCGACGAGGAGATGATCGCCGCGCGTCGTGGTCCGCGGTTGTACCGGCGGCTCGGTGCACAGACTGCTGATGCCGCATCGCTGGCCGGTGCCAACCGTGAACTGGGCGCGACCCGCGGTTGGGCCGCAGGCCGGGAAGCGGACTTCCACAGTGAGGCTGGTGCCATCCGCGCGGGTGCCGCAGGTGGCAGCACTGCGCAGATGGAGCAGGCTGAAGCGGAGATCAGCCAGCGGCGTGCGGCGATGCAGCAGGAGATTGCCGCACGCATGGAGGCGTCGGAAGCTGCCGCCAGGGCCATTCTGTCCGGCGGTCAGCAGGGTGCTACCGCGCTCGCCGAGTCCGCCACGAGGATTGCTGCCGCCGAGCAGGCGCTGGCCGCGGAACTGGGCGCTGGCGGCGTCGAGATTGGTGCTGCGGCGGCCGCGGCTGGTGCGGAGATCCTCGCCGGCGGCGCTGCCGGTGGTGCTGCGGCGGCCGCGGCCGGCGCCGTCAAGGGTGCTGCCGGTGCTGCCACCGGCGCCGTCGGTGCCGTTGAAGGTGCTCTGGGTACGGCGGGCCGTGAAGTGGAAACCGTGCTGCCTGGTGCCGGTGGTGTGGCTCGCGGCGGTCTTCGCGGAGCGCTGGGGCGTGGCGCGGGCGGTCTTCGTGGGCTGCTGGGTCGCGGTGGGGCCGGCGGTGCGGCCGGAGCCGGCCGGTTCGCCCGGCTACGCGGCGCCACCGGGATGGGCGGCATGGGCGCGATGCTCGGCATCGGCGCCGCCATCATGGTCGGCACGGAGCTGTGGAAAGAGAAAGACGCGGTCAACGATGCCCAGAACAAGGGCATGGACGCTCTCGGTGCCGGTATAGGCGACGATCCGGCGTCGTACGCCGCGAGCGCAACCGCCGCAGCCAAAGAGCTGCACAGGGCGGACAACAAGTTTCTGACGAAGCATTTCTTGACACCGGTCGTCAGTGGCATCAACCACATCCCCGGCATCGGTGGCGGCGGGTTGAGCGGCAAGGAGGAGGAGAAGGAACTCAACGAGCAGGCCGGAGACGCCAAGACGACGGCGAAGAACATCGAGGACGCTCGTTCGGCGGCGAACCTGGCGAGTGCCTCCAATGCCGCGTCGGTGAACATGCATGATCTCGCCGGGTCGTTCAAGGCGCTGACCGACCGCGGTGTGTCGGCACGTGATGCGATGAACACTATCGCGGAGGCGTTCGGCAACTTCGTCAACAACAAGGGGATCGGTGGCGACCCGCACTCGCAGCGGTTCCTTGCCCCCGGCCAGGCGGGTGTGCTCGCGGCGACCGCGGCTGGTGACATCGAGGCGCAGCTGCGTACGCAGCAGGAGGGGCACGGGGCGAACGATATTCTCAAGAACGACCTGAAGGGCAAGGATCTCGACAAGGCCCAGAACGACATCAACACCAGCCTGCAGAGTTACATGAAAGACCATCAGGGTCAGGTCAACCCTGATGAGCTGAAGAGTGTCGCATTGCAGGCCGAACTGCAGGCACTGGGCATTACTCCTGACGCGTATGCAGCGATGTCGCCGGACAAGCAGCAGGCATATGTGCGGATAGCGAACGCCGGGGTGCAGCAGAGCACGCGATCGGTGACCGGCACCGATCTGCAGACCTCTGATGAGATCAAGCAGTTCCTGGATGTCACCCAGCAGGCACTGCCCGAGGTCGGGCATGAGGCAAGCCGGGACGCCTATCTGGACCCGACGAACGCCAACGGTGGCACCCTGTCCGGTGTTCTTGCCAAGGAAAAGCGTGCGGACGATGACATCGCTCTGGCGCAGAAAGCGCTCGACGACGATGCCAAGCGGCCCGAGGGTGACAAGGACAAGATGTCCCCCAAGGATCGGGCCGACGCCGAGACGAGAGTGAAAAAGGCAAGGGACGACCGCAAGGATTTGGACATCGAGGAGCAGCAGGCCCGCGAGCAGCATGAGGAGAACCTCGGCCAGGTCAAGGAGTCCCGGGTCAGCCAGTACGACAAGTCCGGCCGGGCCGACGTCGCGGTCGACACGGCGCAGACCGAGTACAACATGGCGACCGACGCCGACGACAAGGCGCAAAAAGAGGCCAAGCTCAACGCTGCCAAGCAGGCGCAGGCCGCGCAGAAGATGGCCGACCAGAACGCTGCAACCCTGGCCGCCGCCACCCCCGGCGATCAGGTGTCCCAGACGCAGGCGCAGCTGAAAGCCGCGCAGCACACCCTGGAAACGCTCAAAGCGCAAGGCGCGAAGGGCGAGGATCTGTCGAACGCGGAGAAGGCGCTCAAGGAGGCGCAGCACGCCGCCGCATACGCCACCATCGAACAGGCCACCGCGCTGGCTTTGTCACTGACCGACATGCGTGACACCGCCGCTCGGGACGCCGCCGCGGTCGACGACGCGCGCAAGCATCTGGAGCAGGCGAAAAAGGAAGGTAACAAGACCGACGAGTACAAGTACACCCAGCAGCTCAACGATGCGAAGGTCACCGGCGAGCAGCATGCTGATGCGGCGACATCGGCCAAGGAACTGGTCAACATTGATCCGCGGGCCACGGTCGCTCTTGCCCAGCAGCATCTCACGGATCTGCAACGCCAGCTGAACCGGTTCACCAGCGAAGGGCAGGGAAAGACCCAGGGCGCTGATCAGCTTCGCCAGCAGATCACCGCCGCGCAGCAGACCCTGGCCGAAAAGCAGGGCGCGATGCTGGTCTCGACTCTGGAAACGACGACCGGTCCGCAGGACACCGTCGGCCAGGCCAAGATCAACCTGGCCAAGGCGCAGAACGCGCTGACCGCCCTTATCCCGTCCAACGAGGGATACGGCGCCGCGCTGACCGGGGTGCGTAACGCGCAGCTGGATCTTGCCAAAGCGCAGGACGACATGGCCATCTCGCAGTTGCGCGCGTCGACCAGTTCGCAAGACACCGTCGGCCAGGCCAAGATCACGTTGGCAGAGGCGCAGCGTAAGTTGCGGGAAACGGACCCGAGCAACTCTGGGTACGGCGTCGCGGCGCAGGCGGTGACGGACGCGCAGCTGGCACTGGCCAAAGCGCAGGATGACATGGCGGTGTCCGCGGTCGTCGCCGGCACCATCACCGAGGGGGCGCTGGGGCAGGCGTCGATCGCGCTGACGCAGGCCAAAGCGAACTTCGATCGCGCCAACGTCAAGTCCGCCGACTTCGGGCAGCTGGTGGCGGCGTTGTACGCAAGCCAGCTGGCGTACGCCAATGCCCAGGACGCTGCCGGGGCGACCGCCGCCGGGTTGCATCAGGATCTCACCGACCCGACGGTCGTGGCGCACAACGCGGTCGTCGCCGCGCAAAACAAACTGCAACGGCTCAAAGAGGCGATCGCCAAGCAGCGGGCGTACGACCAGGCACACGGGATCAAGTTCGACGAGGCCGCCGCTCAGGATGCGATCGACTCCGGGCAGACCGACGTGAACGCTGCGGCGAATGCCGAACAGAAAGCGACGTTCGACGCCCGACTGCAGGAAACTCAGCAGGCGTATTCGCTGCATCAGCTGTCCGGCGCCGCATACATTGCGGCTCTGAAGAAGCAGCGCGACGGCATTGTCGATGTCAACTATCAGACGCATCAGGAGATTTACCAGCTGAACAAGGCGATCCAGGACGCCAACGAGCAGGTGAGCGGCCAGTTCAACCTGACCGATATCAAACTTCCGACGGTGTATGAGGTGCGCCGCGCGGTCGCCTCCGGTAATCAGAACATCGACGGTACCGTCAACAACAACAATGTCACCATCAACGGCGCTGATTTCACCAAGGTCGTTGCTTATATCAAGTCCATTCTCACTCCGGCGACCGGTCGTGTCGTCACCCCGCGGAGGTAGTCGTGCCCACGCCGGCCATCACGTCGATCAGCCCGTCGCCGTTGTACGCGGGGGCCACCGCCACCGTCTTCGGCACCGACCTGCCGCTCACCATCGACACGGTCCGCGCGTCGGTCGCGCCCCCCGACTACGACCCGACGCCGGCAGAGCCGGACGCGGCCGGCACGGTGCATCCGATGTTCGTGCTGGCCGGTATCCCGGTGACCTGGGTCGGGGGACATCCGACGTTCGTCGTGCCGGCCACGACACGCACCACCGGGGTGCTGGTCGTGTCGCTGAACGCCACCGGCGGCACTCACGACATCAAGTGGGACACACCGGTGGCACCCGATTTCGTGGTGCCGTTCGTCGTTCCTCCCTCCGGCGCCGGCACCGCCCCCGGTGTGACCCCACCGCCGGCGTCGGCGACGGTGAACGGTGTCATCTACGACCCGTCCTGGAATCTGCTGACCAATCCGGCGCCGAGCCCGGCAGCGTTCGTCACGGTGATCGACCCGTGGCCGGTGTACTCCGGGCTGCTGTGCACCGCCGGCGGCCCGAACGTCGGCGTCTGCACCGACATTTTGATCACCACGGTGAAAACGGTCAACGCGGTGACTACTCAACGCACGTTGAGCGCCCCCCTGACCCGGCTGAACCAGAACTCGGCCAGCTTCACCTTGCCCGACTTCGGGGTCGAGGCGTTCACCACCGCCGCCGCCCAGGTGCGGTACACCGTCGACGGGGCGGTGCACCTGTCGTATCCGCTGCCGCTGGTTCTTGTCGCTCCCCCGGCCGCCACCGGACCGCCCGCCACCGCCGTCACCCCCACCTACGGCTACAACATCCCGACGGGCGGCTACTGGGGGCCGCTCGCGATGCAGCGGTGGCAGTTTCATGATCCGAGCGACCCGGATCCGGTGACGAACACCTGGACCGTACCGATAAACCCGCGCGAGATGAGCAGCGTGTTCCCCACCCGCGCGTTCACCCAGAAGCATTCCACCGCGGTCGACGGGCAGCTACTGCTGTTCGAAGGCCCACCGGCGCCGGTCGATTTCACGTTCGCCGGCGCCATTCTTGACGCCAACCATTACGACATGCTGCGTTCCTGGACTTACGAGCGGCACACCGCCATCGAGATCCGCGACCATTTTGGGCGCACCCTGCTCGTCGTCATGACCAAGTTCGACGTCAAACCGAAGAATGCGCGTGGCGTGTACTGGCGGCATGAGTATTCGATCGAGGCGCTGCTGCTGGACATCAGCCCCCCGACCCTGATTCCGGCATGAGGCCCGTCACACCGGAGATGGCCGCGATCTGGCATGGCGGCCAGTACGTCGGCATCAACCGGTCGATGGCCCGGGTCACCGTGCAGACCGGTGCGATGCAATTGCATTCGACCAGTTCCAACGTGTACGCCAGCTACCTGTTCAACGCTCCCGGCTTGCCGCAGGAACTGCCCAACGTGCGTGAGGTGTCCTGGTCACGCGGCACCGAAACCGATTTCGGTTCCTGCACGATCGTGCTGACGAACACCGCAAACGTCGCCGGCCGCGCCGGCGCCAGCCGTGCCGCCGACGGCTGGTACTCCCCGATGCGCGGCATGAACGCGCTCGCCGCCCGCTGGGCGCAGCAGCCGAATACCTGGGCGCGGATGCTGCTGCCGGACAACTTGATCCGCACGTTCGAAGGTTACGGCGTCAACCCGGATGCCCCCCCGGAGCTGGACATTCACCTGATGCTCACCGGCGTCTGGCGCATCGACACTGTGCAGCTGACCGCCGACGGTCTGGTCACGATCACCTGCCGGGATGTCACCAGCATCCTGGACAAACAGATCATGTTCCCGCCGGTCGTTCCCAGAGCGTTCTATCCGTTGCAATTCGCCGGCGTCGACACTACCCCAGGGTTCGTCGCGGGCAGCACCTACACGTTCACGCTGACCGCCGGCGGCAGGCACAACACCACCCATCCCCCGGCCAACGGATACACCGGCCCTTACGATCCTCCCGCCACGGTCACCGCCACCGCCGGCCCCGCGAACATCACTGTTCACTGGTCGCCGCCTGCGGGGTTCGACAACGCCGGAGGCCCGATCGAGGTCGTCGGCTACCAGGTGCTCGTCGACGCAGTTCGCCTGCCCACCCTCTACCCGCCGGCGAGCACCCAGGCGACCATCAGCACCGGCATCATCGCTGGCAACGTCTACTCGGCCGGCGTCGTGGCCGTCTACCGTCAGCATTTGACCGCCGACGAACGTGCCGCCGCAGTACACGCCGGCCGCGCGAACACCGACCCGCAGGAAGTGTCCGACGTCGGTCACGCGCCCACCATGGCGCACCCAGGACATCCGAACGGCCCCACGACAACCGCCGGGTCGCTGCGCCTGGACATCGCCAGCAACGGTGACGTCACCCCCCGCATGGTCAGCTGGCAGTGCGACACCAAAGGCGCGCCGACGCACTGGACGCTGATCGCTTACCGGGGGGGCAATCCGCCGGCCGACAAACGCATCTACCATGTCGATCTTCCTGCCGGCGCGACCGGCGGGCAGATCCTCACCGACGTCACCGACAACATGCAAGCCTGGAACTGGCTGGTGTACGGCATCATCAACTACACCGCCCCACCGGCCGGCGGCAAACCGCCCGTTACGTCCACGTTCATCGGCACCGCCGACGCCTTCTTGCGTAACATCGGTGCCGGCGAGTTCTACGCCCCTCCGGTCGCCGGCGCACCACCGCGGTACACCACCGGTCCCGGCGGCGCCACGTTCACCACCCCCATCACCGGTGGCTCACCGGCGTCCGGCGCCCGGCCCACCGGCGCCACCGTCAAGGTTCCGGCCAAGCCGTCGCTCATGGCCTGCACGTACGACGACACCAGCAACACCTATTACGTCGGCCGCGGCGGCACAATGTTCGGTCATCGCGCCACCGACGCGTTCGATTCTCAAAGCGCGTCCTGGTGGATGAGCGTCGGCAACATCTCCCCCAACCGCGGCTTCGCCTTCGAATGGGTGCAGGGCGCGGTGCGTAACGTCACCGTCACCAGCGTCAAGTTTCATACCAAGCTGTCCGGTTATCACGCCTACATTTCGCTGTTCGCGCACGGCGCCTGGGTGCACTATCATCCTTCCGATCTCATTCCGTACGACCCGACATTGCCCGAGAGCCACAACCACGGCAACATTCCGTATGCGGCAAGTTTCGTGACCGGCGTCAACGACGAAGGTCCGCACACGGTGGTGCTGCGCACCCCGGTACCCGGGGTGACCAAGGTGCGGCTCACGTTGCGTAACCTGCAGAATTTCAACCGGGCGAACCTGTCCAGTGGTTACGCCTACCGTGCCGGTGTGCGGTCCCTGTCGGTGTACGGCGTCGCCGCCAGTAGCGGCGGTGGCGGTGGTGGTGGTAACGGTCCTGGTGTTCCCGGGCCCATCGAGGACGACGACACCGCCGACGGTGCCACCACCTACGAAAAGTACATCGCCCCGTCCATCGTCACCGGCGCCGGTGACCATCCCGGCCAGTTCTCCGACTACACCGGTATCGTGAAACTGCTCACCGGCTGGGGCGGGTTCTTCTGGCCCGACCATGGTAAGCAGATGTGCTGCGACGGCAGCTATCAGCAGTTCGATCACGGTCTTGGCCCGTACGGGCTGCCCAACGTCGACCCCGAACTCGGTGGCGTCGACGGCGGTCGTATCTGGGGCGACTTCATGGACACCGGCACCCACGCCTCCACGTTGCTCCCGATCGCCACCTGGGACAAGCAGCCTTTGATGGCCGGCGTCGGTGTCGTCAAGCAGATCATTGGATTCAACTTTTACGGCGACGAGACCGGCGGCGTTGTGTGGCGGCTGCCGAACATCTACTCGGTCGGCAACTGGATCACCATGCCGACCGGGGACCGGGCCCGCACATCTGCAGTGCTGACCATTGACGATTCGCAAACCCTGATGGGCCTGCAAAGCACCTACTCGGGGGCGGCGCTGCGTGAACGTATCTTCGTCGGCACCCCCGACGGGCTGTATGGCGCGGTGGCCGCCGGCTGGAACCCGAACCCGACGGGGTTGCGCAGAGTGGGTGGCTGGACCGACTACAACTTTGCCGCCGGTGCCGCGCCGCCGCCGGTTGCCAGCAAGACGGGATTCATGAACCCTCGGTTCGTCATCGACCCCGCCAGCTGGCGCGACCCGTCCATCAACCCGATGCTGCAGGTCACCGCCGACATGATCCAGATGCGGGCGCTCATGGCGTATCACACCGCGCAAGTGCAGATCCCTGGTTATCCGGCCGTGCAGATCGACGATCAGATCCGGGTCAACGAACGCATCACCGGGGAAGCAGCGCTGCACTATGTGCAGGGCATCTCCAGCAGCAACGATCTGATGGCCGGCGTGTGGACCTACACTCTGGACACCACCTGGCTCGGGACCGACCCGAGCGACCTGTGGCTGTTTCGGGCGTCGATCCTGCCGGAGGAGACGCAGGCGTTCCTCACCGCGCTGTCCGCCGTGGCTGCCAGCACCCTGTCCACCGGATCGGCCAGCGACGTCACCATCTGATTTGTGAAGGAGGCATGTTGAGCATCGACATCGGCGGCCATCTGCCGCCGCCCCTGTTCGAACTGGCCAACGCTGCCAATTCCGATGTGGCGAACGCCAACAGCCAGAACGCCGCCCGCCCCGCGACCAGTACCATGACCGTGGACATCACCGGTTCCGGGCAGACCGTCCGGTCCAAGCCCGTCCCGTTCGACACCGCGTTCGACGGCAAACCCGTCTTCACCTACGGCGTCGAACTGACCAAATACGACCCGGCGTACGCTTACCCGTCGGCGACTGCCGGCGTGTACAAGTGGGTCATCGACGCCAAGGGCCTGTACACCGGCTGCTATCTGTATTTTCATGTCGATGTGGAGGCCAAGAATCTGCAGGTGCTGCAGTACGCGGAAATGTCGGCGCGGATGAATCTGTCCTACCAGTACAGTCGACAGACGGCGTTTAAAACAGCTGCTAACCAAGGTTACTACTCTAACGGCTACTGGTGGCCACCTGGTTTTGCAGAGGGCAAGGATCTTTACCCGGGGGATGACGGCACCATTGCGGGGGCGCAGTACCAATATTATCGGGCAGTCGCAGCGTACGCCGCATATCATCTGTACGCCAAGGCGCAGCAGGAGCAGCAGAAGGTGATCAATGCTGCCGTCAAACTGGCCGAAGCTCAGCAAGCCTTGGCTACGGCGGCGCTGGCCAAAGCGGTCGCTGCCAAGGCTCCGACGACGATCACCACGTTTCATCTGTCGTTCTACGGCACGGCGTTGAAAGTACTGCCTCCGGAGTTGACCGATGACAGTTCTCCGACGCTGCCGACGTACAACCCGCCGTGGACGCCCGATCAGCCGATCATGGTGCAACCGCTGTAGCAGACAAGGAGCGCCATGCATCGGGTGGCATTGGTGAACTATCCGACGTTGCAGAACCCGCGAACGATCGGCCGGATTTCCGACTCACAATTGCTGGTTGCCAGCGATGAGCCTTTGGATGACAACTCGTACTGGCTGGAAGCTGACCTGCTGTACAGCATTCCGATCAACGCCATGGCCGGCAGCAACGCGTTCGCCGGAACCGCCCTGCCGGTAGCGATCCCCCATCCGCAGCCCCCCGCGGTTGCCGACGTCAACTGGATGCCCGTGACGATTCGGGTCGTTGCCGCGCTGCCCGTGGGCGCCGACGCCACCGTGCTCATCCTGCTCGCCGAATGGATCAACCCGGGGTCACCGCACGGACCGGACTACCCACCGATCGACGCCAGCCTTTGGTGTTACATCGTGCTGCGTCACAGCGGCACCGCGATGTATTACGGCTCCCCTCAGCTGCTCCTGCAGGAGTACTTCGACGTCGCGGGCACCCAGACCGACGTCAACGGTGCGCCGGTCTACTGGATCCGTACCTTCGGCCCGTCGATCGGCTGGGACCACTTCGAGGTGCAAGGTGATCTGCTGGTCGGGACCGCACAGCATCCGGGACCGTACAACGTCGACGACATCATCGGTCCCGTCGCCGTCGGCGTCTACGGCGGCAACGAGGTCGACATCCGGTCGATGGGCAACGCTGCGGTGCTGGTCGCGTCGGCGCTGTCCAGCCCGGTCGTCGTTCCCATCACACCTGGCGAGTCCAACCCGCCACCGCTGCCCGCGCCGACCCCGTCGACGCTCACCGACGCCCAGCTGGCCGGCCTTGCGGCCAGCGTCGGATTCACCGGACGCGACATCGTGCTTGCGGTCGCGATGGCCCTGGCAGAGTCCGACGGACGCACCGACGCTACGAATGCCAATGCCAACGGCAGCACCGACTACGGGCTGTGGCAGATCAACACCATTCACCCGGAGCTGCTGGCCAGCGGCACCTGGTCGGTGCCCGCCGACAACGCCCGCATGGCGTACTCGGTGTTCACCGACGCCGGCCGCAGCTGGACACCTTGGTCCACCTACAACAACGGCGCCTACCTGAAGTTCTACGCACGCGGGCAAACGGCCGCAGCCAATCCGGACACCACCTACGCCAGCACCGCTGCGGCCACCCCACGAGCGGTGACCAGCGCCGGCACGGGAACCGGACTGGACAACACGGCGTCCTGGGGCAAGGTGTGCGTCGATGTGGTGCGGGTGAACGGGGTGTACCTGCTGCTGACCGTGCAGGCCGGCGCCGGGCTGATGCTGGTCCGCACCGACGGCACCACCCGGCTGACCACGATGCTGGACCCGCAGGTCTACCCCAACCCGATCGAAGCTTTGGACCTGGCCAACAACCCCGGTCTCGGTGCGCAAGCCGAGACGTATGTGCTGAGCAACGGGCACGGCCTCATTCTCGACGGGCAGCTCGCCCGGTACGACATGAGTCCGTACGGCGGCTACATTCACGTATGGCGTGAATGGATCCACACGTCCGCGGATGGTGCTCAAACTCGCGATGTTGAGCTGATCGCTGTCGCAGCATCCGGTTTGCTGAGCGGGGAAGCGACCGTCGTCGACCGCATGACGGTCAGTTCCCGTCCGTATCCCGAACCGGTCATCGACATCAGCTAAGGAGCGCGGCATGTACCAGTCCGCTGACGTCAGCGACCCGATCGGCCGCTGGGACCAGTGGCAACGTCAGACCCAGCGCAGCACGTTCCAGGCGCTCGGCAACCAGGTGCTGTACGGCAACGGCCTGTACGTCGTCGACCGCGTCCTGGCGCCGACCACCCCGACCGGCGGCCCGCTGCCCGACGACGGCACCCAGCCGCTGCTGGACCCGCCTCCGGAGCTGCCCGACGGCAGTGCCGGCCCCCCTGCGGAAGGGGCGAGCAGCGTGATGGGCGACAAGCCCTCGGTGCTGTTCGAACCCTGACGGGCGGGACTTGATCCTTCCGGTGGCGATTCGTGCCGGGATGGTCCGATCCGGTCGTCGGCATGCCGATTCGTTCATGGGAGGTGGCTGTGGTCACGCGCAGGTTCTCGCTCAGCCAGTTCGGTGGCAGCGTCGGGGGATCCATCATCGACGACGGCGCCAAGTACTCCACCAGCGATCGCGCGGTCATCGACGCCGTGCTTGCCGCGTTCGAAACGCACTCGCACACCGAGATCCGTACCGGCGGCACCCGCATCGCGGACCCCACCGAAGCGCCCCGCCTGGACCTGGCCATCACCGGCGGCAACCTGCCCGGCAACATCACTTACTACTATCAGTGCTCGTTCATCGACACGTTCGGTCTGGAGACCGCCGCATCCAGCGAGGTGTCCGTCGCGACCGGTGAACCGGTTCTCGCGCCGAACCTGCCGATCCTTTCCGGTGCCACCGGCGGCACTCTGGCCGACGGGCTGTATCTGTACGGGCTGACCTCGCTGACCGCCGCCGGCGCCGAATCCGAACTCGGTTCCGTCGCCAGCATCACCGTCATCCCCGGCGATCACACGGTCATCGTCGGTTTTCCGCCGCTGCCGGCCGGCGCCGCCACGTTCGGCGTCTGGCGTCAAGGCCCGCAAACCACCGCCCCGACCCGCATCGTCATCGTCGATCCGGCTGCCACCGACAGTTTCACCGACACCGGTGCCATCGCCGCGGACCCCCTCGCCGGTACCCCCGGGCATCTGCCGCCCACCATGAACCTGACCAACGCCTCCAACGCGGTCACCATCACCTGCCCCGACGCCGGTCTCGTCGCCGCCGCCGGTACCGGCATCGCCGCGTGGCGCATCTACCGGTCCACCTCCTCGGGGGTGTACCCGGCGGCAAGTCTGCTCGCCGAAATCGTCGGACCCGGCGCCGGCGGCATCGGCCTTGTCGCCACGTTCGTCGACGACGGCACCGCGGTCCCCACCCAGGGCGGGCCCCTGTTTCATACCCAGACCTTGCAGCCGGCCGCCTCCGTGCTGCGCACCGTCACCACCTTGCCGACGCCGGCGCCACCCACCCCGACCGGCGTGCTGCACCTGGTGTCCAGCCCCGGCCAGTTCGCGCTGTACCTCACCGACGGCGCCGCCTGGCACACTGTCGGTGGCTCATCAGGGGTGTTCGCCCCCGCCAGCCGGCTGATCGTGTCCGTCGCCACCCCACCCGCCGCCACCGGTGCCGGTGCGCCGCTGACCGTCACCGGCGACCCGCTCGACACTGTCGGCAACGACACCACGGTGCTGCCGTTCGCCGACGGCCCCCTCGCCCAGCTGACCACCGCCGGCACCTGGGCCGTGTCGGTCACCGCCGGCCCCTGGCCCGTCACCGACCCCGGCGACACCCTGCTGCTGATGGTGCATGCCGCCCTGCCCGACGGCGCCGCCGACATCATCCCCGACGCCGCCGGCCAGGTCACCGCAGTCGCCGGCCAGAGCGCGATCACCGTCACCACCGCGCTGCCCACCCGCCGGTATCCGGCCGGCACCCGCCTCACCGGCCTCATCACCAGCTACTACACCACCGACACCCCAGCGCTGATCCCCATCACCTTGTCCGCCGCCCTGGTCGCCGGAACCGCCGCCGACGCCGTCCTCACACCCGCCACCAGCCTGATCCTGACCCGTGCCGACGCGTCCGCGACCGTCGCGTTCACGTTCGCCCCCGGCGCCGACCGCCATGAACTGCGCCTCTACGCCGGCGTCACCTTCGTCGACGCGATTCCCGCCGCCATCTCCGGCCAGTTGCTGACCGGACTGACGAACGGCACCGAATACACCGTGCAGGTGTACGCCGTGCACGCCGGTGCGTACGCCGCCCCCGCCACCGGTGTCGTCACCCCCACCGCACCCACCGTCCCCGACCCGCCCCGGCTGCCACTCGCCTCCGGCGGCAACGCCATGGCCACCATCAGCTTCACCCCGCCGAGCTACGACGGCGGCAGCTCCATCACCGGTTACACCGTCACCAGCGACCCTGACGGTCTGGCCGCGACCGGCGCCGAAAGCCCCATCATCGTGACCGGCCTGACCAACGGCACCGCCTACACGTTCACCGTCACCGCGACCAACGCGCAAGGCGAATCCGCACCGTCGATCCCCACCGACCCGATCATGCCTGCAGGCACCTGATGCTGTTTTACGCGATGGCCGAATCCACCGGCTCCCCGGTCCTGGACTCCTTCTTGCCGTTCATCAACCTCGGCGTGCTCGTCGTCGTCGTCGGCATGGTGCTGACCCGCCGCGGTTTCATTCCGTCCTGGTCGCTGCAGGACTGTGAGACATCACGGGACCGGGAATTGGCCGAAACGCGCGCCCAGTACGACCGTGCCGTGGCGTTTCTGCAGGCACAGATGGATCGCGTCGAAGCCGAACGCCGGGACTTGCGCCATCAACTCGACACGTTGCAACGCACCACCACCGAGCAGGTGGTCCCCGTGCTGATCGAAGCCAACCGGATCACCAGTCAATATCTGGACACCCTTTCGCGTCAGCAATCGCGGCTGTTGTGAACGACATCTCCGCGCGTCCATCACCTGACATCATGGCCCGCGCCGAGTCCGACCTTCTCCGTCGTCGTACCGACCAGATCATCACTCAATCACTGCTGCTCGTCGGCGAACTGCGCACCCGCACCAATCAGCTTCAAGACCTCGTCGCCGACCTCACTCAACGTGCTGCAGCGGCGCAAGGAGATGACGATGCCTGTTGAGCGCCGCTACGTTGATGACCCTGATTACGACGGCCCCGAACGGCGCCTGGAGCTGATCACTGCAGCTCAAGTCGCCGACCTGCGTGTTGCCGTGTCCAGCCTCGCCGAACGGGTCACCGTCCTCACCGACCAGGTCGCCGACGTCGGGGAGCTGCACCGCCGTCAGCAAGCCATCGACGAACTCGCCGCCCATGCCGAACGGGAAGCCGAAGCCGCACTCGCCAAACTTGCCGACGTCGAAACCACCATCGTCAGCCGTGAAGAACTGGCCCGGACCGCCACCGCCGACCGCGCCGAACGTGACCGGGTCCGCGCCCGTCTCGCCCGCCTGATCTTTCGCGTCGCGTTCAGCACCCTCGTCGTCGGTTTCCTGCTCGGTGCGCTGCTCATCGTTGCACTCGTGCGCCAGTCGCACGACAACACCCGGCTCGCCGCCCAGACCCACACCTTCGCCACCGCCTGCGCCGCGCGCAACGTGCAGCTGGCCGTGCAACGCCAGCTGTACGTCGACCAGAACGCCACGTACACCGCACACCCGAACGACCCGCTCGCCGTGCAGCTGGGCCAAGCCGCCCGCGCGGCGCTGGCCAAACTGCCGCCGGCGCAGGACTGCACGCCGTGAGTGTCGCGTCGTAGGCTTCCGGCATGGACGACGACGAGCCCGGCGATCACACGGCAGACAGCATCGAGAAGTTGTACTGGCGTCTTGCTGACCGGGCGTTGCTCGATCGGCCGGATCTCCAGGAAAGTCTTGCCCAGATGCGCCGTGGCGAAGGTGAGATTGTTGCTTAGCGCGTGTCGAAGATTTCGTGTGTTCCGATGCGACGCCAGATGACATGCACCTGTCCTGGAAGCACTTCCGGCCCGTATTCGAACGTGGCGCGCCCGTTCGGTGCCCATGTCATCTCGAACACGCCGGAGACATGCACTTTCTTCACTCGCAACCCCGGGGGGAAGGGTTCGCCTTTGGTCAGCGCCGGGACAAATAGCTCCTGAATCTTTTCGAGGAACCGGCGTTTCTGTTCGGCGGTCAGCTGCTGGTGGTCAGCAGTGAATCGGGCTGCGCGCTCAAACGTCGGCGGCATCGACGGCCAGCGACTCGGTGAACTCTTCGACGCTCATCGGCCCGGACGTGTATCCAGCGGCGATGTCGCAGCTGGCTTCGTGTTCTCCGGCCTGCCATGCCGGCGTCCAGAACCATGCCTGATCCGCCGGGATCACACGCGCCGGGATCAGCCGGACACCGTCATCGTCCTGCAGGAAGATCACCTCGTCGCCTTCGGTGAGGTGCAGCGCTTCGCGAATCGGTGCCGGCAAGGTCAGCTGACCGCGAGCGCGCATCGTGCTGTGCGGCGTGAGGTGGGAGGTGGTGTCCAACGAAGCCTCCTAGGTGCTGTACAACTTTCAGACTATCCGAGATTCGGACGGCCTGGCATCTCCCGGGGGCTCGGATCCCGCACGCCGGATGCCGATGTTCTTCTCGACGGGCCCCTCCGTCGCTGAGGAGCTGATCGCCATGCCACGTTGCCCGTTCGCTACCTGGGAGCCGGCCACCAAGTCCCATGGTGGGACGATGACCGGTCATCTCGGTGTTGTTGCACACGTGAACGAGAGCACCGGAGACATCTACAACTGGTGCAACAACCCCGGAAACCAGGTCTCTTCGCACTTCCAGGTCATGAAGGACGGCAGCCTGCTGCAGTACGTCGACACCGACGTTGCCAGCTGGTGCCAGTCGTCCGGCAACTACTCGTACCTGTCGGTCGAGACCGAGGGATACCACACCGAAGCGTTCACCCCCGCCCAAGTCGAGACGTTCGCCCGCCTCATGGCCTGGGCCCATCAGGTCCACGAAATTCCGCTCACCCTCGCCGACGTCGTCGGACAACGCGGCCTCGGCTGGCACGGCATGGGCGGCAAAAGTTGGGGCGGGCACACCAGCTGCCCCGGCGAGCCGCGCAAAGCGCAGCGCGCCGTCATCCTGCAGCGCGCCGCGCAACTGCTGAGCCCCCCGCCGGTCACCCGCCCGTCCAGCGCCAACCAGCCGACCGTGCCCGCCCCCAGCCATCCGCCGTTCAGCGGCCGCCAGCTGTTCCAGCCCCCCGCCCTCTACGGCCTCGACGTCCACGCGTGGCAGATGCAGATGGCCCGCCGCGGCTGGGACATTGGCACCGATGGCTGGTACGGACCCGCCAGCGAGAAGGTCGCTCGCGCGTTCCAGGCCGAAAAGCATCTGACCGTCGACGGCGTCGTGGGTGCGGCTACCTGGGATGCGGCCTGGACCGCATCGCTGAGCTGATGGCCGTTCTCGGAGGACGCGGCGCCTGGCCGGCGTCGGGACGCGGCGGCACCTTACGCGCCGGCGCGCCCGGCCCGTACTACGAGTTGGCCGGTGACGGTATTCCACTGGTCGGCAGCCAGCCTGGAGTCAGTCCCGACCATCTGGCGGTCACGTTCGGCGTCATCGCCATTCAGAAGATGTGCAACATGAACAACTTTCGGGACGCATCCGGGCTGGCGCTGAACCCCGACGGCATCTACGGCCGGCGCACCGCCGCCGCCGTCGCCACCGCACAAAGTGCCCGCCTCGGCGGTACCGGCATCCCCTGGACCCTCGGCCGCGTCGACGCGGCCACCGCGTTCGCCTTGTTCGAGCCGCTGTACCAGCAGATCGAAGAACGATACGGCTTGACCGATGGCATCGTCGGCGGTGGGGCACGCACCGAATCCGGTCACGACCCGGGCGCCGTCGGCAACGCCAACGCGCACGACTACGGCCTCGTGCAGATCAACGCCGACTATCACGGTCCCGGCACGGCCAGCAACCTGGCGGTCGCGGACATGTTCAACCCGTACACCGCACTGGACTTCCTCGGCGCCTGGTACCGGCGCTCCTACGACATCTATGGTCGCTGGGACTGCACCGTCGCCAGCTGGCACAACCCTGGTCAGGCCCGAACCTGGGCACGGACCGGCAGCCCGCCGAACCCGGAGATCGCGCTGTACGCCGCCAACGTGCTCGCCGGCGGAAGAATCTAAGATGCTCGCGCAGCATGCCAAGGCGTTCGTTGCGGCACTTATCGCACTGAGGCACGTACCGATCGGTCAGTGGCTGAGCACGTAGGCGAGCTGCAGGACGACGCCGAGGGCCAGCACTGTCGCGCCGGTACCGGTTGCGACCAGCGTGATCCGTCCCTGCTGCATCGTCCACGGCGTCAGGCGCTTGGAGATTCGGGTTCCGGCGACGTATCCGGCCGCCAGCCCGGCGATGCTCCACGCGTTGGTGAACGTGCCGTGGGTGTTGGCGGAAACCAGCAGCAATACGAGCACGTTCAGTGCCAGCAGGCCGACCAGGGTGGGCAGGGAGGCGCGGCTGCTGTCGAGGTGCCGCCAGCGGGAGGATGCTGGCCGGGTTCGCGGGAAGGCGACCAGCAGGTCGCCGATCAGGATGCCGAGGACGCCGCCGACGATGCCGTCGAGAAATGAACCGATCACGCCTTCAGAATAGGGCAAATAGGGCGGGCGGGCTGCGGCCGCGCTGACCTGGTTCATCGCCGAGCATGCCGTGGCGGCGAAGGTCTGACCCTGACGCTGTTCGGCCAGTGTCCTGCCAGCTCAGGAGGACGACAGATAGCGTATCGCGGCGGCGTGCAGCCGGGGATCGTCGTCGTCGGTGAAGCGTGGCCAGCTGCCCTTGCAATGCACGCACTGCCAGAGCAGCACCCCGTCGTACACCTCGGGCACCTCGTGGCCGATCAGCATGCTTTCGGGATCGGTCTCGTCGTGCGGCCAGAGGCAGGGTTTCGTGCTCGGTGTGCCGAGGTCGGGTCGGGGTCGGGGCCGCGCGGCGGGCGCGTCGGTGGGCCACCGCGTGCCGCAGTGGGTGCAGCGCCAGATCAGTGTGCCGTCGTGGACGGCGGGAGCCTCGTGGGCGATCTGCAGCCATTCGGTGTCGGACTGCGGATGCGGCCAGGGGCAAGACACCATGAGACGACCCTAGCGGGGTAAATCCGGGTTCGTACTTCCCCGCTAGAGTTGCTGCCGTGCCTACCGAAGACGACTACGCCGCGGCCGCCGACTGGGCCGAGTACGACATGGTGCTGGTGCCCAACTCGCGCACGGCACTGCACGGCGCTGCCGCAGCCCAGTACAGCCGGGCTCTGCTTGCACGCGCAGGTGTCGATGTGTCCGGCGTGTCTGGCTCGGATGTGGCATCGGCCACGTAGCGCCCTCTACGCTGCGGGCATGGCACAACCCCTGGTGATTCCGGCGGACACTACCGTTGAAGAACTTGCCGACATTCTGCGCGTCCAAGGTGACCGCACCCTGCTTGTCTGCCGCGACATGGGGCACGGCTGGGTCGACCATGACGGTAAGGTTCTGGGTCGGCGACTCTATGAACGCACCATGCGCTGCACTCGTTGCGGCACCCGCCGCATCCAGCAGCTCAACCACATCGGCGAGATACTCGGCTCCTGGTACGAGTACCCCGACCACTATCTGATCAAGGGGATGGGCAGACTGACCACCAAGCAGCGTTCCGCGTTCCGCCAGGTCACCCTGCTCGACGCGCTCGTCGAACAGGGCCTCATGGCCTCTGCGCATCCAAAGAAGGCGTGAGCATGGCACGCCATGTTGTCGCCTACTGTGATCAGCATTTATTGCATGGTGAGCAGGTTGCTGCTGACCCGCGCCGGGCCTGCAAGCTGGTCGTCGGTGACGTGCACATCACCGTCGACCTGTGTGAGGAATGCCGCGCGAGCTTCGCCGCACCGTTACATGCGCTGGCCGGCGCGGACCGCACCCGTGAGGAACAGCAGGTCGCGGTCAAGCCGCAGGAATCTGCGCCTGAACCCGGGCGTCAGCGCGCCAGGCGGGTGTACAAGATTCAGCGCGGCCACAGCCACACCTGTGACCTGTGCGGCACGAAGGTCGACTACATGGCGCGCTTCGTGCATGTTCGTGGCGCGCACCCGGAGCTGGCGCCGACGTTGTCGTGTCCGCACTGCGATACGACCAACTCGTCCTGCAGCGGGCTGGCCAAGCATTTGCGTGACGAACATCCGGAGCACTACGTCAGCCAGGCGCGAGCTTACGCTTTCGCGCTCGACGAGATACGCCCAAGGACGCTGGCCGAGCATGGCCTCAAGGAACCGACCTTCACGCCGCTGCCGCGCTGAACGGCTGCCGCGCTGAACGCACCGTTGTTGAACGGTCGTTCAAGCGGTCCCGAGACTGTCCTTGTCAGCGGGCACCGTGTCGTTGCGGGGAGCCGTCAACGGCCGGCAGGCGAGTAGGCATGTCTCGCAGTGCGGGTCGTGGCATGTCCACAACGGGATGATCAACTGACCGATGAGCCCTGGCAGCGGCATGGGCAGGACCAGCGTCCAGCGGCACCATTCGTCCCCGCCCAGCCACGGCCACGGCCGCGACATGGAACGTGTGGTCCACGGGATCCAGCGCTTCGGTTCGTCGGGGTCGGGGACGCCGAGGTGTTCCCAGCAGGCTGGTCGGCGCAGGTCGTGTAGCGCGGTCAGCAGGTTCTTCATGCGTCCGGCCTCCGTCCGCGTTCTCGTGAGTGCATCGTATCGGTGGTTGGATTCATGCCGACCCACCGAGAACGTTGCTGATGTTTTGTGTAGAGTGTTCGTCATTATGACGTCCTCTGCTGAGTACGACGCCTATATTCGCAGTCCTCAGTGGGCTGCGAAGCGTCGTCAGTTCTGGGCCTCGCATCCTCGTCGTTGCGCTGCATGTGGTTCGAACGAGCATCTGCACTGCCACCATATGACCTACGTCCGGTTCAAGGACGAGCGGATGAGCGACCTCATTGGCGTCTGCAAGTCCTGCCACGAGGCGATTCATGCTTGGCATAAGCGGTGGGGCGGCGACCTGCAAGCAGCAACACTGGCGTATGTGCGGGACTACGCCCCCACCAAGCAGACTCCCAAGGTGAAGGCGAAGCCGCCGGCCAAGACGAAGAAGGCGGCCAAGCAGCCTGTCAAGACGCCAACCGCGGCCGGCACCGGGAAGCGCAGGAAGCGCAAGAAGCCGAACGCGTCCGAGGCGGGCAAGCCGGCCGCCGAGCGCGCCCGTGGTACCGCGGATGCGCCGCAGCGGTACCACGGGGCGCTTGACGGCCTCATCCAGGTGCAGCGGCGCCCCCTGCCCGTCAGCAACAAGGCCAAGCAGAAGGCGGCGAAGATCGCTGCCCGGGACGCCGCCTACAGCGCGATCAGGAAGCGCCAGGAGGAGTACCTGAAGTCGATCGGTGGATCTTAGCGTCAGATGGCTTGGCTGGCTGCGGCCAGTTCGGCTTCCAGCCGGGCGATCTCTGCTTGGGCGGCTGCCAGTTCGTCCGTCACCGTAGATGACGTTGGTTTGCTGTTGCTATCGAGGACGGCGGCGATGTCGCCGTTCGTGCGGCGGCGAGCCAGGTCAGCACGCAGCGCTGCTCGGCCCGGAGCTTTGCCCTTGTACCCCAGGCTGGGGTCAAGCCGGTAGACGTAGGCGTTCCCAACCCGTTCACCGCGATGGATGATCCCGCGTTTGATCAGGCGCGACAGGGCTCGGGATGTCGCCTCACGCGTCACCGACATGGTCTTGGCCATGTCGGTGACGTTGATATAGAGGTAATTGTCCCAATGCAGTTCTGCTATCAGCTTGAAGACGAGGCGCATCTCCAGCGACGTCACGGTCTGGTCGGCGGCAAGCTCTCGAAGGACCCGCTGTGATACCAGCATAAATCCCCCTTCCGGCTCGTGCCGTATCGAAGCGAACAATTGGGGCACCGCATACTCGCGGTGCAGGATCTCGCCTGTCGCGTCGTCCACGATTTTAATGTTCCGCCTCGGCGTAGTCGAATCCACGTGATGAGTGTGACATGCTCCATCATGAGGTGTGAATCTGGGGTTCACACCCGAACCGGTAAACACCCAGCTCAGGGGGTCGCCTTCTTCCTCTTAAGAGGTAACCGAGCTGGCAGGTGCGTCGCGTTGCGTGCTTGCAACGCTATCCGAGCGGCTCGCGGGGCCGGGGCGGGAAGCACCATGCCGGCGACCTGGCCGGTTCTTCTGATCTTGTCTTGGACCCCTGGTGAGCCGACATGGCCCACCCTCGAACCTCAAACCCAAGGGCGCCGCAAGGGCAGCGGTGCCGCCGCCGGCGCGCGGCGCTGTCTGGTCCGGGTGAGCCCGGCGGGAGTCCGCCACGCGGGTGTTCGGTCCGCGGGGTTCGGGGGGCGCGGTTGCCCCCCGTTCACGCGGCCGCAGCCTGCGCCATGAACCGCTGGTGAGCGGACGCCGGCAAGAAGATGGGCCTCGGCTGCGCCGAGTCCTTGTGGGAGTCCGACGTCGTATCCTGCAGCTCATGACGGACAACGCCGCCGACCTGATCGCACGTGCGCTCTGGATGGCCGGTCTGACCGCCGCGCAGCTGGCCAGCCGGCTGGACATGCCGCAGTCGTTGCTCGACCAGCATCTTGACGGGCAGGTGCAGCCGACCCTGCGGCAGCTGGAGCACATCCTGGCCGTCGCCGGCCTGGAACCGGACATCGAGCTGCGCCCCCTTGGCACCCGCCAGGGCCAGAAGCTGTTGCAGGTGCTGGCGGTCACGGAGCTGCTGCCGCACGGGGAGCCGGGCCCGTTGCTGTTCCCGCCGTTTCGGACGTTCCTGCGCCGCGCTGATGACGAGGTTGCGTCCAGGCGAGACGATCAAGAGGTCGTCGACGTCTTCCGTGCTGCGCAGAGGGATTGGCCTGAGCACTTGAGGGACGACGCCCCGGTGCAGGCTTGTTCTGGATGCGGACGAAAGACCTGGACGTCTACCCGCTTCGGCCGGCCATGCGCGATGACGCAACCGGACGGAACACGTTGTCCCGGCGTGTTCGTGTCGGCGTAGGGAGGAGCCTGCAGCGTGCCGGTTCTGTCGGACCTGTGCGTTACGGTCAGGCCAAGATGGGGCGTACGGCGCGTAACTTGACGATCCGGACGTAGCGCAGCGTATTGTCAGCGTGCCCCAGTGTGACGGCACCGAGGATACCCCTGTGATCATTCGCCAGAGCCTGCTTGCATCGTGGGCGCGCTGCCCCGCCGCAGCCGGCTTCGAGCGCGGCGGATTCCCCCGGCGGATCACCAGCGCCCTGGCCTACGGCACCGTCATGCATCACGCCCTGCTGGTGTTCGAACGGCTGCTGGCCGAAGGCCGTCCCGCCGCCGACGCCCTCGTCGAGGCGACCGAGGCGTTCACTTTCTACTGGTCACCGGCGAACATCCACGCGATCGGCGAACCGGTCTCCCCCGACGGCTGGCTACCACGCCAGTCGTACGCCGACCTGCGCCTGCGCGGCATCGAGACCCTGACCAAGTACGCCGCCGGCATGCACGGCCGTCCCCGCACCCTGCTGGCCTGCGAGTACCGGTTCCAGGTGCCCGTCGACGGCACCTGGGACGACGTGGCCGGCGAACCGCACATCCTGTTCGGCACCCTGGACCGGCTACAGCTCGAACGCCATCACGGCCGGCCCGTGCTCGCGATCGCCGACTACAAGACCGGCGCCCAACCCGCCTACCTGCGCCAGCATCTGCAGTTCACCGCCTACGCCTACGCCAGTACCCGGCGCGAGTTCTGGACCGGGTGGCGTGGCGAAGAAGGGTTCGGTCCCGACCATGGCGCCGACATGTACGAGCGGTTCGCGCCGTTCGCGCGCCGCGGCACCTGGATCAACCTGAGCAAGTTCACGGAAGCCGACGCCGGCTGGCGCGGTGAGGCGGACTACGCCCGGCTGCGCATCGCCATCAGCCAGGTCGCCGCCTCCATCGCCGCGGACATTTTCCCCCTCAACCTTGTCGGCGAGGTCTGCACGCACTGCTCGTACACGGCCGTCTGCGGTGGCACCGGCCTGCCCGACGACGACGCCGGACGGCCGCTCGCCGGCCGCATCACCACGTGAGGACATCGGCATGCCGCTGAAAGTGTTCACCACCGGCCTCGACCAGTACGCCGCCGGTGGTGACGGACGCATCAAACTGCTGGTCATCGGCGGCCCGAACGCCGGCAAAACTCGGCTCGCGTCCTACTTCCCGAAGCCGATCTTCGCCGACGCCGACAAGGGGCTGGCGAGCATCCGCGACCGGCGTTCGCGTGGTGTACTCATCGGCGGGTCCGCCGACATGTTCGATTTGCTCGCCGAACTGGACCGTGAATGCAAACGGCCCTGGGATCAGCGCGCCTACCAGACGCTCGTGATCGACACGTTCGACGTTCTGTCGCGCAAGGTCGCCGACGAGTGGGTGCGTGCGGACCGGGCGCGGTCGGTGTTCTCCGGCTGGGAGGCGTACGACTATCTCGCCGCCAAACTTGGCACGATCATGACCCGGACGTTGAACCTCGACATGCATGTCGTCGTCAACTGCCATTTCACGGACAAAACGGTCAAGGGCCCCGACGAGACCGGCAAGATCATCGAGCGGACCGAGTACGGCCTGCAGGTCCGCGGCAGCATGCGCGACCAGCTGTTCAACGACTTCGACCTCATCGGCTGGCTCGGCCTCGCGTGGGAGAACGAGGACGGCCGGCAGGTGTTGCGCCGCGAACTGAGCTTCACCCCCGCACCCGACAAGCCGTTCCTCAAAGACCGCCTGCACGTGATGCCGCCCGCCATCCCCATCACCCTCGGCCAGCAGGACTTCGCCACCCTGTTCGGCTACATCGCCGGCGGCCTGGACAACCTGCCCGAAGCCGAGCAGGTCGGTGAGATCCCCACCGGCAGCACCCTCGACGACACCGCAGCGCCCGCACCGGTCACCGCCGGCGCCTTGCCCGGCGCCGCGACTGCCGCACCACCCCGGCCGTCGCTGGTCGGCCTCGACCGTCCCACGCTGATGAACCTCGCCCGCGAATACGGCGGCAACCCTCGCGCGACCGCCACGAAAAGCGAGCTGCTGGACATCATCAACCGTGCGACGGAGGCCCGAACGCGTGCTACCACCTCACCGGCCTCCACGCCTTCACCGGAGCCCACGCCCGCCCCGAACGGACAGCACTCCGAACGCGCGCCAGCCCCGCCAACCGCGCCGCCAGCCGCACCGCCGGTCCCCACACCCGCTGCGCCGCAACCCACCCCGGCCGCCGCCACCGGTGCCATCGCCCCCGCACCGGCGCCGGCCACCCTCGAACCGGTTGCCGCGGACCCGGCGCCGCCGGTCAGCCGCGAAAAAGCCGTCAACGCCGTCCTCGAACAGCTCGGCGCTTCCATCCTGTCCGAGACACCGGAACTGAACACCGCCGCGCCGGTGGTCCTGCCCACCACGCCGGCCGGTCCGCCGGCAGCGAAAACACCGGCCGTCGTGCCACCCGCGCCGGCCGTCGTTCCTGTTGTCACCCTCGCCCCTGTTTCAGCAGCTGCCGCCCCCCAGGTGGGCGCGGTGCGTACGGCGACCGGCGCGCCCAGCGCTACCGACATCCTCGCCGGCCACTGCGACTCCTGCGCCAAGGCGCTCGCCGCTGAAGAGGTCGACCTTGTGCGCATCGGACGGGTCAAGTTTCGCCGGTTGCTGTGCAACAGCTGCTTCAAGACCCTAGTTGAGGAGAACAGCCGCAGATGAAAATCAGCAACGACGACAGCGAACTGCTGCCCGCTGACACGATCTTCAAAGGTGCTGTCGAAGCGATCGCTCCCGACACGTACATGTTCACCGACACGACCACCGGCAAAGACGTCGAACGTATCAGCCTCAAATGGCGCATCAAGATCCTCGAAGGCGACTACAAGGAACGTGTCGCGTTCGGTTCCACCTGGGCGCGCATCGGCGGCAAGAACAACCCGCTGCGCGACTGGATCGAAGCACTGCTCGGCCGGGAACTGGCCCCCGGCGAGGAGTTCGACACCGACGACTTCCTCGGCATGGTGTGCGAGTTCACCGTCCGGCACGGCACCAACAACAAGACTGGGCGGCCGTTCGCCACCATCGACACCGTTTTCCCTGCCGTGTCCGCGCTCACCGGCGCATCCGGTGGCTACGTTCCCACCGACGACGTCCCGTTCTAGGTGGACACATTCGACCCGGTGGCGTACCTCGCGGGCAAGGGCTGGCACGGACGCGCCACCGGCGGTCACGAGGTCGTCTACCCGTGCTTTTTCGACTGCGGCGAAGATCAGAGCAGCCGCAAACGCAAGTTGTACCTGAACTCCACCACCGGCATGTACGACTGCAAGGTCTGCGGCACACACGGTGGGCCGTACCTGCTGGCCAAGCATTTCGGTGACATTCTCACCGACAACCAGCTGCACACCGACCAGCAGCTCGCCGGCGATCCGTTCGCCCGTCGCCGGCTGCTGGACGCTGCGACCACGGCCGCTGCGGACATGCTGCCCGCCAACCCGGCCATCCTCGATTACCTCACCGGCACCACCATGACCCCCTACGGACTCGGCCGCGGTCTCACCCCGGAAACGGTCGTTGAACGCCGGTTGGGGTTCGCCGGTGGCAAACACTGGTCGCTCACCGCCGCCTTGGACCTGACCGGTGTCGACGCCGCCACCTTGACCAGCACCGGTCTGGCTCGTTCCGACGGGCGCGACACCTTCAGCACTCACATCACCATCCCGTACCTGGCCCGCGGGCACACCGAACAGATCCGCGGCCGCAACATCGGTGCGACCGGCAGCAAATACCTCTCGGCCGCCGGCGCCGGCGTTGCGCTCTACAACCGGGACAGTCTCGACGACGCCGACGAGGTGCTCATCACCGAAGGCGAGTTCGACGCGATGATCGCCCGGCAGTCGTTCGCTGCCAGCGGCGACGAGAAACTCGCCGCCTTGGCCGTCGTCGCCCTGCCCGGCACCAGCAGCTGGCCGACCGACCTGCCCGGCTACCTGACCGGGGTGCGGCGCATCTGGCTCGGCCTGGACGCCGACGAACCCGGCCGCAAAGCCACCGCCAAGCTCGCCGACACGCTCGGCCGCCGCGCCCGCCCCCTCGCGCTGCCCGAAATGCATCAGGACTGGACCGACTGGATCGCCCGCGGCGGCGCCACCTGTGAACAGATCGCCGGCCTGTTCGCTGCCGCCAGCGGCCGTCGCGTTTTCAGCATGGCCGATGCTGGACGTAGCTGGCGCGCGCAGCGCACCCTGTCCGGCGGGTTGAAGACCGGGTACACCGGATTGGACTCCACCATTCTTCCTGGCCTGCTTCCCGGACAAGTTGCCGTGCTCTACTCGAAGACGGGTACAGGCAAACAGAACGATGTTGATGAGGTCGTCCCGACCCCAACCGGATGGCGCCGGTTCGGCGACTTGCAGCCCGGCGACCAGGTGTTCGGGCAAAACGGTAGCCCCACCACCGTCACCGGCGTCTGGCCCCAGATCGACCGGCGCGCCTGGCGGGTCACCTTCTCCGATCGAACAAGCCTCGTCGCCGGCCCCGACCACCTGTGGCAGGTCTCCTATCGTGGTGGACGGCGCCGGGAGTGGATCCCCTGCGTCATGTCCACCACCGAGATCCTTGCCGCCGGCCTGCACTACAGGCGCGAGTATCGCTGGATCATCCCGATGCCCGGCCCAGTCCAGTTCCCGAAGCAGCAACTACTTATCGCGCCCTACACGTTCGGCGCGCTGCTCGCGAACGGCTACCTGACCGGCACGGGCGCCGTGCTCACCACCCCTGATCCGCACGTCGTCGCCCGCTGCCGTAGCGAGCACATCCTGCACAAGCACAAGACGCCCGACGGTGCTTGCCGCCGGTACGGGGTGCTCGGCGTCCTGCCCGACCTGCGGCGTCTCGGCCTCACCGTCGGCAGCTACGACAAGTTCATCCCCGAGATGTACCTGACTGCCAGTGTTGAGCAGCGTATCGCCCTGCTGCAGGGGCTGATGGACGGCGACGGCAGTACTCGCGGCGCCGGACGTGCCTCGGTGCGGTATCACACCATGTCGCGGCGGCTGGCCGCCGATGTGCAGCGTCTGGTCTGGTCGCTCGGTGGCACGGCGATGGACAACTGGATGGACCGTGGCCCCAAGGGTGTCGAGGGAATGTTGTCGATCATGATGCCGTCCGAGATCGAGCCTTTCTACACCCCCCGCAAGGTGCGTGGTTGTCCGCCCAAGTACAGCGAGCCGCGCCGTGCCATCGTCAGCATCGAACCGGTCGAAGACCGTGACATGCAATGCATCAGCGTCGACGCTCCCGATGCGCTTTATCAGATCGGCGCCGCGCATATCGTCACCCACAACACGATCTTGCTCTGTAATATGTCCTACAATATGCGCCGGCATAATATTCTGTTCATCTCACTGGAGATGACCCGTGAGGAAATCTACGAACGACTGCGCCGCATCTATCTGTTCTGGAATCCCAACGCCACCGATGCAGAAGTCGATGCGGGTCTCGAACACATTTACATCTGCGACGAGAACCGCCTCGATGAGAATGCCTGGGCCGACGTCCTCGAAGAATATCAGACCGAGACCGGAACCACTCCTGACCTTGTCATGGTCGATTATCTCGGTTATTACGCTCGCGGTCACGCCGGCGCCAACCGGTACGAGCAAGTCTCCAACGCCATCATGAGCCTCAAAGCCGCCGCCAAAGGCAACGGCAACCCCGACAGCCGGTTCGCACTCATCACCCCCAGCCAGGTCAATCGTGGCGCCCGCGCCGGCGCTCCCGTCGAACTCGACGACGCCCGCGACTCCGGCGGTGTGGAGGAAACCGCCGACTTCGTGCTGAGCCTCTACCGTCCCGAGGACGCCCTGACCGCGTCCGATCCTACCGCCGGACGTACCGGCGGCCGCCCCGCACCGCCCGTTGCAGCCGTCGCCACCGGCGCCCTACGTCTCGGTGTTCTCAAAAGCCGGCACGGTGGCGTCGGACGTGAATTCGGTTTGCAGATGGATCTGCTCACCTTGGCCATCGTCGAGATGAACACCGCCGCCGCACATCGTGCCGCCGATCATAACAACTTGCACCGCCGTGGCCACGACTGGAATTACCTGCGGATGACCGAAACCCAACCCCGCCAACTGCGGATCGTCACCTAACACACCAGGAGTTGTCATGCCACAAGATAGTCATCGCCCTCCGGAAGGTAAGTACGCCGCGCCACTACTGCTGACCTGCATCCTCACCGGCCCCGACGCCTATTACGTCGCCGGCGCCCTGAACGAACGTGGCGTCAGCGCCGAAGAATTCACCCGCGAAGCCATCCTCGAATACGCGGCAAGGTAACCATGACACCTGCACAGTTCGTCAAGCACGCCGAAAACACTCTCGGCACCGACATCAGCACCCCGCTGTGGAAATGCCGCGCCCGGGAAACCGCCAAACTCACCCGCTGGCTCGACACCCATCCCGGCACCACCATGCACGACCTGCTGCTGGCAGTCGAATACTGCCGCACCATGCACGTGACGGTCCGCACCCCCCTCGGCGTCACCTACTACATCCCCGACGCCACCGCCCGCACCCACCGGCCCGCGCCCACCGACGCCCGCGAACAAGCCCGTCAGGATGCGCTCACCGTCCTCGCGGCCCGCACCGACGCCGACGCCGCCGCATGGATGACCCGTCTGCAGCGTGCCGACGGCGACGGTCTCGACGACGTTCTCGCCGAGTACCACAGCGCCCGCCCGGCCGCATGATGCGCACCCTGCGGTTACGCACCACCGTGCTGAGCTACGCGATCGTGCTGCGCCTGCTGCCGACCGGCACCAACAGTCGCGTCACCTGCGACATGGCGCTGCATCGCCTCCTGGAACGGCTCGCCAGCGCCGACAACGCCACCGGCCTGCCGCCCGTCGTGCGACCCATCCTCAACCATCGCCAGCCCCGGTGAGCATCCGCACCGGTTTCCCCGCCCTGGCGCGCACCACCCGGCGCACCGTACGCACCGGCCTGCACGCCCACGGCTGCCCCCGCTGCCGGCGCCGTTTCGACTGCACGTGCGGGACGCCCGGCGCCGACCCCGAATGCATCACCTGCCGTGCCGGCACCCCCGCCTGGGAACTGCTGGCCGGCAACCGCGCACCCCGCCCCTGCTGTGCGGCGCGCGCCCGGCCCGTCACCGCCGAGGAACGTTCCCGCTATCGGCTCGCCGGCAGCTGCCCCTGGCTGATCTGCCCCGCCTGCTACCGCACCCATCCCTTCTGCATCCGAAAGGTCCATCCGCGATGAGCGAGCCCACAGGGTACGACCCCGCCACTGGTGAGATTCGGCCGGCGGAGGCGTTCGACGACAATGCCGAGTTCGTTCCCGCCGCGTTGGCGCCGGCGCCGGTCGTGCCGTACTTGTTCGAGGGCACCGAAGTCGCCGCGTCGACCGCCAAGCTGGCCAGCAAGAGCGGCTTGGACATCGGCGACCGGGTGTTGTCGTACGGCGACTACATCGAACTGACGATCATCGCTCGGGTTGCCGGCGTCGACCACGCTCCGATCCCGGAGAACGAGGACATCCTTGGCCGCGGACATCGTCTCGTCGTCGCCGACACCACGTTCCTGCGAGCCTGGAACCCGCGCTCCGGCCTGGAATACCGTTGAGCAGTCCACCTCCTGGCGCCCTGCCAGGGCGTGCGACCCAGGTGGTGCGCACCATCGAGTTCTCCCCTGACGGCGGCTTGACCGTCGAGTACGTCGACCCCGAACAGGACGTCAAATCCAACGGCCTCATGGTCAACCATGTGTTGTGGATTCCGTACGAGCCGTACGAGGACGAGATCGAGAAGCTGGTCGACACGTTGCGCGAGTTGGTGGCCGAAGCGACCCGTGACCTGGCCATGTTGGGGCCGCCGCTCACACATCCCAGTGAAGAACGCTCGTTGGGCGCCCCCGACGACGACGACGAGGAGGACGGCCCGGACTTCCCGCGTTGACGGTAGTCGTAGACAGCTTCACATGTTGGTAGTAACCCTCGGCAAACACCCAGCGTGACGGCATGGTCACCGATCTTGGGGTACGGGGTGGAACGCCTGCCGGTACTGCGACCGCAGCGCCTCCCACAGCGCCGGCACGCCGCGCGCCAGACATTCCAGCTCCAACACGCCGGCGTCGAGGTTGCCGTGGTAATAGCAGCGCGACCCGGCCAGGACTCCGCGCAGCGCATCGCATTTACCGCCCTCGCTGTAGGGCTGGCCGGTCGACCAGGGGCGCGGCGCATGCCAGCCGACCCGCTCGCCGATGCATTCCACCAGGTCGCCGTCCAGGTAATGCGTCCACGCCAGCTTGTCGCCGATATCGGGCCGGTTCTGGATCGCGCAGGTGCGATCCTCGGGCGACAGCAGTCCGGGACGGGTAACGATGCCGGGCATCAGATTCAGCAGGAATGTCGTCGCCTCACGAGGTAACGGTCGCTGGTACACCGTGAAGTTGACCGTGCCCTGCACCCCGGCCAGCCAGTAGGTGTGCATCGTCCAGTGGTCGCACTGCCGCTCGGTGATCCAGGTGACGAACTCTGATTCCGTCAGTTCGTGGTCCGTCGGGTGTTCGGTGGCATTGCTCATGGCCGCCATCCTGGCACCGGGCAAGGTCCGACCGGCGCCTGTCGCGCCTGCCGGCGAACGCCCGCCGACGACCCGCGGCGCAGCCGGCGGTCCCGCTTCGGGGGGCCAACCGCGGCCCCCCCGTACCCCGGCGGACCGAATCCCCGCGTGGCGGGCTGCCGCTCGACTCACCCGGACCGGGCAGCGGTGCGCACCCATTCGATAGGTTTCCTCCTAGCCAAGGAGGGCCTATGTCATCGAACGACACCGATGCCGAACTCGACGAGATCCTCGAAGAGTTGAAGATTCGCAAGATCGACCTGGTTGCGCAGGGCGGTGCCGACGGTGACGACAACGTCGACGGTGACGACGACCTGCCGTTCACCATTGACTGCTGGCGCGACGGCCTGCGCATCGCCGTGCTGATCTTCGGGCAGGCCATACCGGACATCGTCCTGAAAGCCGCCCACATGGCGATCATCGGGTTCAACGCCGACCGGGTCGTGGTGTGCAATGAGGGATACATCCAGAACCTCATCACCGACCCCACAGCACCCCCCTACGGCATCAACCCGGCCACCGGCCGGGAATGGGAGCACGGCGAACTGGGTGAAGTCTTCACCAGTGGCCAACATCCCGGCGTCGTCGTGGAAACCTTGAACGTCCTCGACGTACGGCGTGACGGCACGGGATGGATGTGCGGTGCCCCCTACGAACGCACCGCACGCCAGGTGCGCTGGCTTCCCAAACTCACCATGATCGAGATCGACGGGATCGACGGTGGCCGCGTCCCCGACGCACTGCACCACGCGTTCGCCCAACCGTGCATGCTCGACGAGGCCCGCCCTGCGATCGACGAACTCGGCCTCGACCTGGCCTACGCACAGACCGCCATGGACATCACCACCGCGAAGCTGCTCATGGCGCGCATCCCGTACATTGCCGTGATGCTTGCCACCCGCGACCCACAGAGCCACGCGATGATCGGCAATGCGTTTCTCGACAGCACTCTGCAGGACTTCCGCCAGGGCGTGCTGCTCGCCAAAGAAAAGGCCGGCGCAAGCGCCGAACGTCTGGTCCTCGCACGCGCCATGCTCTACGGCTCCGGCCTGAACAATGAATGGGACATCATCGAGGTCGACGCCGACGCCGATCCGTCAGGAAGCTGACGGTAGGCGGGCGCTCATTTTTGACTTCGGGGCAGGACGGTCGGGCCGTATCGTTCGCGGGCGTCCTGCTTGCTCATGCCGAGGACGGCACCGATCAGCCCCCAGCGGCAGCCGTTCACACGGGCCTGGGTTACCACGGCGGTCAGGTGCTCATCGTCGGCATCGTTCTCGACGGCGGCGATCAGCGCGCGTAGGTCGGTGGCATCTGTCATAACGACGGTCTGCGGGTCGAGCTGGTCCAGCCAGGCTTCTGCGGCGAGCACCTCGGCGCGTAGCTGTTCGTCGTCCATCATCGAACCTCCCGGACGGCCGCGTCGATCCGTGCCTGTGCTTCGGCCCTCTTCGGACGAATCGCCAGGCCGTCTTCGGTGTGGAAGACCTCGAAGTCGCTGCGGTACTTCTCACGCCAATTCGGGTCGTAGGCGGTCAGGACCGACTCGGCGTCGGTGCGTTCACTGGCCAGTCGAAACACGAGTTGCGGTCCTTCGGCTGCGTAAAGATCCAACCCGGTGATGGGGTAGCCGAAGGCGATGGGGGTCTCAAGCCACGAGGCCACGTCCTGGATGTGGTGATCCTGCGTAAGCAGTACGCAGGTGGCAAGCAGGGCGGCCACGGACGTTCGGTTTTCCTCAGACGACGTCCCACCGTTCCGCCACTTTTGGACGGCGGGTACGTTCACGCCCACGAGGCGGGCGACGTCGCGCCAGGCAAAACCGTACTCAGCAACCTGTTCCAGCAATGAGGGCATGTCCAGTCGGGCCAGGTCGGCGGTCGTGGGTTCCAGCATCATGAATGCTCCTTCGTGGCACGCCCCCAGGGGTCGTTGACCGGATCGTCGATCCGTGCCTGCGCCTCGGCGAGTTCGTCCTTGGTGAAGACGCCGTGCCCCTGCTGGTAGCGCGCCAGCTCGGCACCCAGCAGCTCATGCCGCCGCTGCGGGTCGTCCCCCTCCTGCTTCAGGCGTTCGAGCACCCAGCCGCGGGCCAGCTGGCTCATGGACGTTTTACGCGCCTGCGCCGCCGTCTCCAGGTCGAACAGCTGGTCGCCCGGCAACCGGATGGACAAGACGAACGCCAGGGCCTGCGGCGGCAGGTTCGGATCGGCGCGCACCCAGCCGCCGTCCGGTTCGCTGTCACCGAGCGCGTCGGCTTGGGCTTTGAGTGCGGCGAACTCTTCACGGCTCAACGTCAAGACTGCTCCTTACTGCGGTTCGCGGCACGCTCCCACGGGTCGTCGACCGGGTCGTCGATACCGTGATCGACGTCCCTGCGTAGTTCGCGCCAGTCTTGTGGCGGCAAGGTGGCGAGGAACGCGTTCCATTCACCTATCGTGACCTGCGGTTTTGGGGTTTCCATAGGTGGCCAGGCTACTGCAGCCGGGTCGTGGGGGAAACAAAAAAAGGCCCGGTGGCCGGGCTCTGTGCGAGCCGGCCACCGGGCCTGGTTGGTGCGGGGCGATGCGGGTGGTTCAAGCCTTCACGGAACGGCCGAGCTGCGCCAGCCCGGTCATCGCCAGTTCCAGCGCCGCGCCGGCACGATTCTGGGACACCTGCAGGATCTCGCTGTACGTGTCGGCCTGGTCCAGCAGCCGCTGATACTGGCCGGTCAGTGCGGCGTACACCTTCGCCGGGATCCGCTCCCGGCCGCCGAGCTTGGCGATCTCGTCGAGCAGCCCCTGGATCTCTTTTTCGACTTCGTCCTCGAACGCGGTCATGAGCATCTGACGCTGTTCGGGCAGGTCCAGCAGCGGCAGCTGATGCATGCTGCAGCCGGGGATACGGGTCAGCACCGATTGCAACGCGTCGATCAGGGCCTGATGAGTGGTGTGCACGTAGTACACGCCGGACGCGGGCTTCACGCTGATGGCTTGCATGCCCTGGCGCAGATAGGTGCGCACCACGGCACGTACCGCCTGGCCCTGCAGGAAGCTGCGCAGCTGCGTGTACCGCAGGTCGAACGCGTCGAGCGCGGCCTGCACCTGGTCACGGTCGACGGCACCCATCGGTACGGGCGCGACGGCAACGGGCCGGTTGTCGGGGCCGACCGCTTCGAGCAGCGAGTGCATCTCGGTGCGCACGTGGTGCCGGTTCGGGTCGCGGCGGCCGGTCATGGGGTCGTTCGCGCCGCGGAACAGGCGCAGCGTGGCGACGCGGGCGGTGGACACGGTTGCGGAGCTGCCGGTGTCGACCAGGTCGCGCATCACGTACCGGATGATGACCTCCTCGTCGGCGTGCACCTCGACGACGCGCAGCCGGGCGTTGCCCGCGGGGTGCGCGTACGGCGGGCGGCGGTTCATCTCACCGCTGGCCGCGCGGAAGCAGTCCGTCGGCTGCGGTAGCCGGGGCAGGTACTTGCCGTCGAGGCCGGCGTCGGCGAACCAGGTCGTCAGGTCGGCGTGCGACACGATGCCGCCGTGTTCGGGGATCGAGAACCAGGTGATCGTGCCGAGGATCATCTCCGGGTGCGCGCGCAGCATGTCGAGGCCGGTGCGCGTGTAATCGGCCAACTGTGTTTCGGGCTGTGCAGCATTCGTGCTGTTGGACGGTCGTTCCTCAGTGACGGTCATGTGGTCCTCCTGTTGGCGCCTCGGATGAAATCTACCTCTGAACGGTCGTTCATCGCTAGAGATTGTGTGAATCGTTCGGGTGAAATATGCGGGCTACTTGCACAGACATTGCACGGCAACTGCATGGCAGACACGGGACGTCTGCGGGAACACCGCCGAAAGACGGCAGAAAAAGGGCACAAAAAAAGTGCCATGCCTGCACGAGAAGTGCAGGCATGGCACATGTTCAGACCAGCCGGTACAGGTCTGCGATCCGTTCGATGTCGGTCAGGTCGTCGATGCGCCGTGTCTGGTCGGCCAGCGCCTTGAGCACCGGCGTCACGCTCGCCGCGATCGACACGGTGAACAGCCGGAACCCCAGGCGCGTCTTGGTCGCCGCGAACTCGGTGGCGAACGCGCTGGCGGCGTTGATGTCCCACTCGCCGTCGGTCAGCAGCACCACGTCCGCGGCGACACCCGGCTTGCCGAGCGGCCCCTCGATCAGCGCTGCCGCCTGCATCAGCGGTGCCGGCAAGTTCGTACCACCGCCGAACGTGTGCCCGGCCCACTCCAGCAGCCCGTCAAGGTCGGCGTCGGTGCGCCCACCGGGGAACTGCCAGCATCGCTGTTGACTGAAGCTACTGAAATTGATCAGAGCGAGATCCCGGCGGCCGGTACGCGCCGTGTCCGCAAGCCCGAGCGCTATTGCCTTCGCCCACGCCTCCCGCATCACCCCACCGAGGTGTTCTTCCATCGACCCGGACGTGTCGACCAGCACGATCAGCGCACCCTGCCCGGCACGTTCCACCCCGGCGTAGGCCCGCGTCAGCAGCTGCCCTTCCCCGAGGCGTGCGAGGAAGTCCAGGCGGGTGTGCCGGTTGGTCAGCGCCACCAGCTCGCTGCCGAGCACATCCGGTAGCCGGTCGGACAAGTCCACCCCGATGACCTCGTCACGGCCGGTGACCACTTTGCGGGCCCGTTCGGTGTTCGCGCGTACCCGCACCCGGCCGATCAGATCCGCGAACTGCGCGAGGCGATGCGCGGACAGCTTTGCCAGCAGCGCCGCCCGCTCGGCGACGTCCACCGTGCCGCCCGCGCCCGGGTCCACGCCCCACGCTGCGAGCAGCGCCTCATGCGCCGCCAGCTTCGCGTCAGCAGCTTTCGCCGCCGCGTTCACCGCGGCCCGCATCCGGCTGGCGGCCTGCGCCGGCAACCCCTCGCTGGCAGCGTCAGCCTCCTCGGCAGCATCCAACGCCTGCGCCAGCGCTTCGACCGCATCCTGCCCGGCCGGTTCACTGCCGTCCGCCGGCGCCGTCTCGGTGCCGTCGCCGGAGGTGTCGGTCTGCTGTTCGGCTTGCGCCAGCGCCTCGGTCAACGCCGCCGCCGCCTGCTCGGCCGCCGCCGCCTGCCGCTGCTGATGTTCGGCGGCCGTCGACAGCCGTTCGGTCAGCACCGGCGCCAGCGTCAACGCCCCGATCGCCGCGCCGTACTCGTCGTGACGAGTACGTTCCCGTAGCTCCTGCACCGCGTGCAACTCGGCCAGCTGTCCGATCGCCGCTCGGTTTACCTGATAGCCGGTGGCCATCGCCGTCGGGTCCGCCAGTTGCGGCGCACCCTGGTACAGCAGCGCCAGTAGATCCGTCACCAGCTCCGGTGCATGATCGTGCGCTTCGGCCAGTTCATCGGTCAGCGTGGCCAGGGCCGGAAGACTGTCCCGCAGCTCGGTCAGCATCCGTGCATCGAACCCGGTCGTGACCACCGCCTGCGTCGCGGTGCGTGCCGCCCGCCGGCCGAGGAACGCCCGCGCCCGGTCCAGCAGACTCACAACGCCACCATCGTCTCGGCGGTCTTACGGGCCGCGGGCTCCTTCATCCCCAACGAGATCATCAGCACGTGTGTCTGCACCGTCATCAGCAGCTCACAAGCAGCCGTGAACCGGCTGTTCGTACGGGTAGCGGCGTCCACCTCGGCCAGAGCCTCGGTGAACTTGCGCAGCTGTGCCTGCGCATCACCGGCCCACGCGGAACGCTTCTCGCGCGCCAGACCGTCCTGTTCGGAAAGCTGCCCGTACAGCACGTCGAGTGCGTCGGCGACCTCACCGATGATGCGCAGCTGCGGGTCGCCGTGTGCGTTGACCAGCTCCCGGACCGCAGGCAGATGTGCCGGGTCATCCCACAGCACATGCACCAGTACCGACAGATCCGCGGCGGCGACCGTGTCACGTCCCGACAGGAACGCCTGCGCCTGCAGCACCCGCACACACATCGCCCACCGGCGGTCCGACGGAACGATCCCTTTGCGAGCCAGCCCGGTGCGTAGCGTCCACAACGTCGAGATGATCGCATCGGGGATGCGCACGGCAGGCACCAGCACGTCAGCGGCGGTGTGTAGTTCGTCCAGCGTCACCGTCGTCGGTGTTGTCGTGGCGGTAGTCGCGGCGCGGGTCAGCAGCCGCGCGAACGACCCCGGTTCGCGCACATAGTCGACCGTCAGCCGGATCGTGAACCGGTCCCACACGGCTGCCAGTTCGGTCTCCAACAGTTCGTTGCTGGCCGAGAACATGCTGATCAGTGGCAGGTCACGCCAGCCGGCGCCGTCGTTGAACCGGCGTTCTTCCATGACCGTCAAGTACGGGTTCACACTCGCTGGTCCCGCCTTGCCGATCTCGTCGACGAACGCGACATCCGCATCGACGAGGGTGTCGGTGGTGCGCCGCACCCATTCGCCGGTGGCTTCGAACCGGGCGATGTCGATCGGTCCGAAGCTTTCCTCGCGAGGCAGCTGCCGATCCATCAGCACATGCCAATACCGCGCGTCGACGACACGTGCCGTCAACGCGCGGACCATCGCACTTTTACCGGTGCCGGGCGGCCCCAGCAGGAACGCGTGGGAGCGTGCCAGCAGTGCCACCGTCAGCATGTGCAGCGCCTCGTCGCGTTCGATGAACTGCCCTGCCAGTTCGCTGATGATGGTTGTCAGCTTCGAGGCCGTCGTCTGCGTGGTGATCATGCTGCCGCCTCGATTCGGGGAACGTCGACCAGCTGGTCGATCGTGCAATCTACGGGCGCGATGTCGTCGCGCAACGACAAAAAAACGGGATGCCGTGGCATCCCGGATGGTTCGAGCAGCGCCGACACGCTGATCTCTGCGACCTGCAAGCGTCCACGATCAATCCCGGCACGGACCCGGATCAACTCTTGGGTTGACAGCCCGGACCCGACACGGCCGAACTCGACCACACCGGCCGGGCCGACCAGCGCCAGCTGCAGCGCACCGAACGTCGCCGCTCGGCTGCCGTTGCCTGCTGTCGCACCGACGACGACCGCCGACACCCGATGTTCAGGCTTGAGTTTCACCCACGCCCCGGATCGTCCCGGCGCCCACACCGCGCTCGGCGCTTTGGCGACCAGCCCTTCGAGGCCACGCCGGGTCACGAACCGCCATGCGGCAGGTCCGTCGTGAAACTCGCGCACCGGCCGCAGCCGGATGCCGCGCAGCTGTAGCGCTCGCAGTGTCGCCGATCGGACCCGCTGTGGGGTGCGCCGCAGGTCCGCGCCGTCCGCGACGAGCACATCGAACGCGCAGTACGCCGCAGGCCACCGCCGCGCCGCCACCGTGATCGCCGCCGTGCTGGCCTGCGCATCACGCCGATGGGTTGCCGCGAAATCGGGCTTGCCGCCGGTGAACACGACCACCTCACCGTCCAGCGTCCAGACGCCGGCCGGGAACTTACGCGCCAGTGACGCGGTGATCTCCGGGAAGCGTGCGGTGGCGTCGAGACCGCGCCGGCCGGTCAACGTCACCCGGCCATGCTCGACGTGCGCGACCATCCGCACCCCGTCGTACTTCACCGAGAACAGGTAACCGCGAGACGCAAGCACGTCGATCGCCTCGGGGATGCTCGGCGCGATTCGCCGATGGCTCTCGGCGAGCATCACCAGCGGGGCGTTCACGCCGACACCGGTGCCTTACGGGCACGTGACTTGCGCGCCGCACGCGGCTTGGGGGCGGCGGCGGCCTGCTCGGCGGCGGTCTTCTCGGCCACCGCTGCGGTCAGCCGGTCCAGCAGACTGGTCACCGTTGCGTCCGGCCCGCTCGTGTCCGGCGCGCTACCGGCAGCCACCGGCGTGATCGCGGCGAGCGCCGCATCGAGGGCCGCCGCACGGGCGTCGATGTAGTCGGCCTCGTTGAACGGGGTGCACGCCGCGTCGGCGAACGCCTCGACCGCTGCGAGCAGTGGCGACGCCGCAGGCAGGCTCGGTGCGGCGGGAGCCGCACGCATCTGCTCCGGGCGGGCCAGTGCCGTCAGCGTCAGCACGCCGCGCGCCACTCCGAGCCGGTAGAGCCCGACCCGGGAGCGCGGTGCCCACTGGGCCAGGAATGCCAGGTCCGGGCGAGTGGCCACCAGCTGCGCGATCAGCGCGTACGCGGTGTCGGTGCTGGCGCGCGCCTTGAGGTGGTAGACGTTGCCCGCCGCGAGCAGCGTCACGTCGTCGGCGCGATGCACCGACAGCGCGATCCGCTCCTTCAGTTCCGGTGCGACCGGCGCGAGTGTGTCGGCGGGGACCAGCACCAGTGTGCCGTCCGCCAGTTCGCGAGCCGAGGCGAAACCGTGCCGGTCGGCGGCCTGGCAGGTGGGGCACGCGACGGACTGACGAACCCGGATCGGATCGTGCCCGGCGTCGCAGACGGTGTGCAAAGACTCCGGGGTGCTGACGGCGGCCTCGACGTCGATCAGTGTGCTGACGACCTCGGCCAGCTGGAGTGTGACCTTGACGCGGACCGCCATGATGACGGCCTCCCTTCGTGATGGGCGTTTAGATTAGCGCACCTGTATGTCAGAGTACGCGAGCAAGCTCCGTGACGCAGCGTGAACCGCTACGCCATCCGGGTGAAATCAGGGTCGTTCAACGACCGTTGAGGGAATGCCCGTTGAGGGAATGCCGGCCTCGACTTGGGCAAGGTGCGCCGCGCCGGCCCTTTTGGCGTCCGCGTGATAGGCGATGCCCTCGTACACGATGCCGCACGAGCAGGTCACCGTGTAGGTTCCTTCGCCATGCCAGCGCAGCCCCGAGATGCTCCAGGTGTGACTGGCGGCGTCGCTCATGCTGCCACGACCAGCGGCAGATCCGCGTGCTCCAGATACGCCGCGAACCGGCGCACCGTGGCCTCGGCATCCTCGACGGTGTCGTCACACGTCCACGGCGCCCGCATCGGACTCGACTCGCACCAGGCGCCCGTCACCGCCGACCGCAGCCGGAACATGAGCGCCGGCGCCGTCGGCCGCCAGGAAATCTCGTGCACCGTGCCGACCGGCACCGTCCACGACCACACCACCCGTTCACCGTCGTGACGTCGCTCGACGAACATCGCCGCTTCCTAGGCGATCTCGTGCAGCAGGTGCGCGATCAGCTCGTCGCGGGTGTCGAAATACCGGTCCTTGTCGTCGCCGGGCGACAGCGGGTACAGGTACGCCGGCCACTCCTGCGCGCGCATCGAACTGCACACCCACCGCAGCTGTCCTGACCGAAGGCGCCGCGTACCGAACGACACCTCCTTGCCGCCTGGAACCGCCGAACCACCCGGCAGCCCCGACATGAGCACCCAGTGCTCACGCAGCACCGGCCGCACCGTCACGTCCGCCGGGCAGATCCCCGCGGCACGCATCGCGGCCACCACCGGACCCACCAGGTCACGCATCAGCAGGTGCTGCTCGCCGTCGAACTGCCCGAGCCCGCTCCACAGCACATCACCGAGCAGGGCGTACTGCACGAGCATCCCCGCACGCTGGCCGTCCAGTTCACCGTTCGCGCCCCGGCTGGCGTATGCCGCACTCGCTCGGCCCGGCGTGACCGGCTGGTGGTACGGGTCGGCCAGCGCCGCAGCCAGACCGCGCGCCATCGTCGCCGCAGTGATCGTCCATGTGCGCGGCGGGTTCTCCGTGTCGATCTGTAGCTGTGCGCCAGTCCCGAACGGCTGGTATGTCCACATGTCGGTCCAGGCGCACCAGCCGGACTCGACTGCCAGCGCCAGGAGATCGGCGTCGGTCAGCGCCGTTGCCGTCGTCTCGGTGCTCATGACGCCGACTCGATACGCACGATGTGTCCCGCGCGGGTGACCACTTGCACGTCGACGTCGCGCCACTGCGAGTTGGTGATCTCGTAGTTCACTGCCGCGTCGGGCTCGGTGAGTGCCGCCGTGTTGTCGGCGAACACCACCCGGTACTGCGGGTTGCCGTTCTTAGTGTTGTTCAGGCGCACCAGCGACGCGATGCGCGCCACTGTGCGAAGTTCGGGTGCTTGCGTGCTCATGTTCTTCCCCTTCCAGGGCGTTGAGGTCGGTGAGATGGTCGTCGGGTCCGGCGCGCTCACGCGCTCGCGGCTTCCTGTTCGGGACCGTTCGGGTGCGCCTGCCGGTAGGCGTCGATGACCGCGTTCGGCAACGGTCCCTGCGAGGAGACTTCCATGCCCTGACGGATGGCCCACGCACGCATCCGCGCCCACTGCCCGTCGCCGCGGACGCGCTGGCGCTGCCGCTGCGTTGTGGAGCGCACGATGTGCGCCGGGGCTTGCGGTTCGAGTAGTGGCCGGGCCAGCGGAACCCAGGGCGCCAGCGCACTGAACATCTCGCCGGCTTCCTCCTCCGTCAAGTCGATCTCGAACCCGTGACCGGGACGTCCGAGCTGGTAGCGCGCCGCGGGAGACTTGCCGGACAGGTCGCTGATGATGACCAGACGTTCGGCCATGGGGGTGGCTCCTTTCGTGTTGAGGGTCAGTAGCCGAAGTCGAACGTGCGCCCGACCAACGTCGGATCGCTGCATGCCGTGACGATGACGTCGTACCAGCTGTCGCCTTCGATATGGCTGGTGCCGGTGAACGGGAAGATGTGACTGTAGGACCACTCGTCCTGTTCGTCTTGGCCTTCTTCCGGCGCTGGCGGTGCGGGGATTACCTCGTTCGTGACCCGCGTGTAGACCGTGCCGCGGTCGTAGATGTTCTCGATGTCCAAGCTGATCGTGATCGTTGCTGTGACGGTGGCCGTAGCAGTCATCGGGGAGTCCTTTCGGCGAGCAGCGCGGTGGCGCGACGGCGACCGGTCGCGGTGAGCACCCGGCCCTGCTTGGTGAATGCGATCATCCCGGCGTCCGAGAGCAGCACCTCGGTGTCCGACAGGCCGCCGGGCTCACGCAGTATCTCCGTGAGCGCCGCCTTACCGAGCCCCTCCGGTGTGGAGCGCAGTGCGATCAGATACCGCTGCGCAAGATCGGTCAGACCGTCCTCGGTCAGCCCCATCCAATCGAGCACCACGGTCAGGTCGTAACCGCTCTCGGCATCCCAGTTCTTGCCATCGCATCCGAGAGACTCGTTGAGCAGGTTGTTGAAGATCGTCGCGATGCGGCGCGGGTTACGCACCGCAGCGCGGGCCACCCGTTCACACGTCGGCAGGTTCGGTGCCGGCAGGTTGGTGCCGACGAACATCGTCGTTCCGGTCAGAAGGGCGATCGTCACAGCTTCGGGCTCGGTGTACGGCAGCAGTACCGGCCGCAGCGGGAACCGATCCAAGATCGGCACCGGCAGCCGTCCGACGTCCGTCGTTGCCGCGATGACCGTGATCTTCGGCATCTCCTCGGCGCCGCACGGCCCCATCAGTACGCCGTCCTGCAGTAAATGAAGCAACCACTCCGCGTTCTGCTTGCCGCCGTTCACCAACCTGTGCACCTCGTCGATGAACAAGATCGAACCGTCCTGCATGTCGCCGATCAGGTAGCGCGCCTCGTTCAGCGTCATCTTGCCGCTGACCACCTCGCACGGCACGCCCATCTCCTCGGCGATCAGCAGTGCAAGTGTCGTCTTGCCCAGACCCGCGTGACCGCTGGCCAGCAGCGTGTGATCGAGGCGCCGTCCACGGGTCTTCGCCGCGTTGATCGCTGCACGCAGCTGCGCCTTCGCTGTCGTCTGTCCGACGTACTCGTCCCAGCTGCTCACGTACTGGCCAGTTCCGGCCATCATTGTTGATGTCATTGCGGCCCTTCCAAGGGTTCGATAGGCGTCTGTGGGCTTGTCGTCATGACGTTGCCTGCACACCGAGCAGCGCGTCGATGCCTGCGAGGCGTTCGAGCAGTCGCGTCCGTTCGGCCAGCAGCGAGGCACGTTCGTCGTCGGCGGCGGCGCGCACCTCGGTCGCCGTGCTGTCGCCGCCCAGCAGCGATATCCGCTTGATGGCGTCGAAGCGCACCGGGGGGTGGCTGTCGATCAGCACGCCCAGCGTGCCGCGCGTGGTCTTCGTGGTCATGCCGACGACCGTGCCCTCATAGATGTTGTCCGAGGCCGTCAGCACCTGCACCGTGCGTCCTATGAGGGTCAGGATGTCGATCGGGGTCGGTGCGCCCTCGTGCACAGGCTCGGGCGGCGGCGGCGCCTCGTAGGTCAACTTCCCGCTCTTGAGGGCATCGATGGTCAGCGAGGCGTCGACGCTTTGCAGCTCGTACTTCCAGTTGCGCAACCTGATGTCGATGTTGTTCGCGTGCAGTGCGTCCTCGACGTCGGCGAATCCGTTCTGCTTGGCGAGCCGCTCCAGTAGGTGCATCTGCGGTTCGGTGACCAGCTTCGAGCCGATCTTGCCTGCCATGTCGTTCCTGCTCTCGTGTTGTCGGGTGCCGTTGAACGGCCGTTGAGGCGACGTTGCGTGCGTTCATGATATCGCATATTAGCGGGGAGTGCAGTAGCGTAACCGTGCTGTTACCGAACGCAGGCCCGTTCAACGCTCGTTGAGCGGGCCTGCGTCGATGTTCGGGTGGTTCAACGCCCGTTAGGAGACCGTTTGCGCGGTACGTGCCAGCGCACCGGCAGACACGACTTGCGCGCCCGCTCGATCATCACCAGCAGTACCTGTCCGGCGCCCTCGTCCGCAGACGCTCGTTCGTCCAGCGCGTACGCCGCCGACCGCAGCACCCCGAGCATCCCGTGCCAGTCGCGGGCGTCCAGCTCATCGACCGGCACCGTCGCCATCGTGCGGACCAGTTCGACCAGTGCCTGGCCCGCCGCCGTGTGCGTCGGCGTGTGCGTGCGGGTTGCCGTTGCCGTCGGGGTCATGACGCCACCTGAATCTCGACCAGGTCGTACGTGGTGAACCGCACCCACAGGTAGCACATGTCGTCGTGGCTGCTGTTGATGTCATCGGCGAAGCAGACCAGCAGGCCGGGGCCGGGCAATGCGTTGACGATGCCCAAAAGAGAGTCGGTGACGTCCGTCCACCAGCATTCCGCTTCGATGTCCACGTCGTTGGCGAACACACCCATGACGTGATACCAGTGGGACTGCATCGGCTGATGCATGTTGACGATCGTCGTGTGCCACGCACTCGACCCGGCGACGATGTCGCCGTGCCGCAGGTCGGGCACCCGTACCCGTGCCGTCGTGTAGTAGGTGCGTGGTTCGGTCGGCGTGGTCATGACGCCACGTTCCGGATATGTGCGAGGTATTCCTGCTCGTATCGCTTGGACTCGGTTGCCGAATACCGGCCCTCGATGTTTTGCAGGGTCGAGCTGGGACGCCAGCCGCACATGCAGCCCTCGCCGGTGGAACTGTGGTCCGTCACCGGCCCGAAGTTCTCCTGCAACTTGGCCAACCGGCTCCGCACGAGGTTCAGCCGAGCATCTACCGACTTGGTCACCGTGGCGATCAGGTATCGGTCACGCTCGGACGTGCCCCGATTGCCCATGCGCGGCAGATCCCAGAAGTACGACGGGGGCAGGTACCCCAGCGTCGTGTACGCCTCCACGATCTCCCACGTGAAGTCCATCCCGGCACCCGTGAGCGCCAGTCCCATCACCGAATCGACCTCGACCACGCACAGCGGCAGGTCGCGCAGCAAGTACGCCGCCCCGATCGCATCAGCGGGATGCACGTCGCCGATGTTGAGCACGTCGTCGTTGCCGCCCGGCAGCGGGTACCAGAAGTTCATCATCGGTCCCGTGGCGCCGTACATCTGAGGCATGATCTTGCGCAGCTCGCGCAACTCGGCGCGGGTGAACACGTCCTCGTTGGGTTCGTCGTGACGGTCGATGCGGGTGCCGTCGGCGAGGAACACAGCGGCGGCCTTACGGCCCTTCGTGACCACGGTCGCTTCACGCCCACTGGCGAACGTGTAGGTGATCGTCTGCCAGCAGCGCCAGCGGTCCTCGTCCAGCCAGTCGATCTGCTTGGGTTCTGCATCTGTCGCCATGTCGGACAGTTCGTGTAGCGGGATGCGGGTGGTGCTGTTCATGCGTGCCTCCAAAGGCGAACGGTGCGCGATATCGCGCACCGTTGAGGGTTGGTGATGTTGTGTTGCGGGTTGTCAGCTGTCGTGCGGCTGAAGTGGCCGGATGATGTAGCGGGGGTAGCCGGTCACCTCGTGGTTGGCGATCGCCCCTGGGCGCTTGTCGCATTCGCGGTAGAACTCCACCTGTGTGAACGCGTCCGCAGGGTTGTCGTAGGGGCCGACCAGGAATACCAGGTCCGGCTCTTTGCTGTTCAGGATGACGATCACCTGCGGGTAGTTCAGTTCGAGCGCCGCTTCCTTGGCCTCCTCGGTGTCCAGGAAGTCTTGAAGCTGTGAGAGGTTGCGTCTCGGTATGTCGCGGTCGATGGGGTTATTCGGATCGGTCATTGGGGCATCCGTCTCAGCCGAAGTGATGCTTGGTCAGTTTCTGGCACGCCCACGTGGTCATAGGCCGAACTTCTCGAAACGGGCGTCCATCAGTGTCTGCGCGAGATCCCGGTCGTACTGGGTGGCGTCCGGCGTACTTGCCGCCTGTGCCGTCTCGGCGCGGCGCGGCTCGTAGTCCTCGGGCTCGTATCCGGCGCCGGGGTCGATGTCCTCGACCTCGACGTCATCGCGGCGCACGCCGTCGATGTAGACGGTGATCGAGCACTCGGAATCGGGGTCACGCGAATGGATGATCTGGATCTTCATGCGTCCTCCTCGTCGTCGTTGTCGTCCATGGAGTCAATGATCGTGCCGATGGCTTCGGGGACCGAGGACAGCGGGACGCATTCGGTCAGCCGGTTCCACAGTTCATCGGTCAGCGTGCGTCCGGCCCACGCCTCGGCCTGCTCGCGGGAGATCAGCTCTGTGATCGCCTCGTCGCGTGGGGTCGCCGTGATCTGCACGATGTCCAGCGCGCGCCACCCCGCTTTCAACGCGGCGGGGATCTCCCGTGCGTTGGCCGTCAGGTGACTACTGAAGTCGGCCGGTGCGTCGGCAACGTCGAGTCCGTATTCCGTGGCCCACGTGTCGGCGTCCACCTCGAACGTCAGCATCATTTCCACGCGCATGGTGCTCACGCCATCCCCGCGATGGTGACGGCCGAGGCGTGCAGCAAAAGGCCCAGCTCCGGCCCGGTCGGCAGTGGCAGGTACTCGGCTGCCTGACGCAACGCGTCACACTCGTCGGCGTGCTCGTCCTCGTGCTCGCACGCGTCGGTCACTGCCCCGTCCCGGTAGCCCTCCAGCGGGTAGCCGTCGAACGTCGGGGCGTCGATCTTCCAGCCGTCCGGTCCCAGGGACAGGTAGGCCGTGACCTTCTCCTCGACGTGGTGCCGGTCGGCCGCTGCCGCCACGAACCGCACCGCCGCCTCATGCGCCTGCTCGTACAAGGGCGTCACGGTGTCCGTGCCCGTGCGCTGGCTGGCCGGTGATGCGTTGTAGGCGTCGCGCGCCTGGTTGTAGTTCGTATGCGCAGCAAGGAACTGGGCCGCGGGGTCAGGGTTGTTCATCTCTTGCGTCATGTTGGCCTCCGTAGGCGTTGAACGAGCGTTGAATGTGGGTCCGCTATGACGTTAGCCGTACGGCCGGGGCGTACATCGCGTTCAGCGCCGGGGACCATCGGCCCGTCACCTGCCAGCCGTGCGCCTTCAGGACGCGCTCGAAGGCGCCGTACGCCTGTTTGTTGGCGGTCTCGTGTGGCGGTACGGGCGTCGGGTCCAGCGCGTACTCATCGGTCAGGTTGCCCTCGTCGTCTGCGACGATCACGGCGACCTCGAAGTCGGTCCCGACGTCGGTGTCATCCAGAATGAACGCGGCGATGTAATTGCGAGCGTCGGTCGTCATGATGCGGCCTCCGTGGGCTCAGCCCGCTCTTGCTGTTGCTCGGTCAGCGCGGTGTTCATGGTGTGTTGCCTTTCAGGGAATCGTCGGCGCTGAGTGCGTCGCTTAGCACCACTGCCGCCAACCGCAGGACGTCTGCGGCGAACGGCCCTTCGTGTATGCGTGCTATACGTTCCAGTTCGGCCAGGCAGTCCAGGGCGGCTTCTGATGCGCGGACGGCCCCGGCGGCATATGCAGCAGCTATTTCGGCTATGGCTTCGTCCACCGGAACGACGCCGGTCCGTTCCGCAGTACGCCAATTAGCACCTGCGGGCGTCGCGCGGGTGTCGAGATCAGGAACGGCGGTCAGCGTGATGTCGAGCATGTGCGTCTCGCCTTCTGAGTCGGGGAGGGGTCGGTACCGTGGTCTGCACATCTCGTGGTGGGATGTTGTACTGACGTGCTGCGCGTGGTCAACACGCGCGGCACGTCAGTCCTCCCCACCACGGGAGGGGTTGTCCGCCGGAAGGCGGGCAGGACGCTCACCCTGGCAGGTGAGCGCCCCGCTCGCACGCCGCCGCGTCAGGCGTGAGCGAGAACCTTGCCTAGAAGATCAAGGGCCTCGTTGTCGGCCTTGGCCTGCGCCCCGGTGATCGTGTTGATCATGTTGCGTTCCGGCCGCGTGGCGCCTCGCACGATCTGCTCGTGGTGGCCGTACGTGTTGACAGCCTGAAGCACCCCGAACGCGGTGTTCTTCCACGGGGCCACCCGTGCATCCCGCACCCACAGGCGGGTCAGCGTGTCCTGCTTGTTCGTCGCCATCGTCAGGGCACGGCCTTCCAGCCGGGCACCGTCCTTGGTCGTCGGGACCAGGGATTCGAGGAACATCGAGAACTGCTTGTCGGTCACGGACGTCTCGCACAATGTCTTGACCTCGGCCGCGAACTCGTCGGACTGCTGTTCGATAATGCCCAGGGCCGCCCGCGCGTCTCCCACTTTGAAACCGGAGTTGCGCGAGTGCTTGACCTTGTACGAGGTGAACGACTCACTCCGCGCCATCTCGAACGTGTTGTCACACACCACGACCGTGAACGTCGGCTTGTAGAAGGTCGCCACCGATCCATCGAAGCTTGTGCCGGTCAGGATGTTCGGCCGGAAGGCGACGCCTTCCGGCGTACTCACGTTGTCCGGCGTCTCGACCTGGACATACGCCAGGGCGCCTCCGCGCAGAAGTCCGGCCGATCCGATCGACAGCGTGTCGCCGACAATGTTCGACAGGACACCCACAAGCCACTCGTGATACTGATGCGGCGTGTACCCATCCTTGAACAGGCCCATGACGGCGTCCGTGTCGTCGCGGGCGATGGCCTGGCGGTCGAGCTGGACGGCCCAGCGCAGCGGCTGGCCGTCGTCGGAAAGGTGCGTCATCGTGTCGAACGTGGCGGGCAGTTCGACCGCCACGCGCCGGGGCACGGCCTGCCAGTGGAACAGGCGGCGGCGGACATCGTCGGCCGGAATGGCGCCCGCGTAGTGGTTGGACTCGTCGCCCTGGAATTCCTCGCGGTAGTGCCACGCCTGGCCGCGCTTGTCGGTAAAGCCGATCAGCTGCAACTGGTTGAGCGTGGTCAGCGTCTCACGGGACATGGGTATGCCTCCTGGGCATCTCGTGGTGGGGTGGTGGTGGGGATGTTGCGGCGGAGTGCCTACCGGGGAAGTCGAATCCCCGAACGGTCGTTGACCGTCTCGCCCGTGTGCGGGTAGGCGACCGTGTTAGTTATTCGTCGTTCTCGTCTTCGTCGGTGTCGAAGTCGCAGTCCAGGACCGTGACTCGCTGGCCGCTCGCGTGGCGCTGATCGGTGCAGCGGGCGCAGTACGCGTTGATGTCGCCCATGACGTAGCGGTGGCCGTCGGCCAGACCTTCAGCCGTGATGGTCATACGTCGCCTCCGTCGTCGCAGTAGCAGGTCACGGTGCCATCCGCGAACCATTCGGAGATCACCACATCGGCCGTGGTATTCCACTTCGGGATGGTGCCATCCCGCATCAGTTCGGTGCCGTCACGTTCGGCATTCTCGCGTAGGCTCTGCTCCGCGTGAGCCCAGCATCCGAAGCCGTGGGCCTTGCCCGTGTTGTCGGTCGGTCGCAGCTTGGTCGTCGGGTGATTTTCAGGGAGAACGATCGTCGGGTGGTGGTCGGACATCACTCCTCCTCGAAGCCCTCGAACCACGGCCCGCGCCGGGTGGTGCGGGCAACGGCGGCGCGCTTCGTGGCCGTTGTGCTGGACGACTCGGGGTCGGAGCAATGCTTCTTGGCCTGCGCCAGGCTCAGCCCGCGCGCCACGGTTTCGGTGGCGTAGTTCTCGTTCTGGTAGAAGCGCTTGATCCGGTAGGTCACGGCGGTCCTCACTGTGCGTCGGTAGTGGACGTCGGTGCAGTGTCTCAGGAGTGGAAGGACCAGCTGCCAGGGATCGGCGCGCCGATCGGGTACAGCCACTCGTGGCGGTGCAGCTGAACCTTCCGTTCGTCGGTGCGCTGATAGGACCAGACGCGGCCCTCGTCGCTGAGGTACTCGCGGCAGCCCTCGACGGTGCAGGAACGGTGGGTCTTGTGGAAGATGATGCCGAAGGTAAGACCGCGCGCCGAACAGATCAGCGACAGGTCCCCGTCACGGGCCACGCGGACGTTGCCCCATCCGACGATGGACTCAGACACGCGGGCGAAGCTGTCGGCGGCGGCCACGTGGTAGTCACTGCCCTTGCCGTGGTAATAGGCGATCGCGGCGACGTGGTATGCCATCTTCTGATACTCAGCACGGCCCTGGTCAGTCCAGACCACGGCCGAGTCGGTGTCGTTCATGCTGTCGGTTACGGAGATCATGGTGCGGCCTTTCGTCGTGGCGCACCGGGCGCCGGGTGTCCCTTGAAGGGTTCGTGCTGGTGAGCCTCAGAGCATGATCGCGTCGTCCACGAGCTTCCCGGTCGAGTCGAGCGTGCAGCCGAACATCTGGGTCGTGCCGCTGGGGGTGATGGCACCACCGACGATGCCGATGGTGTTGGTCTGGGCGTCCTTCCAGCTGACCTCATCGGCGCGGAAGGCGACCATGTTGGGGATCTGCTCCTTGACCGACTCATGGCATGTTTTGCCGGTGGCGGTGGTGGATGGGTCGCACGCGGTCAGCGAGGCGGCCAGCGCGAGAAGTCCGACGATCAGAGCAGTGTTTTTCATAGTTGGTTCCTCGGTAGAATCCAGTCGGGGTGGTGAGCACCGTCTTCCTGGCGGTGCCAGGCGTCGGCTTGTTGTTCGTTCATAGGCTCGGGCAACCACGCGGTGCAGATGAGGCACCATGTGCCTTTGGGCAAGGTCGTCTGGTTCGTGGTCACGGCGTGCGGGTGCGCGGCGTGCGCGCCCGGTACACCGAGGTGCGCTCCTTGGTGTCCTTGTCGTAGAACTTCAGTTCGTAGCCGAAGGAGCGCCAGCGCCATGTGTCGTACTGCGGGCGCAGTCGGAAACGGACTGTGCATTCCGGCGCGTAGCGGCGCCACCCGGAGTGCGACTCTGGCCGGGTGTGAATCTCGGTCACCGTCACGTACGCCTGGTGGTATCCGGCACGGTCGGTGCCGTCCCCGAGGATGATGACGTCGCCGGGGCGCAGATTGCGCGGCAGACGTTCGATCCGTTCGTAGGTCACTTCGTCCACGGTGATGGAGTCCGGCTCCGGCGGTGCTTGGTGGTACGTGTAGGTCGGGATGAACATGGTCGGGCCTCTCGTCGTGTTGACGTCGGTCAACGGTCGTTGAAGCTGAATCTGCCGCCGTGCGCGGCGGTGCGGATGGCGTCATGCCAGGGCAGGCGCATGGTGCGCCCGGCGTCGTCGGTCACGATGGCGGCGTCGTCGTCGTCGCCGGTCACGGTCGCCGGTCGGCCGTCAAGTGTGACGGGCGTCCGGCGCAAGTGCTTGGGCATGAAGTACGGCCACCATGCGGCCGGGTGGCGCTCGACACGCACCCATCGGCCGGTGCGGGTACGAACGGTCAACGTAAAGCCGTACGCGCCGACACGGACCACCTCGGCGGCTCCGGTGGCGTGCACGATCACGTCGCCGATGCAAGGTCGTCGGGCGGCGACCTTGTACGCCGTCCGGTGACGGCTCATGGTGATCGTCATGTGGTTGCCGTGGCAACAATGACTCGTTCGTTGTCAACGTACCGGATGAGTACGGCGGAGAAGAAGGAATCGACCTGCATTCCGTCCCAGCCGCTTAGGTTCGGTCCGGTGGTGTGCTCGAATTCTCCCAGGTCGTACAGGCTGCCGCGAAAGCGTATGAAGCTTGCGGAGTCCTCTCCGCGCTCGATGGCCTCCCAGTTCAGGTAGTCGAATTGCTCGCGCTCGGCGGGCGTCAGATCGTGGGCGCCCAACACGTCCCGTGGGACGTTGTTGGTGACGATGGTCATGGTCATGCGGTGACCGGCTCGTACCGGACGACGGCCCAACCCTCGGTCACGTCCTCGTTCGGGTTCTCGCCGGACTCGACGTCTGGCGTCCAATACGCGACGATGGCCGCGTAGATGCCGGGCTCGGTGAGGATGTCCCGCGCGAGGTTGCCGCCGATGGACTCGCTGTTGTGCATGATCGGGCCGCCGTAGGAGTCCTGGCGGCTGTATCCGGCCGAGAAGAACTGCCAGTGCGGCGAGTCCAGCTCTTCGTCGGACAGGGTCGGCGCGTAGACGCCGGTAGGGCCATCGGTTACGGTGCCGTCCGGGTGAACCTGGACAACGTGGTCGAATTCCATGATCGCGTTCAGCGTGTCGGTGGGCTTGCCCAAGGTGGCGGGCATGGTTCTCCTTACGTCGTGGCGCAACGCGCGCCTCGTGATTGGATCTTGGTACACGCCTGTACCACGCATCGGGCGGTTTTCTTGCTGTGACCGTGGGTGCGTGGTGGACAGGCGCGACGTGCCTAACGAGCGTGTCGCACGCTCACACGCCCGGAACATCCGGGCGCGCGCCATCGGGCATAGGCTGGTGATACGGGACTAGCGGGCGTGCGGGGAGTGCGAGTGACCGTAGGCCAGTGAGTGCAGCACGCCGTACCGGGTCACGGCGCCCTGACGACGGGCGTACAGCTTGCAGCCGTAGGCGCAATCGGTCATTGCCACCTCACCCCAGGACGTGCGAGCGTAGGGGTCGGGGTTACGCCGGGTGAGTGCCTTGAAGCTTGCCGGTATGGTTGCAGCCGCCACGGGCAGGATGACGCCTACCGGCAGATTGCGGCTGGTGACTGCATCGGCGAAGCTGTGCAACGTGGTGGGCATAGTGTGATCCTTACGTCGTGGCGCGTCGTGCGCCTGTAGGTGGTGCGAACGTCGGCCGATCGACGATGTGTGGTGAAGATCAGGCCGTGCAGCGCTGGTACGCGCGGGTGAAGTCTTGGGTGGCGTAGCGGTAGTACGCCTCCCGGCCGGTAGCCTTATCCGGGTGTCGCCGCACGAGCGTGCAGGCGGGGTTGCTGTCGAATCGGTGGATGGTCCAGGTGCCGATCACGTCGGCCACGGACTCACCACTGGCGACGATCATGGCGGCCTCCTCGTGCATGGCGTCCAAAACCTCGGCCAGCTCACGCTCGGTACAGATGAACAGTCCGGTGACGCCGTTGTGCAGTTGGGCGCTCTCGTTCGTCCATCCCGCGTCCAACGTGGCCGCGACAAGCGCGTTCACGGCGGACGAGGGGAAGATCGTTTCTACGGGTGTGAACCTGCTGATCTTGCGCAGGTTCATGGGTGCCGTGGTGGGCATGGTTCTCCTTGCGTCGTGGCGCAACGTGCGCCGATTCGGTGATGCGAACGTCAGGCGATCGGCTGGAGCTTGATCGTCGGCCGAAGTGTGATCGTCGGGCGGGTGGGCTCGGCCGGAGGCCGAAGGATGAACAGGATTGCGGTGTACCCGTCTACGTGCCGATGGTTGATCGGGCCGTATGCGGTGGCACGCTCAATGGCGATGATGTTTCCCTCGGGACCAAGTTCGATGCGCCGGGAGGGACCGAAGGCGCCGTCGGTCGAAGGTGCCCGAAGTGCAACCTCGGCGGTCCTCCCTGATCCAATCGGCTTGATCTCCCATCCTTGGTTGAAGGCGGTCGTCAGAACCGCGCGCTGCGCGGTGTCCATCTTCATGGTTTCTCCTTGCGTCTCTCACGCGGCTTGCGCGTGACCGTACAGCGTGTGCCGTACAGCGTGTCCGTTGCTCGCACCTATATAGGTGAGTTGACCATGAAGTAGCGACAAAAATCTTGAAGAGTTTTCGTCGCCGTGTGCCGTACAGCGTGTGCCGTACAGCGTGTCCGTTGCTCGCACCTATATAGGTGAGTTGACCATGAAGTAGCGACAAAAATCTTGAAGAGTTTTCGTCGCCGTGTGCGTGTGCGTGTGCCGTACAGCGTGTGCCGTACAGCGTGTGCCGTACAGCGTGTGCCGTACAGCGTGTGCCGTACAGCGTGTCCGTTGCTCGCACCTATATAGGTGAGTTGACCATGGTCTAGCGACAACAATCTTGGAAAACTTTATGATCTAGCGTGTGTACCCGTAGTGTGCGTGCTGTACCCGGGCATGAGAAGAGCCCCTAGGCAAAGTGCCTAGGGGCTCTTCTTTGGGCCGTACGTGCGCGCTACCGGGCAAGCATCATGTTTTCGTTGGCAGGAACATCGGCGACCGTCCGACCGGGCAGCATGGCGAGGATATCGGCGTACTCAGCTTGCATTTTGGTGCGGACCGACGTACGTGTCTTGGGAGACGCGTACCCGTACTCACGGGTACTGATAGAGGTGATGTTCACATCCAAGATCCACTGTGCGATCGTGGGGAACTTGAGCTTGCCCTTTTCGTCGCGCGCGGTGAGTGCGACACGCGTGATCACGTCAACGTCGGCGCCTACGCCGATCACTCCAGAGTCGGACACGAAAAGGCCCTTACTCGCCTTAGCGCGCTTGAGCTTCATGCCGTTGCCACCCATGATCGTCTTACCGTTACGATCGGTGTACGTGAGCGGACGGGGTGCCCACGCGCCGTCATGCTTGACCCCGTCGCCGTCCGTGTGCGCCTTGACCCACACGTGCGAGACGTTCTGTGCCCGGAACGCACCTTCTCGCTTACCGTCCGCCGTAAGCGGGTTAGCGTTGGTGATCACCCGGATACCGTCACGTGCTGCCGATCCGCAGAGGATCTTTTCCGCGCGTTCCGCGTCCTCCCGCTTGCCGCTTGCGTTCGCCTTTTCGATCAGGCTTGCCACGCGCCTGGAGTAGGCACCCGTGGTGATCCAGCGGTTCAAGATCAACAGAGCTTCCTGTGCGGCGTCCTCGGCCATATCCGGGGTGATGCGTGTGCCGTTGGCGCGTGCTCCGGCCTTGACGAACTGAGTCGCGGAATTGCGTCCGTTGGCATCGCGCGATCCCATGATGTTACGCGCGACGTATCCACGGACCAATTCGACGCGTTCCGGGGTGACTGCCCATGCGCCATAGAACTCACCGGCGCGTACCGGAGCGATAGCCCATGTGCCGGTAGTCTCTCCCGTGATCGTTTTTCCGCCGGACGCCATCACGGGGTACCGGGTGCGCGTACCGGCCGGGGTGACGGCCTTCTTAGCCTTCTTAGCCTTCTTAGCGGCCTTGACGGTAGGCACCGTGACCACGGGTGCGCTCAGCGGCGCGTGCACGGGTGCGACCTTGACGATCGGCACGGGCACCGATCGCAACGTGATGTCCGGCACGACCATCGGCGGCGTGTCACGGATCGTGGGAACGTTGTTCAGGTCCAACGTGCCCGTGATGAACGCTAGTGCCGTGGTGACGTCCACGTGCAACGTGCCCGTGATCTCAGAGAAGATCGTGATCTCTCCGCGTTCCGTGATCTTGACGGCCTGACCATCGGCGCCATGCACGATCACGTAGTCGAGCTTGCGCCCATCGGAGATATCCCATCCTGCCGTGGTTGCAGCGGAGAGGATGAGATCCTTGATCTTGCTTGCCATGGTGAGTCCTTACGTCTGTCACGCGTCGCGCGTGATCTCCGGCCACCGGGATAGGTGGTTCATCCTGAGTAACGGCACTGGGTCAAGGTACATTGTCACCCGTTAGGGTGATGCGTTGCCTATGCCCGTGTGAGTAGCGCGTACGTGGTTCCTTTTCTCTCAGCGCACGCTATCACTCCACCGCCCTGCCCTGCCCGTACCTCCCCCCACCTCTCCCCCGTCTAGCCCCCTCCCCGTTACCTCCCCCGTCCCTACCCTCCCGAGCCCTACTTATCGCC